TTATCATATTGTTGAAGCGGTCCAAGAAGTGCTTTAAATTTTTCTTCTTCCTAATTATAATTATTTTGAAGAATTTCAATTTTGTTATCAATATCTTTTTGAACCTACTATAAGTTTGCTTCTAGCTACGCGGCTTCCTACTTATAATAGGTTTCTGTATTGGCAAACTATTCCGCCGCGGTTGCATCTTTCGCAAACCACTTATCTTCAAAATCTTTTTGCCGCTACTTTTCTTGCTCCGCAAGAAGATTATCCAAATTCTTAATCTTATTATTAATCAAATCATGATAGGAGTTCTACTTTATTTGGATTTCATTTTCTAATGAATCCAACTCTTCTTCAAGATTATTAACTTCCTATTCAAGCTAATTTTTGCGGCTTTCATCTAAAACTGTTTTCTATGTAAGTTTTATTATCAGAACAATAATACAAATTATTAATACTACAATAATTCCGACTTTCATATCACACCTCTCATAATTTCTTTATTATATTATAACAGAAAATGGATAAAAAGTCAAATAAAAAGGTGCGGGAGAAATTTTCTCCCGCGATTACATTTCATCTTTTATATATAAGCCGCAATGACATGCTTCACCAATTTGTGTTTTTTCTCTAAAATCTTGGCATGGGCATTTATATTCTGGCTTATTTAAACTATTATAAATACAAGGACAATAACTTTGATTATTTTTTAATCCTTCTATAATAATATTTACAAGTTCTTTATCTGGATTCAAATGCTTTTTCATGATACTTTCTCCGCATATTGATTATTACTTGCTAGATTGACTCCTAATACTTCATCATAATGTGGTTCATCACCAAGAACGAAACGGCCCCACTTTACTATAATATTAGTAAATATATGTCTTAAAGTATACTCTATTAAGAACGCTTCGCCGCGACCATATCCTGTATAAATAATTATTGGGTCATTGCACTTTTTTTCATCTCTAATAAAATGTATAATTTCATTTAATTCGTTTGGGCTATCAAATGGTTCCAAACCTTGAAAACAAAAACCTTTGGTTAAAGGATTTTGTTGATATAGTTCCCAAATTTTTTCATAAGGAATATCTATATCTGGTTCGGCTGCCAAGCCGCTATTTTGGCAAACTTGGCGACCATTTAATTTATCACATTTAAAATTACATTTAGGAAATTCTAGCGTTAATACTGGTTCTTTATAATTTGTAAAATCACAATCAATTATTCCTTTAAGTTTCATTAATTTTCTCCCATTGCCTCATTTTAAATTCGGCCTTTCTTTCTTTGGACCAAGTTTTAATAGGCGTATAAAAACCTACGATACGTGTATATTCAGTCGCGACATCGCCGCCACAAATGGGGCATTTCTTACCATAGAAAGCATGGTTTTTTTCACAAGCTTGAATTTTTGTATTAAAGGCAAAATAAGTTAAACCCTGGTCGGCAATATAATTAACAGCGTTCCACGCTTTTTCAAAACTATCAAATGGAGCATCAATGTTTAGGTGAGCGATAGAACCACCATTACAATATGAATCAAACAGAGAAGCAATACGAATGCGCTCAATCATAGTGGTTTTAATACCAAGTGGAATGAATTGATTCCCATATAGTGGCAAATCTTTTACAACCGTGTCTGGATAAAAGAATTCATCTGCTAATTGCATTTTTGCCGCGGCGGATTCACCTGGAATTTGCTCCACATTAATCTTATAATCTTTATCAATAGCAAAGTTATCTTTTGTAGCATGCAGCATCTCAAAAATGCGCTTGCCGAAAGCATCAGCTTTTTCTGTATAATATACGTTGCCAAGTTCGTCTTCGCGCGTGTAGCCAAATGTTTTCATTGTTTCATAAATACCAATAATACCCACTGTATTATATAAATGTTCAAAATCTACAATACCCTTGGAGAAATTTGGTAGCAATCCTTTTTCTACATTGCGTTTAATAATATGGCGCACGCAATCTAACACCTTACAATCAAGTTCAACTAAATCATGTAAAGCCGCGAGATACAAATCCTCATCTCCTGGATATTCAAGTGCGAGCCTAGCCAAATTTACAGTGGATACTTTAACAGAACCAACTTTTAATGCTGTGCCACCGATACTATTAAAATAACCTAAATCTTCAATATTACTCTTTAAGCGGCAACAATTACTCAATGAATTAACACTATCATCAATAAATAAGTTTGAATCGCTCCATTTCCTATTATGTTCAATGCCCCAGCGCGCGAATTCTTCATCTTTAAATTTTCCATCTTTACGAAGTAAGCTAATCGTTAATACGGGGAAAGTAAACATATTATGTTGACGAATTTCGGCGATTGTTTCCATAAATACCTTTTGGAAATCTTGAATTTCTTTAAGACTATCAATCATGAAAGACCCGTCAGGGAACTGTGCTCCTCCGAATAATGCTTCAAGATAAGCCATGTCAAAAACAGAGCAATTTGTAAAGGCCGATTGCATTCCATCTCGCACGTAAGGCTAATTAACAGCATATACAAATCGCTGAATTTGCTGTCTAGCATAATACTCGGGAGATTTAGTTGCATATCCAGTGTCGCAATCTTTCTTCCAGAAATAATACATATAAGGAATAATATTTGGAAGTCCTACTGCACCGGAACTACGATTTGCCGCGAAACTAATAAATTCTTTTACAAAATCAACAAATGTGCTTAAATGCCGTGGAGGCTCTGCATTAAAATTGTTTAAAAAGAATAGTCCTTTTTCTGCGACATCTTTTAAATCATAAGCAAAGCAATAATGTACATAAGTGCTTGTATCAGCATCATGCATGTATAGCGCTTTCGTCCATTCTTTTTCTAGCCAATCATTTGCGTCCTTAAAGCCATAACGCTTATTCATTTCATAATAAATTTTATTAAAAGCTAATAGTTTCCGATGTGGCTTAGGCATCTCATTCATTAAAGTACGCATATCTTTATTGCCGACATTTGAATTACCATCAACAGAAGCATCCGCGACAGTATCTTTATCTATAAAATTATCTATAAAATCAGTATAAGATAATTGTTTATCTCCAAAGCCATTTAGATAGGCCATTTCTTCGCCGTATTTTTCACTTAATCTATTATATAAAGTCTAGAAATTTTTACTTAATCTAACTTTAATATCCATTAAAATCACTCCTCGTAATTATTAATCCATTGCACTATTTCAGTTGGACTATTATAAATATTATTTTCAACTTCAAGCGCTGGGGCGTGATCAGAATGGATAACGTCAGCAATTTCTTGGAAGTCATGTTCTTCAAATAAAATATTTTTATTCTACAATTTAGTTTTTACCATATGGCATATTCCGCAGTTCGGTAATGTATATAGTTTTACTATCATTTATTCTGGCCTCCCAACATGTTTTTTCCCACAATATGGGCAAGTATCATCAACCCATACGAAATTATATCTAGCATCAAAATGCGGGCATCTGCTCTAATTCACACGCATTTTTGCTTGGATTTCTTTTATTGTACTTTTCTTTTCCATAGTTGCAAGGGCGATTTTTAATTCTTTATCCAATCGCTCTTTTTCTGCAATAATTTCTTCTATCATATTCTCCAAACCCCCTTAGCAGATAGTGTTGTAAAATTATGATTAAATAAATCTTTTGCTGCGGGGTATTTTTCTTGTAATAAATTGCGTGCTTCTCGCGCCGGTCCGATTTTGCCGCTTTGCTAAACAAGAGTTCGCTCGGCCAAAGATTTATTTTTTTTTGATGGCCCTTTTGTCCACCCTTCTACCAATTTAGAAAGATGGAATAATGGGTCTACATAACCAAGTGATGGCTATTCATATTTAATTTTCAATGGGATTTTGCAAGCCCAAAAAGAAAATAATATATTCATTTTATATATAAAATCTTCTAAATAAAACTTTGAATATCTAAAATCACCACCAAGCGTAATAGACACATTAGAAGATTCTGTAATATCAGCTAAAAATTTATTTTTATAATTTTTTAACATATAATGTACTTCATCAAGTGGAATATCCAAGTCAAGAATGATTTCATTCGCGCGACCCATTTTTTCAATTCCACGTAAAGTAAAATACTATGTTAAGGTCTTACATCGCGCGGGATGAATAGTTAAGATTTTTGCTGGATTACGTTCTGCGACTTTATTAAGAACATCTTCCCATCCAGGATGAAATATATCTTTATCAAATATAAAAATACGCTTTTTTGTTTTTACTGGCGGAATTGGCAATACCTTGTCGCCTGCGAACATCCTATAATAACTATCGTCCAATATATGCGTAATTACATGTGATTTAATTCCTTCTTGATATTTCTTTTTAAGTATTTCTTTGTATATTGCTGGCCGCGGAATTGTATAATCAATAATTTGGTCTTCAAATGGAATATAATTTTTAGTAAAATTGGTGCCACCAAAAATTATATTTGTTGTTTTTTTAAATGCGTCAGGAACTTGAATTGGCCGCTCACTTTCACTGAAAAAATATATCTTATCATAATTTGTTAATTCCGTTTCATTTAAATCTATAAGGCGGCAGAAAATATTTCTTTCCGCCTTATAGTATGTTGCAAGCTTCATTATTTCTATGTTAGGAATTAATTTTGTTATAGCAGAGGCGGAATAGAAATCATAATCAACAAGTCCAATCATTATTCATCTACCTCCGCACGTTCAAACTGGAATGTTAAATTATCATCATTTATTGATGTAATTTTTGCAATAACCGGGAATACTGAGTTCTTTCGTTTTTTAGGAATGAAGTTATTTTCTCTTCTAATTCCTTGTACCATTAACTTGGTGCCACGACTAAACCAGCTCTTCTCAATAACGTGTTTCTTGCCATCTTCACCACGTTGCGATAACTGTTTATCATATATCGCAAACTGATTCTTATATACTTTAACAGTTACAACACCGGTTGGAGTTAATAACGTTACTGTATTATGTAATTTATCTTTATCAATTACTGTACCAATAATCTTATGTAAAGTATATACTCTAATTTCTTGTCCATTTGTACCAGTAAAACTATATTCAATTTCTGGTTCTTCTGGTAAAGTAAAGAAATCATCATACTGTGAGGCCACAGTGGCAAGCTCATGCTCATGATAATAAAAACTAATACTATCCATTTCCCATTTACTTATATTACCACCGCTATATTTTTCCGCGGCTTCATTATAAATCGTGTCATTTAATTTTTGTAGCATTTCTTGTTTATGCGTTTTTATATATTCTCTCATTGGGTCCATTGCTTTCTTATAAATGTTATCCCAAACCTTTTGAGAAATCTGCATACCATTTTCAATTAAATCTGCGTCAAAATTCTTTGTAATATAATTAATTGCCGCATCATTTAATCTATAATAAATACCATCTTTATTATCTTTTAAGAACTTATTAAACAAGAATAACTTCTTATAAAACACCATATCTTCTGGAATTAAATCTTTTGTAATCAATGCCTGCATATTTCTTAAATTCAAATCTACCTTTTTATCAATAGTTGATTCAAGAAACTTCCGCATTATTTCTTCTCGCGGCATTTTTTCAATTTCATCAAATGCCCCAGATTTAATCAAATTTACAATCTGTATAATATTTAATTTATTCTTTTCTAAAAAGTCCCTTAAAGATAAGTATGGGCGCTGTTCCATAATTTCAGTAATTTTTTCTCCGGATATGCGTGCGATGCCGCGTAGTCCGTATAGGATTGTGTTTGTTTCCGCGATTGGAGTAAATGTATAAGAAGATTTATTAATATCTGGCGGTGAAACTTGAATCCCGTATCCACCTAATTTACCAATTATAGACGCGATACGTCCATAATCTATATTCTTTTGCTTTTTCTTTTTCTTATCTTCTTCATTCGTTGTAATGTCTTTATTTGCCTCTTCCCACTCTTCTAATTCTTCATCATCATCTTCCGCCGTGGTATCAACCGCGTCATCATCCGGCGCCAATTCTACTTCAATCATTGCTTCATCATTATCATCTTCAAAATTGACAGTTTGCACACCGCCACTATCTACGATAAGATTAGCTGTGTTCCAATATACGATTGGATACTTATATGCTAGATTCATTTCTTGAAGCGCAATTATAGAATAAGCAAGCGTGTGACTCGCATTGAAGCCATAGCCGCGGCTTAATGCAATCTGAACATCCCATACATAATGGCAAAAACGCTCATCGCATCCTTTTTCTTTAATGCCTTTAAAAAACTTTTCAGTTAATTCTTCGTATTCTTTTGGATTCTTTTTTGCAATACTTTTTCTTAACTTATCTGCGAATTGTAAGTCCCAGCCGCCACATTCTGGTAACTGAACCAGTTTCATAAATTGTTCCTGTGTAATAGAAAGACCATTTGAAATATCAAGTTCTTTATGCATTAATTTCATTTGCTCTTCTGTCAATCCATATTCGCGCATTTCTTTATCCCACATCCAAGGATGTTCACGGAATCGCGCATACTTATCAAGTGGTGATTCTGCGCCTTTCTCCGCAGCCATTAGACGAATAACGGAGTTTAAGGTTGCAAGGTCATCTACATTACGTGGATTTGTTAATCCAATACCGCGTATACCGCTATCTTTTTCCATCTGGAATAGTGAAATAATTTTGTGGTCATGTACCATATCCCACATTTTAGGATCTTCGCGTTCAAGTTGATATACATTTAATGCATGTTCATATGTTTCTCTTAAAGTTGGATATTCTTTAATATAACCATCTTTAACTAACATTTCCAAGCAAACTTGAATTTTATCCGCGGCTTCAACTGAAAGTAAATCCATCTTAATTTCTGAAACATCTTCCAAATCATGAAGCTCAAATTGAGTTACGATTGTTCCATCGGGCGCACGCATTAAGGCAGAAGATTCTGTAAAATCTTTATCTTTAAATACAACACCACCCGCGTGAATACCCATTCCGCAAATCAATCCTTCGATACGATTTGCAACTTCCCACAATTTTGGATATTTATTTACTTCATTAATAAACATCTGATTCGGTTGAAGACCATTTTCTTCATCACCATAATACATTTGTTTCAATGTATATAGTTGTCCACGCTCCGCGCCAATTAATGAAGAAACATACTGTGCATTATCTACATCAATACCAAGACCGCGGCATGCGGTTAATATCGCAGATTTTGATTTCTCTAACTTAAAAGTCGCAACATTTGATACTCGGTTTTCTCCGTAGAAATCTCTTAAATGTTCCAATACTTGTGCGCGTTTAATACCAGAAATATCAACGTCAATATCAAGGACGCTAACACGCGCTGGATTCAAGAACCTCCATGGGAACGTGGGCGTTTTTTCGCGCAGACAATTAATTTGAATAATATCTAACGCATATAAAAGTAAGAAACCGCCACCAGAGCCACGTGCGGGCATAACTAATGTTCCCGCGTTCCAACATTCATCTATAATCTTTTGAAGATTTAAGAAATATGCAGACCACTGCGCTTTATTTACTTCACTTGAAATCCAGGTCATTTCTAGACACTCATTAAGAGCATCATATGCCGCTTGATTTTGTAAATCTTCATGCTCGTGAATACCTTCAATAAGCGCCAATGCTAATTGATTATCGGCATAATATTGAGATTTAACAAATTTTTCTAATGCTGGCATTAGTCTTGTAAAAGCAAAAACTTCGTCTGGTTGCCGCCGCTTAAATTTTCTCCATGGAAGTTGAGGAATTTCCAATGGCTTTAAAATACTAAAATCTTCACATTTATCTTTTATTTCTCTAATAGTTTTATACGCGGCCTCAATTTGTTCTTCTGTTAAATATGGGAAAAATGAACGAATCTCTTCATCCGTCATCATATAAGTTGTTTCATAAAAACTTTTAACTTCACGCTCACCATCTTGTGCATTTAAAAATGTTTCATGAATAAACGCATCTTCTGGTCGTAGATAATGACTATCAGTTGTGATAATATATGGAATATTTAATTCTTCACTAATTTTTAATAACTGTTTGTTTACGAATACCTGTTCTTTCCCATTTGAAGGCTGCATCTCTAAATAAAAATTTCCAGCACCAAAAATATTTTGAATATATAAACACCAATTCTTTGCTGTTTCATAAAAATTAATATCATTGGTATCCATATATTGAAGTAAAAATCTATCTAGCTACGAACCTAAGCAAGCACTTGAAGCAATCAAATGTCCCGGATTTTTTCCTACTATTTCTTTTAAGTCTCTATAATAAGTTGGACGCCGCCGCAACCTACGACTAATATATGACCGCTTCCATGCCCTTGTAGATAATTCACAAATTTGATGATAACCTTCTAAATCTTTACATAAAAGAATAAAGTGAAAATATCTATCGCGGGTTTTATCAAAGTTTTTCGCGTTTAAATCATTTCGTGTTAGATAAATCTCATTGCCGCGAATTAATTTAAAATCTGGATGCTGTTCTTTAATTTTCTTATAATATTTTTCTGCTTTAATATAACTTGAAATTGTCTCATGGTCTGTAATTGCAACGCATTCATGCCCTAATTGAATTGCTGTATCAATTAGGGCATTTACTTTATTTATACAATCACGAAGTGTCTCATTGCTATAATCGGTGTGATTATGCAAAGAACCAGGGTATAAACTCACACAACCACCTCTTTCTATTATTCTGTAATTATTATAGCATAATTTTTAATCTTCGTCAAGTGTTTCCACTATCGCAGTTCGTATATGCTTATATAGATTTAATTTTGGCCTTAATTTTCTTATCATTCCAGCATACATTTTCGGATAATGACATTTTTCATTACTATGGAACGCATACTGAAAAGAGAATGGGCAACTATAAACATCTTCATCATCATTCGGGTCAGTATAAGCGAATATACAATCAGTGCAAATCATTTTTCTCGCTCCTTATAATTATTACATATATATCGTGAATCTATTTCAACATCCCATAATTTACAGTAATCATAATACCAACTGTAATAAATACAATTATCACAGCATTTTTTAGAATTCATATTTACTATTGTCTGTTTTAAATTCATAATCATCTATAAAAACCTATATTGAAGTTTTTCCCATAAATGTATTCAGATTTGCGCGGCCATACACAGTTAATGTTTTCATTCTATTATTCATAACTTCATCAACAAAATCCGCGTCTTTGAATCTTACATAATCAACGCCATTGTATGAGATTTTCATACTATCTTTATTCGTGCCCATGGCCATGACATTGGCAAGAGCAATATCAGTAATAACAAACTTAATTTCATCTATATGATTACCAAAGTATTCTGGATGTTCAGCTAATGTATAAAGCAACTGCGCGTTTCCTTGCCTACCGTCTAAAATATAATCTACTGTATAACAATTTTCAAAATCTTCTGGATTTAAATGACTATTACAATAATCAATTAATGAATCAATTTTTTGACTTTTAATTCCCCAACCACAAGCATTATCATGTCCAGCGGCATACATTAATAGCCCGCTATTTTCAAGAAATGCTTTGAAACTTGGTAGTCCATTAAAGTTTCCATCACTACGAATACTACCTTGTACTTCGCCGCGACTATTGCGGCGGCCAATCATAACAGGTTTATGATATTTAGAAACAATCGCCATAGCAATTAAGCCAGTAAGTTCTTGCTGAATATTATCAGAAGAATCTAATTCTACAAGAATTACGTTGTTAGAAAGTAAATCATTTTTTTGAATTTTAAAATCAATTAAATCAATAGCTTTTTCTTTTAGCTTATCCTGCCGCGACTTCGCATTTTTTCCTACTCGCGCGGTCTACTCCGCGGCTGTTTCTGTGTCTCCTAGTTTTGCTCCACGTTTCGTGCTTGCTACTAGTCTATCCGGTTCAATAAAACAATAAAACATTGTTTCTTTTTCCGCGCGTGTACCTACGCGCGTAATAGCATTAATTAGAGGGGCAATATAAAAAGCAATATCAATTGGGTTTAAACCGGGCCATGGATATACCGCTTTTTCTTTTAAGGAGTAAGCCTATGCTTCAAGTAAAGTCTGGAACCCCTTATTTTGAATATTTGCTAGTCCAGCAAGCATTAAATAGTTTGTTTCTGCGGTTGTTCTATCCATAACGTCGGCAATTTCTCCAAGCGCCGTTAAATCTAAATAATTATGTGAAAGTTCTACTCCAAGAGTATCATCTAAAACCTCACAAAATTTATATGCTACTCCCGCACCACATAGAGACTTATTCTCATATTTTGGAGACAATTGATTATTAATAATAATCGTATTCTTCGCGGTTGAAACCACTGGATTGCCGTTATCATCATATAATTGTTCGTGGTGGTCAAGAACCAGGCAATCAATTCCTAATTGCTCTAATCTTGAATGTTCCTTTATATCGTAGCTTGCGCTATCTGGGCAAATAACTAAATTATAAACCGGGTCATCTTCAATACTATCAATTATATCACTTAAACCATGTTGCTTATGCTCATGGACAACAAAATTTAAATCTGCTTGTGGGAAAATATTTTTTATATAAAGCCATAAAATTGCAGAGCTTGTAAATCCATCACAGTCAGCATCTACTACGAATAAAATACTACTATTCGCGCGAAGATGACGCAGCAGCATTTCTACTCCTTCTTCAATATGTTCTAAATCATATGGATTTAATTCACATGCAAAAGATGGATTTAAAAACTTATTTATATCTTTTACGCCGCGGTCAATTAGAATTGCTTGTAATGCTTCCGCTGGATTTACCGGATAATTATTTCTTAATTTATATTTCATATCATATTCATTCTCCTTTACTTTACTTTAACTCTTGTTTTATATAAATGTTCAAATATATCTTTACCTCTATCAAACGGGGAATCTTTTTCTTTTAATACATTATCAAAGTCCCACATGTATGAAAAATTCGCTTGATTCTTATATTTTCTACACATAGAAACTATTTTTTCTTTATACTTTTTTGCTTTTTCGTCGCGGCAATTTTCATATTCTTTGTCAAGCGCGACGATAATCTCATTAGCTCCTAATATATCAGTTAATAAACTAATGTGATATTTATTAAAAGTAGAACCGCAGCAAGCAACACAATTACTTAAATCTCCATAATATCCGTCATCCAATAAAACGGATTTTTCTCCTTCTGCGATAATCGCGCTTCTACGATATTGTATGCCAATCTGGTGTTCATATATTCCATATAAATTAAATTGAAGTTGATGTGTATACATTGTTGGCCCAATTTTTATCGGCATATATTTTCCATACTCTTCAATATCACGTTCTTCAATAGAACGCGCGCGAATACCAACTAGACGGCCATTTATATCAAAATGCGGGATTACAATTTTATTTTGTCCAATACAAAAACTAATTTGAAACTTATCCATTGCTTCTTTTGTAATACCATCTTTTAACCATAGTGGATGATAGTATTTTGTAAAGTAAGATAATATTTCCGTTGGATATTCATCTAATATAGGAATATTTTTTGTATATTTATATTTTTCTAAATCTAAATCATCTTTGTATTTTTTTCTCTGATTAACATGTACTATTTGTTTTAAGCAATGCTTTACATACATCTCTGCTTCGTCATCAGAGATTTTTCTATCTTCATTAATGTCCATAAACTTTTTATATAAAGTAAAAATGGACATCGCTTCATTGCATTCAGTATAGCAGCGGAAAATCTTATTATTCTGATACCAATATAATTTCATAGATTCCGCCGCGTGAAGTGGATTATGACAAATTGTTGGGCATACTAAATATCCTTTTTCAGGATACATGGCTATCTGATTAACTCCCAAACTTTCTAAAAAAGTCTTTACGTCATCTAATGTAATAGATTCCATAATGTCTCTTTTAGTCATTTCTATTAAATCCAATTCTGTATCTAAATCGCCTAGCGTAGCTATCATTTAGATTCCCCTTCCCAATCAATTTCTAATTCTTTTGAAGGCGTATATATCTCCATTTTAGTATCATTAGTAATTGGATTATTATTAGAATCCGTCATAAATAAATCTCTTCTGTAACCTGTGCCTAAATGTAGATTCAACCAAATCCTTACGTTCTTAAAACGTCCGCGGCGCATTTTATAGATGTCAATAACATGAGTTGGTTTACTATCATCTTCTAAATATTTACTACTTATAATGCCTTCGCGCACAGCCATACGAAAATTAGGAAGCAACTTTTGCCATGTTTGTTCACTGACTCGCGTCATTACATAACCCATATCGCACTTATCAGCTACTGCCTTACTGCCGCGAATACACATCTCATTTTTAAATTCTCCATCGTCACCCATTGCCATTGCATTAACCTGAGTCGCGGAGAAAATAAAAACATTATAATCTTTGGCAACCTATTTTAACTGATTTGCCATCATCATTAAAATCGTATCTTCTCTTAAATTATTTTTTGCAAATTCATTGACCATACTCGCAGTTGTGTGAATATAGTCAAAGAAAATATATTTTACTTTATCTAATGTAGCATATTTTCTAATTGTTGCTTCAACATTTACAAGATTAGGTTCACTAATTTCTTCAATTATAAAATATCCACTATATTTTTCTATAATTTTCCCAGCATATCTAACGCGCTGTTCTTCGCCCAATTCATATTCGCCGCGAAGTATATGGTCTTCATTAACACCGGATAGATAAGCCAACATAATTGTTTGCAGTTCTTCTTTATCCATCTCCGTTACAATAAATAATACTTTTCTTGGCTTATATATTTCTCCTGTCACGCTATCTGCTTCTTGAACAAAAGTATTTTTTTCATGCGACCATTTAATTGGATATGCTAATCTACAAGCGTCGAATACCGAAGTTCTTGTTTTACCTGCATTCGTACTTGCTGATTTTAAGAAGAAACATCCTTCTCTCGCGCCGCGACATGCGTAATTAAATAATTTTCCTTCTAAGTTTGGTCCAATATCTGGACTTTGCTTTAATCTATCTATTAAGGCGAAGATGCCTTCTGCTGGGTCTCCTTTTGCTTTTCCGCCATTCAAATAATCATTTCTGATTATATTATATTTACTTTCTACTGTATTTAAAATCTCTTCAAGTGTTGCGTTATTAAATCTTTCTAATGTTTTTACTTCTTTTAATGGGTCATCATTTTCTTTATCATCTATATAATAATCACTAATGTCATATTTATCTGCTTTTAATCTACGAAGCAATGAATATTTCTTTAATCGTTGATAATACATATCAAAGTTACTTCCTGATGAAGAAGCATATTCATACGCATTCTTTAAATACTCTAATCCGCCTTCTCTTTCGTAAGAGCTATATATTTTATCACGTCTAGCAAACTCCTGGTCTACTTCCGCGGGAGTTAATGTTTTTGCTCCTTGCGTATATAAATACCTAATAACACCCATGCACCTTCGTGCAATCTCTAAATCAAAATCGGCTGGGGTTAAATCTGGATATTCCAAAAAGAGAAGTGGATTATGGATTAACGCTCCAACGATTGCTCGCTGTGCTGCTGTATCTGATAAAACCAATTAAATCCCCTCTCATTCAAACCATTCATCAAGATTTTCTTCTTGTTCCTCATCTATATTTTCCCGTATTGATACAGGCTTTTCTACAATTTCTATCGCGGCTGCCGCTGCTAATTGTCCGGCCGCTGCACTTTGCTGCCTTTTATACTGCTTCATTTTTTCTACATTTGTAGGTGTCACTAAACATAAAGATTTAGATAGTACCTTTAATTTTAAAACATTATATAAATAATCTAGACAATCGCTAATAGTATTATCTGTATAACCATATTGCATTATTATTCGTTTTCTATCTTTCATTATTCGCGGCCATAATTTCTGGTCGTTACCAAATATAGAAACAATTTTCAATTTTAATGCATCAAAATCTTGCTGTTCTTTTAAACATTTCTTACAATAACTATGATAAGTTTTATATCCGGGCGCGCAATAATCAATTAATTCGTCTTTACGAAAATTATCATGACATTTCCAACATCTTTTACTATCCATTTATATTTCACCTCTATAATTATTATAACACAAGTTTAAAAGAAAGTCAAATAAAACAAGGACGTTTCTTAATTTGAAACGTCCTCTCCGCATAGCAGATAAGCTTACATTAAATCTTTCATTTCATCTATAAACAATTCAACGAGGTCAGTTTGAGAAGGTACAGCCTGGCTGAGTTTGAAATCCTCTGAACCAAATACTCGTTTAATAATATCTCGCATAATATTTGCGTGCTGGTCTTTTTCTTCATCATTTGTAGCCATATCCAAATAATGAATCCAGATTTGCTTAGCTTCTTCCATAACTTCTTGGAATGGACGCGCCTTAACCTGAGCGATTTCAGTATGGTCAGTTACTTCTGCTCCGTCTTTTGTAACCGCTTGGTCAATTGCTTCACCAATTGCATCTACAAGCTCCTTATAACCAAATGCGATTTTAGGTGCTAGATACTAATACCTTGAACCCGCGAAAATCGTTGGAGTAGAACGTGTATACAAATAACGCTCTGTTGTTCCGTCCGCGTTCATTTGAACTTGTAGATAACCAATAATGTCTACAATACTATTTATAATTGTATAAGCATTATTTGGTAGGTCTGGCGCGACCGCAGTAATCGGATTACCCTCTTCATCTCGCATTTCGGTTGGCTTTTCTTTACTGTGTGCAATAAATAGGATACCAAATCCTAGTAGGGTAATCTCACGCCAGCATTCAGAGAACTCATTCTTAACCATTCCCCATCCTTGGCCCCAAGGAATGTCTCTAATAGAATCGACTGATTCGCGTTGCTTGATATAATCTTCACAAAGCTGCCAAGCAATAGAAGCAGTATCAACAACGATGCTATCATACATTTCGCGTGCCTATGGTTTACGTAGCTGACTTAATACCTTCTTAAAGTCCGTCCAACGAAGAATTGGCACACCGCGAATACCGGCTAATGCATTTGTACCCTATTCAAAGTTAAGGAATAATGCGCGAGGCAACTAAGAACCAAATGTTGACTTGCCAGTCTTCACTTATGTTATCTTATCGGCTTTTTATCCGATAATTCTTATACTTATTATTCGTATAAGGTCAGATTATCTTTTCTTCTTCTTGAGAAGTTACTGGCTCGTGGGATGTTATTTCACCAAAGAGTTGTAAGCATTTTTCATATTTACGAGTCAAGTAAAGTTTTGGATGATTTTGATAAAAAAGTTCATATAATTTTTTTGCAGAAGTTTGAGAATATTGGAAATAATAAGTATTGCCGCGTGAATCTTTTTGTATTTTTACTTTTGGAATATTGTATTGATTTTCAAGAATATCAACAACGTCCTGTAAAAATTGTTTATTGTATCCACATAATGAAGCTCGACAATATTGCCCAGCCGTACAAAATGTTCCATCCCCATCAAAATAACCGCGAATAAAGTCAATATAAAATTCTTTTGGTAAATTATAAGGAAACTGAAAGGTTTTTGTCTTATTATTTACAATACCAAATTCACTTAATTTTTGTTTTATTTTTTCACTTCTAAAAATAAATTCTGAAATAGAAAATCCATCTTTAGTAATATAATCTCTAATTGGATAATTACTATTAAGTAGTAATTTTATTTGTTCTAAAAATGATTTATCAATAGTAGATAAACCAATTTTTATTCCGCCGTCTTTTTGAATACTACCATCAGCGGCAAGAAATCCAATAAGATAGACATTAGTTGGATTTAAATTATCAAAAAACTCATCATAAATTTTATATTTTCTTTGATTCTATGGAGAATACTTGTTTTGCTCTTCTTTACTTCTAATGTGAATTCCTTCTGCTAGTAGAATTTTTTTTAATCTATAAGCACTAATTCCTGTGTCTTTACTTAACTACGCCAAACTTTTTTTGTCGTTTTCATATAATTGCTTAATAACGGTAATATCCATAGATAGAACCCTCCTTGGATGTTTAATTATCCTAATCGTTGTGCGTGTTATTCTTTTTAAGGAATAACTTCCGCTCTGATTGCCATTTCAGGCTTCCAGATTTTTCCAGTAATTATCTTATATAATCGCTTATATAAGGCCCAAATTATTTAGGCTGACCGTAAATCAATAAAAATTTACCTTTTAGGTCGCGGCTAATCTTACTTGGCTCTAAATTAAAAATATCAATATTTGCCATATGTCATCCCTCCTAAAATGACCTGGGAGAATTACTCCCAGGTATACTTATTAGAGGTTGTGGCAGGAGCAGGAGCAGCGCTCTTGTTCTTTGCATCAATTTGTAGCTGTTCAATTTCAGCCTTACGGGCATTAAACCCTTTCTTAATTTCAACTGGGTCATACGCGAAGTCTTCTTCTTTGCCTTCATCATCACCCTTTGTGATAATAAGTTCACGCACCATACGGGTTGTGGTGTCAGGAACATCTTCGCCCCAAGAGCTTGTAGAAGGTGCAGACTTCTCTTCGGTAGAAGTTACACGAATACGACCCTTTACAGTATTTGTATCATTTGGATTCCAGTGGCTGCTGATATAATCAACCGCGTCAGGATTTTCTACAATAAATTGTAGAACATCAAGCTTACCACCATACTGAACTAGCGCGCCCTTGATAATTAAACGACCAGTAGGATCGCCATCGCGGTCAAGTTCATCAGTCATATCCATGATGAAAATATCTAGAATAAAAGATGCGACTTCGGGAGTATTGCCAGCATTAACGAAAGAAGTGTTAATCTGCCAACCGGTAATTAGCTGGCCACTCTTGGATACAAAGTTATTTTCACGAATATTCGCACCAGTAATACGAACTGTATCCGCGCCGTCAATGCCATGATCCTGAGCAGTCTTCATTTTACGAAGATCCTAAATGCTCTGCCACGCGGGATTAAGAGTACCCTTCTGCGTGAACTGAGAAGCAAACATGCTTACAGGGATTTCACTTACTTCATCATGGTCGCCATAATGCTGAGCCACACGGACTGTGATATTTGCGCGCTCATATGGCACACCAGTCTTGGTCTTACCGCTATTAAAAGTTGCATCTAGAAGCTTGCCTACAATTGTTATCTTATTTGTTGATTGATCCATTAGTGTTTTCATATTATTTCTTCTCCATTTTCTTTTTTCTTTATTATACTATAATTTTTATTTTCTGTCAATTTTTAAAATGGACGGTTCCTTTTTGGAACCGTCCACAGTAAACGTTTTACGTTCACAGAAACTGTTCCCACGCTGGTGGGTTAGATAATTAGGCGTTTTCCTTCGCGGCCTTGGCAGCAGCGCGCTCAGCGGCACGAGCAGCCTTCGCGGCTTCCTTAGCCGCTAGCTTCTCGGCTTCCTCGGCAACGGGGTCATAAGATAGGCCAGCTTCGGTTAGAGTGTGATATAGAACGTTCTTAATCTGGGCCTTACGGGTTTCAGTGGCTTCGGTTACAACAACTTCCTCACTGCGGGTGTTTCTTGCATAGCCCTTCTTAATTAGACTATTTAGACTACCGGTGACGGCGGGAACGGAAATACCTAGTGCCTCAGCAATCTGGGCCTTAGAAAATTCGCTACCATAGTTCTTCTTTAGATAATTTAGCACGAGTTCTGAATTCTGAGTCATAATAATCATTCTCCTTTTGTTTTAAAAAATTTATTTATTTTATTTATATTAAAGCGGTAGGTTTTCCCTTCCCTCTTTATATACATATTATATCATACTTTTAAAGAATAGTCAAATATTTAATTCTGTTTTATATTTAAGAATTTTCATTTGCTCTTCTTTACATTTATATTATATCATGAATTTTTATTTTAGTCAAATAATTGATGGACTAATTTTTCAAATTCGTCAGAATTATTTTTCGTTTCATCCATAATTCTAGAAAGTTTAGGAATAGTATCTGTTTTATATCCATTAATTGCTTTTTGATACATGGTTACTTGGTCTTGTAGATTATTAGTAATCATATAAGCCGCAGCAAGTAGCTTTGTATAATCATTATAAGTAGGCATACCACCGTCTTTTAGTCTGCCATGAAGTTCCAAATAATCATCACGCATAGATTCAGCGACTTCATAACCTTTATTGTCATTTTTCTTTTTATCATAGTCCATAACCCTTTCAGCCAATGTCGCGGCTGATAGAGCCATCTCTACAAATAAATCTTGATATTCTTTCTTCATTTTATTAACCTCACATAATCTTAATTGCGGCATTAGAATTACGCGCATCTATAATTTGAACGCCAGCGGTATTGCGGCCCTGTACTGGAATACTATTTATTTCAAGCAGAACCGCTTTATTATTAGCTGTTACGAAAATCTTTTCCATTTCATCTGTAATTGCGCACATTGCTGCGAGTTGTTCATCTTTTAAGTTCATTACTGCCGCGCCCTTTGCTCCACGCGCAGTTTCTGAAAACTCTTCAAGTTCAGTAATTTTTCCACGCCCAGAACTAGAAATTGTTAGTAAGCCACGATATGTAATATTTTCTCTAATAAGTGCAGCGCATGATACATATTCATCTTTACTTAATTTAATTGCTTTAACGCCCTTCGTTGCGCGTCCAGTAGAGCTTACTTCTGATAGATTATAATAATTATAAGAACCATTTACGTTGCCAACAAATACTTTATCATTATCAGAATGAGATAGATATACGCCTATAAGTGTATCATCATCTTCAATTTTTACCGCGACTAAACCTTTCTTATTCCTACTATTATATTCCTTAATCAACGTCTTTTTAATAAATCCATTTTTACTTATCGTAATAAGATATTTATATGCGTTTAAAGAAGTTGTATCAATTAATAGAATTGGCTTTTCATCATCTTGAAGCGCGATTAATTCATAAATAGAATAATCTTTATCTGTATCTAAGTCTCCAAGTGAGAAGCTATACATTCTGCCGCGGTCAGTAAATGCTGCAATTGTGCCAAGATTTGTGGAATACAAAGTATTAATTAGATTCGCATTCTTTGGCGGCTTAATATTAATGCCCTTCCTGCCACGTTTCGCGCCTTGAAGGTTATCTTTTTCAATTAGACGAATCATGTTATTGTCAAATAACATAATCCCCAATTCTTTTTCTTCAATTGGTTCGGCTGATTCGTCATCTTGTTCTACTATATTTAGTATCTTTGTTCTACGTTCATCACCAAATTTAGTAGCAACATCACGCAAAATTTTAATTAATTCATTATCCAAAGCCGTAGAATCATTTAATAAGTGGTGACACCACTCAATTTTTTCAATAAGTTCTTCGGCCTCGTTATTCAACTTTACTATATCTAATTTTGTTAATGAAGAAAGTTTCATAGCGAGAATTGCTTTGGCTTGCTCTTCATTAAAATCATATTTTGAAATTAGTTTTCCCGCGGCCTCGGTTGGATTTGAAGATGCGCGAATAAGTGCTACAACTTCATCAATAATTGAATATGCTTTAATTAAACCATCTACGATATTTTTTCGCGCGAGGGCTTTATCTAAATCAAATTGAATGATATTGCGTTCGCATTCACGAATATGTGCAATATACGCATCGCACGCCGCACGCCAACCAAATAGTCTAGGAAATCTGCCCTGGTCTAGTAAAATCATATTTACAGAATACCAATTTTCTAATGAGGTATCCTTATATAATTTTGCTATCATCTTACTTGGATTCGTGCCCTTCGTTAGATAAATACGAATGTCCGCGGTTTTCTTTGTATGGTCTACAACGCGCTCAATTCCATAACTTTCATTTTCACTAGTTACTGCCGCGAGTTGGTCAATTACTGTATTTGTAAATACACCATATGGTAGCTCTGTTGCCTGAATCATATTCTGGTCAGGAAAATATTCAAGCTTCGCGCGTAAACGAATTGATTCGCCCTTACCAATACGTAGACTTTCTTTTACTTGCGCGGCATTTATAATTGTGCCACCAGTTGCAAAGTCGGGCTTACAATAGATTTCATTAAAATCTATATCTGGATTTTGAATAATTTTAATAAGCGCTTCATTTACTTCGCGTAAATTAAACTGCGGGACAGAGGTCGCCATAGCGACCGCAATACCAGAGCATCCATTTACAATATTCCAAAATCCAATTGAAGGAAATACAGACGGAATTTCTTCTGTATCATCATAATTCCAATATTTCTGATTTCCAATTGCGTTCTTTTTTAATCCATCAAAAAGAATATTCGCGGTTTCTGCCGCCTTCATTTCTACATAACGCGCGGCCGCGTGGCTATCTGGTGAAGATGGATTACCATAGTTACCTTGAACCGCTTCAAGAGGATAACGATAAGACCAAGGGCGGGCTGCGCGAATAAATGTATCATACATCGCGACATCACCATGGACATATGATTGCGTCATGGCTGCGGCAACACTTTTCTGTGCTTTCTGATACTTATCTTTATATGTAAGTTTATTTGTAAATTGTGCATACAAACCTTGCCGCAAACCGATTTTAAGCATATCTCTTACATCTGGAATTGCTCGTTCCTGCGCAACTGATGCGGCATAGGCTAAAAATGCACTTTCAGTAGTTTTTTGGAAGTCTACTTCTTTAATCAATGGGTTCACTTCCTTTTCTTTATTTCTTATATTATATCATAAATTTTTATTATTGTCAATTATTTTGTTACTATTATAGCATAGATAATTACAATAATTAATCCAAGTATAGTTGAAATCCACAGAGGCGCAAGAACCCAAAGCCAAGACCATTCTATAACATGACATAGTTTTAATACAATAAAGACTATTGTAAGTAGGCCAGTAAAGCCAATACCACTACTAGTAGAATTATTTTTATCCATTTTATTTCTCTCCTTTTTATAAATATATTATATTATAAATTTTGGAATAAGTCAATTGTTATTAAAATATTTTTTCATAAAATCGTTACAAATTAATATACAATAATTATCTAAATTAATATTATTTAATACTTCAATTAACTTAACATTCTCTTCTTCTGTTTTATTAGTTAATATTAATAAGTGTTTATTTTCTTTAAATCTTATAGTAAACCAATATTTTATGGCCTGACTTAGCTCCTCTAATGAAGTGGTTTGTGGAACTGTTAATGAATTAATAAATATTTCATCACTATAATTGACTTTTATAAATGAAGGATATTTTTCGCAAATGGTATTAGCTATTACCCAGCCATGTGGCTCTGTAATTTTTAAAATTATAAGTTTCATACTTCACCCATCAAATTGTTCTATTCTATCTATTTCATTAGTCAAAATATTAAACCAAATAATCTAATTATTATTAACAAAACCTATAAGATTACTGCGTTTACCTCGATGAGTTTGATTTACATTTTTAATTGTATTATCTTGTAATTCTAATATATATTTAGCCAATGATTCTGGTAAAATGATTGTATCTAATTTCTTATCTGGCACCACATATACTTCTTTTCCGTGAAATCGTCCTACAATATTTTCTTTATTCATTTTTATCACCTATTCAAAATGCTGAAATCAACATTTTCAAACAGGAAATCACGTCTGCCTTCAACTTCTGGCCCCATTAGCATCATAATACTTTCAGCCGCGGCTTCAACATCATGAATAGTAAGAACTTCAAGACGTCGCTCGGTTGGATGGAGCATTGACTTTTCCATATCATCTGCGCTCAGTTCTCCCAACCCTTTTGCCCTTGTGATATCCCAATTTTCACGACCTTTTCTAATAGAAGCAAGTTCATTATCATCATAAGCAAATAATTTTTGATTGCCTTTTTCAATTTTATAAAGCGGGGCGCGAAGCCAACATAGACGACCTTCCATTACAAACGAAGGCATTAGTGTATGAAATAAAGTTGCAATTAGACACATAATAGAATATCCATCAACATCAGCATCTGTTGCAATCGCGACCTTGCCATAATTTAATTTTTTACTATTATACTTTTCTTGAATACCGCATCCAAGCGCCATAATAATATCAGATACTTCTTGGTTTTCAAGGCATTCATCAAGCGGATGCTTCAATAGATTCTTAACCTTACCGCGCACAGCATATAATGCTTCCTTATTAACATCACGCGCGGGCATCAGACCGCCAAGAGCAGAATTACCTTCACAGATAATAAGCATAGAATCTTGGCCATGCTTTTCACAATCTTTGAACTTATCAGAGGAAGTAATTTTTTGTTTCTTATGTTCTATCTCTTTCTTCTCAAAATTGAGAACACCCTGACGTGCTTTTTCAGCTGCGGCCTCAGCCTTCTTATCGCGTGCAAGTAAAGCAATAATCTTATCAAAATCTTCTCTATTCTTTACAATCCAATCTTTAATCGCTTCGGTGAAAACAGTTTGAGTATAACCACGAAGTTCTTGGTTCTGAATTTTATCTTTAACCTGATTCTGATATATTGGATGTGGATGTTTGATATTAATAATTGTTACTAAGCCCTTACGAATCATATCACTATCAAATGATTCTTTGGACTGGTCATTAATAGTGCGCGTAAAAGCAGTTTTCATACCTGTGATTGGAGTGCCGCCGCCACTATTTAATGCGCCATTGGAAAATACATAACTTTTTTCTTTTCCCGCGGTCCATTGCGCGAAAACTTCAATATCAACATTATCTTCAAAATGTTTATTAGCATAGATATAATTTTTATGTAGTGGATTTGAAATTTTTGCCGCGGCGAAATCTTTTAAGCCATTCTTTGATAAATAAGTAAAACGCTTGTCATTAGTGCCATCAATTAATATAAAACTAACATTAGGAATAAAATAACTAGTTAGTTCTAATTCATCTTTTATTCTATCTATATCAAAAGCAGGTGTAGCATCATCAATATGAAAAATACTTTTATCGGGCTTAAAATATATTGTAGTCCCCGTTTCTTTTGTCTTTCTTACTTGCTTAGCTACTGGATTTTGTGGAATACCATCTATAAATGTAAGCTCCCATTCTGCACCATCACGCCGTGTCCATACTGTAAATTGCTTTGAACAAACGCATACAGTAGAAGCACCGACGCCGTGCATACCGCGAACGCGCGAATAATTTTTAGTATCAAATTTCCCAGAGCTATGAGCAGAGGTATATAACTCAATTAGAACTTCTTCACAATCTTTATTGGGACCGCGAGGAACACCAGCACCCGCATCAGAAATTGTAATTTCATTGGGCATTACAAGCACTTCAATCTTATCGCCGCGGCCCATAATAGCCTCATCACAAGAATTATTTAAAATTTCAAGAAAACAATTAAAAACTGCGTCTTGCCCATCAGCACCAATATACATGCCAGGAGTTGTCCTCGCCGCAGTGCGAAAGTCTCTTACTTGAATTGAATTTGCATCATAAGCCACTATATCAATCCTCCTTTTCTTTCATTTAATTATATCATAAATTAAAGAAAAAGTCAAGTTATTTAACTTGACTTAATAATTTTTTAATAAGGTTGAACTAATTTGTACGTAATTTCCTTGCATAGGTTTACCGTTATTTATTAAATAATCCAATAAATTTTCATCATGTAATTCATTTTCTAATTTATCTAAATTTTCTGCTGTTGCATATAATCCTGAATATACATAATAATTTTTTGGTAATCTATAAGTTTTTAACTCATTAAATGAAACAGTGGTTGGAATTGCAATTTTCTCATTATTCATATTAGCTAGCCCTTGTGAACGCCCAAATTCAAACCATTGAGTCTTTCCGGTAATTGCACGAGCTAATAATTTATTTTTATTATTATTTAAATATTCATAAGTTTTAGGAAATTTTTTTAATTCTTCTTCTGTTTTAGGCGGAACAATTACATATTTTTTTTCACCGGTAGAAGCTTTTAATATTGGGTGAATTAATTCTGATTCTAAGAAAGAAAAATCATTTTGTATAAAAATTTTATCAGCTAATGTCGCGATACCATTTTGTAGAGACGAAAAACTTAAACCAATCTTATTACGAGTAATACTCCAAGGAATTGGTATTTTTTCTTTTATACTACTTAATCCTACAATACATGTATAAGTTGAATAATTATTAAAATTATTTTGATGTTCAAAATCTTCAAAATACCAAAGATTTGTTTTATTTTCTATGAGTTCTCTTAATTTTTTTCCAGAAATATTTTTAATAAAACTATTTGGAGTAATATACAATAAAGTACCTTTATCATTTAAAAATTGTAATCCTAATTCATAAAAAGCATAATATAGATCAAACATTCCCGTACAAGTACTATAGTTTATCTTTAAAAATTCTTTTAAATTAGTATCTAGATTATGTATCCGTACATATGGAGGATTCCCTATAACATAATCAAATTTATTAAACCAATCAATTTTATCAAATGCAGATCCTAAATAGAAATTATTTTTTGGAATTAAAGAGATAACTAGCTGGCTAATTTCTTTATCTATGTCACAAGCATATATATGAGTAGGAGGAACACCTATATTAATTAATGCTTTAATAAAATTTCCATTTCCACAACTATTATCTAGAAATAATTTAGTTTTTATTTCTTCTTCCGATAAACAAAGAACGTCAATCATATGATTGACGATATTTGTAGGAGTCATGACTTGGCCCAATTGTTTAATTTTATCCATATTTATATCACTCTCCAAGTGAGTCTATAAAATTTTTAATACCTTCTTCTATGGTGTCTTCAACCCCTAAAATTTTTTTATTAGAATAATTTACTTCATATGTATTATAATTAACGTCTACGTAATATACTCCGACCTTTAATTTATTTGGTTTATATTTACTATTGATATAGTTACTATAATTAATACTATATTTCTCGGCTGGAATTTCAAATACTATATTACTATTATTTTTATGCTTTACTTTGGTAGGAATTAACATAATTTGATATACCGGAATACCGCCATCAATTAGTAATTGACTTTCTCCACGCATTCCTTCAAAATAATTATTAGCATTTTTATTATACTCGCTTCTAATTCCTTTGAACATAATTGCACCAACCAGTTTTCCATTTTTAAAAATACCAATATCTAATTTTTTACTACCATATGGCCCAATAAATTCATATTCTTTATTTTTTAAACTCCGTGTCTGAAAACCATATGATTCTACTTGTTTTGCAATTTCTGTATGCATGGGCTCAAGAAGTGCAGAGCTACGAGTAGCGTTTGGATCCATTGCAACCTTTTTAAATTGATCTCCGAAATGTTTAAGATACTTCATTACTTAATCTCCCTTTCTTTTCTTTATAATTTATTATATCATAATTTTGATATAAAGTCAACTATTTAATCAGTTGACTTATTTTCTTCAACAAATTTTATATTAATTCCACCAATTTTTTCTTTTAATTCATCAATAGTATATTGTGGATACATTTTATGCGCAGCTTCAAGTGCCTCATTAATTTGATTTTCAATTTCCAATCGTTTAATTAATAGTCGTTCAGCTATTATTTTTCGTATAGTTTTTATTACTGTCATAGTATAAATATCAGTTGGTTGAAGAGGCGGATATTTTTCACTATCAAAAGCAGAATTTAATTCATATAATATAAGCGCGTTAAGGTTTGAATCTTCTTCTGTCACTGTTGGCAATTTATATTTAATTTCTATTTCCATATTATTTACCCTTATGTCAAAATAGTAGAACAACTTTTAATATAATTGTCATAATCATTATCTTCAATAATTTTAATTACTAACGGCAACTCATTAATATCATCAATATTAAAGAACAAATCACAGCCACAGAATGTCATAAGCGATGTAGGTACATCTTCAATTTGAAGCACTACGATACGCTTTTTTAGTGCATAAGCATAACCCTGTTCCCAGTTACTTCCAGCAGAAGACATGCGGCCGCGACTAATATAAAGCATACAATCACATTTGTTAATAGCTTCTACATCTTTCTCAAACACTTTCTGTGCCCATTCTTCCTGCGGGTAATCCCAAGCATTTTCAATTTTAAGCTCAAACGGGCAATAAATTTCTAACCCATACTTACGAAGAATTTTTGCCGCCGCGACCATTAGACTACGATTTTCGCTATCGCAAGGACCCGCTAAATAAATTTTCATTTTCTTTCCTTTCTTTATCTATAATAAACAATTAAACGCCATCCCCAGCAAAGTGATTCTGCGGTTGCTGGGAAACTATATGTACTGGATGTAGCACCTGGCATATCCTCAAAACCATTACCGCGGTCTCGTTGCCACTGATAATGGATTTCTTCACAGTCTTCAAATCCTTCTAGTTTACTAGTTAGTGTAACTGTCGCACCCTCTTCCATTACTGATTTACGATTTGTAGCGATTGTTACTCTTTTAGGTATTGGAGTAGGCTCTGGCGTTGGGGCGGGAGTTGGTGTAATTAATTCAATGGATGGGTCGGGTTTAATAACATTAGAAATTTCTTGCTCTTCTCCAATAGAAAGAGATGTAAATAGTAGTAAAAAGACTATGGTTATAATAGGAATCAATTTATTTTTCATCAAGTATTTTCCTCCTGTAATTCCCAGATCAACTCTTGTAGTAAATAACAACGAATAGTAGCGTCTATATAAGTTGCGGGATTATCTTCTGGAATATCTTTAAAACTTGTGCCAAATGAGTCTAATGCTTCTTTGGCTAAGTCTAAATTTTGTCCAACATAAATCTGACAATTTTCTTCTGTATCATATCCAGTTTGATTGCCTGTGATATAATCAACGTCCCATAATGTATCCGCTAAGTCTTCATCTGTTAGTGAAAGATTGTTTTCGCGACAATAATCATAGATTCGTGATTTTTCATCTTCATAATAATTATAATTGTCAACCACATGTTTATCAACTATTGAAATACATTCATCTAGCATTTCATTGGCTTTTTCATATCGCGCACGAAGCTCACCAGTCGGGTCACAATACTGAGTTTCTGTATCTACGTCAATACGTAGTGATTCTAATTGTTTTAATAGTTCTTTCTTCATAAATTACCACCAACTTGTATCACTTATATCTTCTTCTACTCCGCAATACGGACAAACTGCGACATAACCAGTACTAAATCCAGTATTGTATGGTTTAATATAAAATGCACGACCAGAGCTAATTTTGCTGCCATCCCAACAATCTTGATGGCGCTCACAAAAATCTTTCCATTTATTTAATTCTTTTTCAGTATGAAAGCTACCATAAGAAAAATGTAACCGTGCCCGCAAGGATTTATTTTCTTCTTCAAACTCATTATGTATTTCGGCCGCGACTTGTTCTCTTGTTTTCGCGGCTTTATCTTCGGCGCGCTTTGCTATATCTTGATAATAGGTGATAGTGTCAGTAATAATTTTATTTAATTCGTCTGCGCTATTACATACTTGAAAATTTTCATGAGTATTAAAATCTATTATTGTTCTCATATTATTCCTCTGTCGCGCTAAAACCGATTACATTAAGACCATAAGTATTATAAAAAATTTCTTTTAACCATTTATCTACATTATGAATTACAATATTACCTTCAAATATTTCATTAGACAAATCTTCATAATCTATAATCATTACGTCATCATATCCTAATGCCTTTGCTTTTACTTGAAGCGCGCGTTTGTTTTGACTAACTACAAAAGCATTATTATCGCGCGCGTATTGTAGTAGTTCTTTTGCTTTGCCGCTATCACGGCTGCGAATTACTGTTTTCATAATTAATCTCCTATTGTTTCTGCAACTAATGCGCGTATTTTTTCATTATTAATATAATCTAGCCACTCTCGTTTATCTTTAGAAAATAATAGCAATGAACATAAATAAGCAAAGATACAATGGTATTGTTTTAAATCATCTATTAATACTTCTGGAACATTTTTAAATAATTCATTTGAAATTTTATTTGCGTGTTTTTCTACATATGGACGCAGAGACGATTCATAAATTTCATTATCTTCCAGTGCAGTACAATTTATATATCTATCTATAAGATATTTAATCATATACTCGCCACGCGGCGATACTGTATAAAATTTTTTCTGTATTTTAAATTTTAATTTAAAAAGCATAAATTTTAATTTATAATAAAGTTTTCTCATGCCTTACTCTCTTCCATATTTGCACAAAAATTTTTAACCGCGTCATAAGTAGTCATAATTTTTCCATCCATATATGCTTCTGGATTCCATCTATAAGCCGCAAGTTCTATTTGCTGGCGATATTCATTATCAGCATATAATTGAAGAATTTTTTCTTCATAATCATCTTCGGCATAGGGCTTAAAAACAATATGGTATTCATCATGGTCAAATGGGTCAACAATTTCTATACCAAAATCAGGCTCATTAGTGATTAACTGGTAGTCTTCACCATAAACATCATCAGTATAGTATCCTTGTACTGGCCACGCGGCAAACATCCAGCATTCAAACTCATCCCGTTCTTTGTTATAATAAATAAAAGGATAACATCCTGTTGCCCAATCTAGCGGTGGGAACGGCCATCTATCAATATTTTTTACATCCTCAAAGCAATGCGCTTCAAAACTTTGGTCAGTAGAATAGAAACCAATTAAAGTTTTTTCCATAGGAAAATATTCTTGTATTGTCTTTAAATTCATATTAATCACCAATCATATTCAAGGTAGTAATGGTAGCCCTCTTCGGTAATTTCTTGAAAAGAATCACGCATACGACAAAGAATAGGAACATTAGTATAATCATCCCAATAATCTGGATATTCACAGGCAACTTTAATCATTTCTTCAATATTATCATAAGTGAGTTCAATATAATCGCCGCTTTCGTAATCTTCTGGAATAAATGAGCAATGCTCTACAAGGCTCCACCATTTACGTGCATAAAGCACTTCTGTTACTGCATCAGAATTATACCAATTATCTGTTTCAAAAACCTTACGAGTTCGCGCTTTAAAGATATACAAATCCATTCCCATAATCATACTTCCTTTCTTCTTTTTCTTTATTATACACTAAATTTTATTTTTTGTCAAGTTTAAATTTTTCACATTTTTCAAAAAGTTTTTTATCATCATAAAAACATTCTATACAATTACCGTTCATACTATCCATAGCACCAAATTCACGGCAGCCAGTTAATTTTTCCATACGTTTACGTAAACTTTCTAATTCATATTCAGTATTGTGAAGAAAGATAATAATTTGTTCTTTTGTCTGTTCTTCTAAAAATTCATCATCTGTATTCATAAAATTTCTCCTTTTAAGTCGCGCGGCGACCATATTTTTATTTATTGTTTTTATTTAATATTTTTATTTATATTTATATTATATTTATATTACTCATACGATTTTCGTGGACATATCCACGATTTTCGTGGCAATGCCACGATTTTCGTGTATACCTTCCACGATTTTCGTGGATGAATGCCACGATTTTTGATGCAATGAATGCCACGATTTTCGTGGTTATCCATCAGTTAAATCTTTTTTATTTTTTAAATTTTCATAATCCACTGGCAGCACAGGAGTAAAAGTATATACATTTTCTTTTCCCTCTACTGGTGTAATATATCCTTTGGCTTCAAGTTCTTTTCGCGCGGATGTGGCACCATTCTCTCCAAGTCCTAATTCTTTTCTTATTGCCGCGGGAGAAAAGTAGAAATAATCTTTGCCATACCAGCGTAAAAGATAACGCCAGATTTTATAAGCATTTCCGTTTAAGTTGCGCATCGCCGCGGCTTCCCATTTAAAATCAATAGGTTGAATAAAACGGTTTCCTTCTTTATGTGTTATTTTATCTAATTCTGTAAGATTTAGACGTAATTGGTTCATATAATTTGGCATACTTTGGTTCCTCCTCAGCCGCTTTGCTTATGATTCTTACTGAGCTTAGATATTGCGGCCTGCAATTCTGGGCTATCTTCAAATAGCCAGACATCAAATTGTGGATGATATTCATTTATATCCGTGCTAATAATTTTAAAGCCTTGCTTGCGTAATGCAAATGCTAGCCAACGAGTATAAATTTTATAGGTTTTAATCTCTGTCATTCTTCATAACCTCTTCCATTCTCATTAATAAGGTCATAGATGGCACTCGCAACCCATTAAAAATACGACCTAGATGTGTGCGGCTACATTCTATTTTTTCCGCCGCGAGCTGATAAGTCCATCCTTTTTGTTTAATAAAATCATAGTATTTGTTAATAATTTCTTGTATCATTTGACGTTTTTGGCACCTCCCTAGTAAAAAGAAATATTCCTATCATAAGATAGGTAATATTTCTTCATTTCATTTCTATTAAATTATAACATAAATTTTATTTTTAATCAATTATAGAATAAACATTAATACGAATAATGCCGCGAGAACATACATAAGCGGATGGATTTCTTTAAACTTTCCACGTACCATTTTAATTAATACATAAGAAATAAATCCAAATCCAAGCCCATTAGAAATTGAATATGTAAAAGGCATTGCGACAATTGTTAGAAATGCTGGAATGGCAATTTCTAAATCTGTCCAATCAATGTATTTTACATTCTTAAACATTAGAATGCCAACGATAATTAATGCCGCGGCTGTTGCTGCTGATGGAACGACACCAGCGAATGGAGCAAGCACGCAAGAAAGTAAGAATAAAATACCAGTTACGATTGAGGCTAGTCCTGTGCGTGCTCCCGCTGCTATACCGGCGCTGGATTCTACGAAACTTGTGATAGTGCTAACGCCCGTAAGTGCGCCAGTGCAGGTTGCCGCCGCGTCAGCAATTAATGCTTTTGTCATAGTCTTATCTTTGACTTCACCGTTCTCATCAATCATATCACATTCAGCAAGTGTTGCGGTAAGTGTACCGACAGAATCGAAAGTATCAATAATTGCAAGTGTAAAAATAGAAGTAAGTAGCGGCACAACACCAGCAGATAGTAAACCAGTAAAAGATAGTTTAAAGAATACTGGCGCTACACTTATACTGGCAAGAGAAGTAATATTAACATTTGTTACTCCCATTGGAATACCAATTAGTGTCGCGGCGATAATACCGATAAGAATTGCGCCTTTTACTTTGAAAATCATTAGTAGTGCTGTAATTGCTAGACCGATAATAGCTAGCAGACCAGGACCAGAAGTAATTAGACCAAGGTCTAGGATGCCATTGGCAGTCTGAATAATACCGGCATTAAAGAAAGCAATTAAAGTAACAAATAAGCCGATACCAACACTAATTGCGCGTTTTAGCGCGGCTGGAATAACATCAATGATTTTGTTACGAAGTGGCGAAAGCATAATGCCAAGGAATACAAGGCCGCTAATAAATGTAATACCAAGGCATTGCTGCCAAGTATAGCCCATTTTTAAACATAGCGTATAAGCGAAAAACGCATTAACGCCCAATCCGGTGCTTTGTCCAATTGGCGCGTTGGCAATAAAGCCGGTTAATAGCGTGCCAATTGCAGAAGCTAGTGCTGTTGCAACTACCAGTGCAGTATAATCCATACCAGTTGCTCCAAGAATAGATGGATTAACAACTAGAATGTATGCCATCGTAAGGAAGGTAACGAGTCCACCAATTACTTCGCGGCCAATAGTTGAACCGCGCTCGGTAATATGGAAATGTGAATCAAGAAAGTTTCTCATCTTTTTTCTCCTTTAAAATAAGATTTAAAATAATACCAACAAGCATTGCAAGTGCAGTGGTTCCAATGCTTACAATACCAAAATTACAAACCGCACCGGAAACGCCAAGAGTTAAAACAGAAGCAATGATTGTGACATTCTTATTATTATTTAGGTCAATATTATTATCCTTAATGGTACGAATACCGGACAAAGTAATATATCCATAAAGAACCGCGGCACAGCCGCCGAAAATTGAGCTTGGAATACTTACTAAGAAGGCTTGAAGTGGTCCAAAGAATGCAGCAACGCCCATAATAACGGCGGCGAGACTAATTACATAGCGAGAGCAAATCTTGCTAAAACCAGTGGTTCCAACACTTTCGCCATAGCTTGTATTGGGTAGTCCGCCAATAACACACCCGGCTGCGGTAGCAATACCATCGCCAATTAGAGTCTTGCCAAGTCCAGGATTCTGCGTTAGGTCTATGCCAATAACAGCGCTTAAAGCCTTATGGTCACTGGTGTGTTCCGCGATTGTAACTAATGATAGTGGTAAGAATAACATTAGAATCTGGGGTAGTAGTGTCCAATCAAACGCGGCAAAATGCATAAAAGCAAAATCGGGGATTTGAATTAGCTTTACATTATTAAATACGGAGAAATCAATAATTGGTACGCCACAAGCAGTTAATACCGCGGCGAAAGCATATACAATTAAAATAGAAAATAGGAATGGTAGATTTTTAATAAATCCCTTACCATAGTGCGAAATTAACGCGGTAATTGCTAATGTTAGCATACCAAGTCCAACGCCAAGTAAACTATATTCACCATTAATTTGGAAGTAAGTTGGAATAAATGTAGCAAGATTTAGACCAATAACTGCAACGATTGGGCCAATAACAACGGGCGGCAAAACTTTATTCATCCAATTGGTGCCGCATTTATTGATAATTGCACCAATAGCGCAATAAACAATACATACAATGGCGCCGCCAATTGCTACTGCGGTATAATTTGGAGTCGCGCCTAATGCAAGTCCGCCAATTACCGCGGCAACAAATGCGCCAGAAGAACTAATAAACATGGGGCTTTGACCACGTGTACATAGCTGATAGATAAGAGTGCCAATACAGGCGCCAAGCATTGCGGGCGCGATAGGTAGGCCGCAAATTTGAGGAATAAGAATTGTTGCGACAAAGCAAGCAACAACTTGCTGTAATGCCGCCACAATTAAGCGTTTTATTGGTAGTTTATCATTAATATTATATAACATATTACTTTCCATTTTTTACTCCTTCAATATATTTTTCAATATATTCAATAAATTCTTTATCTTCCATATAGAAACAATCTTTTGTTGCAAAAATATTAGACATAAGTTGAGCCAGCCGCCAATCTGGGACATTGCTCCAAGCCGCGGCTAGCATATCACAAATTTTGTTAATACGATGTGAGTCTCTCATATTATCTCCATTCTGAATTTAATTCTTCATTGTTTTTAACGCTATATTGTTTTTGAAGAATTGGTAGTATTTCATCAAATGAATTATGTAAAGTATGGTCTGCTGTTGCATATAAAATCATGCCATATAACATCTAATTAATGGAAAAGCTACGACGCCAATCTTTTTCATTAAGATGGTTTGTGCGAATATCAAAATAATGAGCATAATTTTTTTTGGTAAGAATACGATAAATTTCTTCCCATACTTTATTGTGCATTTCATTAACTAATTCTAGACAATGCTCTTTATTTCCTTCATCAAATTCTTGGCGATGTTCTTCTATAAAAGCTTCTTCTAAATCGAGCAATTTATCTGCCATATATTTCCATCCATACAATACGCCCATCTCACACATAGTACCAATGGCGCTCTGCTCTGGACATAAAACAGTATAATCACTATTCCAAAGACGTTCAATATCCGCTTCGCAGATTTTTTCCGCCAAGTGATTATTTTCTTCTTCTGTCATACTAGACTTATCATTAATGGATTTATTCTAAACCGGGCTATATACTTCACCTGGTATTCCCGCGGCTTTGAATTTATCATATTCTTCTTGGCGTGCGAGATTAGAGCCATGTGTCATAATATCGCCGCCTAAGTATCCAAGTGGTTCTTTATTCATTTTTATTCTCCTTATGTGTCAAATCCCAAAGAATATCATACATTTCTTGTTTAAATCCTTCTGGCTGTTGCTCTAATGGTAACATCCACCATGCTAATCCAGCATCAGGATGACGATTGAAATATTCATCTATCATCTCATCATAAATTGTATGTTCGGACATATTTTTCCTCCTAACTTTTTCTTTATTATAACATAGATTTTGGAAAAAGTCAAATAAAAAAAGTGAGGCACAAATTGTGCCTCATTAATTATATACCTAAATTTTCTAAACTTTGGAGAATATCGAGCATTCCTGCCATAAAAAGAAAATGAATTGTAACATTTTCTTGTGCATAACTAGAAATTGCATTCCATCGCTCTGCAGGAGTGGGTAAATTTTCTACTTCTTTTAACATGCTTTCCGACATTGGATTGTTTAAGTATAAACTATTTTGGGCTTCGGAGGGCTCAAAAACATCTCCATTTAAATCGGCCTGAATTTTTTTTAACTGATCAATAACGTTGAATAATATATAAGATTGTGGCATATAAATATTATTTAAATATAATATATGAACACTACCACCGGTAGGAAGTTCTTTAGCGTTAGAAAGTTGAAATTCACTTACTAATCTATTAATAAAATTTTCACAGTTGGCAAAGCCATCATCAAAAAGCATCATTGCTGCTCCACCTATTAATAAACTTTTTAAATCATCTAAAAGGCCAGTATCGCCAATTAAAGATTCACTAAAACAGTTTAATAAGGCATCAATTATTAATTCAGTATCTGGTAATGTGATTCCGCCTAATTCTAACATCTAAGCAATCTACGGAATAGCATCTACTACTTTTCCGCTTCCACCCAATGAACCCGCGTGAAATCCTTGATTATTATCATAGAATTTGTATTCTTTAACAGAAATTGCGCCATCTAATTGTCCAGAAAAATATTCTTCAATTTTATCGTGTAAATTCTCATCTGCTTGGACCAACATAGCTTTTTTTGACGCTAAACTTGCTGACAAAACATTACGATAGGCTTCTGCTGCGAGTGATACACTAGTTGCTCCACCAGCAGTTGCTTTATAAGCTTCTAAGAATAGTCTTCCTCGTTCTTCTGCGTATGTTTCTATCCAATATGGCATATTAGTAAAATATTTTAATAACTATGTATCTTCTAGTGGCTATAAAGATACTCCAAAAGCTAAATCATGTTTATATTGAATAGATTTTCCTGGAATAAATATATCTGTAATATGATTTTGTAGAAAATTATGAAATTCAGGGCTACTTAGTATTTCTGCCGCGGAATTATCTGATAAATTTGTTACCTTGAGTCTTGAAGAAAGTGAATTAATTAATGCCTGCTATACTGTAGCCGGAGTTGAAGATGAAATATATGTAGAAATAATTTTATTAACTGCTATTTCACGCTCTTCTTTTTTAGAATATGTTTTATTATCTATTTTTTTAATAATTCTATTTATCTCTTTTGTCAATTGATGACGAGTCTAAGTTAATTTTAATTCTGCTCGTTCAATCGCGCCATTCGTTTTTTTATTATTTTTATTTTTTAGGGCTTTTTGATCGTTAGAAAAAAGTTTTTTAATCTATTTTTTTTCTGTTTGATTCGCTCCGATTGTATTGAGTAACTCATCTAAGGATTCTGGAGTCTCTTCTAAACGTTTAGCAATGCCTCGACCGTCTTTTAAGCTATTATCTAAAATTTGCTGAATTACACTATTCTATGAATCCATAACTTTATTGGCCATACTATTCGCTGCGCGTTCTATTAACTAATCTAATTGCGCAGTACCATTAAGATTATTTATTAATTGTTTAACATTAATTTGTTTTAAATTCCATTTGACATTCTAAGCTTCCTATCTTACTGCTTCTACACATAGGTTCTGAATAGTAGTTAATAAGGCTGATTCAGGAATACCTAAATTAGTGCAGGCATTAGTAATCTATGTTAAAATTTTTTTATTATATGCTATATTAGATATAACTTTATTTACTAGTGCAGTAAACTATTCATTTAATGTTTTTGCATAACTGCTATTAACTCTTTTCTACATTTCTTCAATATATTTTTGATATGCTACTACATAGCCATGTTTTATATATTCATCTTCATTAGTGACAATATCAATAGTATCATCTTTATTTTTAGCATTAACCTTCAGTCGTTTATATGTCCGTTCTTCTTGTTGACTAAATTTTTTCATTTCCTATTCAATTTGTTGTATATTATTAATATTTGTTTTAATTGTTTTACGTAAAAATTCAATATTACTATTAGCCAAATTTAATTCTTTAATAAAAGCTAAATAGTTAAAACTACCATCAGTATTTTTAAATTTATTTTCATCAAATCCATTTCTAGCAATTGATTGTAAATATTTTTTTTCTTGACTTTGTTCCTTTTCTGCTAATTTAGTCAGCATTGTAATATAATTAGAAATATATTGTAAGGACTATTGTCGTTTTTGTTCTTCTTCTTGTTTAATTGATAAAGAGCCAAATACATTTGACATATGAATACTTAATCCCCCGAGTGAACCTTTTGCATTTTTAAGAGATTGAAAAAATATATATCTACTAGGAAAAGTAGGGGCCCAAGTATTTGATATTGATTTTTTTTTAGATTTAGCCATTTTTTATCACCAACTTAATCTAACAAATCCGCCATAGCCGCAACATTACTTCTTTCAGTCTTTAATAACTTCACCATTCCAAATAATGATTTTCCATACAATCTTTCAATCATCTTTGGGATACCACTCATTTTTTCATCATAATAATCACATTGCTTTACATCTGCGCAGAAAATAATTTCACTACCTTCTGCAACACGCCCAAGTAATAATTGAATATTAGATGTTAATAAGTTCTCCGCTTCATCGACCACAATGCAACAATTCTTTAAGTCGCGGCCGCGAAGAGAAGATAAGTGCGCTGGTTCAATTTGTCCATTATCTAAATATTCTTCAAATTTTTCAATACCAATCATATCCTCAATTTGCATTAGCCAAGGATATAATTTGGAAACCGTATCTCCGGGTAATGTTCCTAATTTTCCCGCGCCTTTGACTTCTAGATTATTTTTGACAAAGACAATCTTATCAAAACGTCCAGTCTGCATTTCATGTAGTGCATAATTTAATGCAAGGAAACTTTTGCCTGTACCAAACTTAGCAAGACATAATTTAATAGGAACATCTTTATTCTGTAATAAGTCCATATACATTTTTTGTTCAATATTACGTGGCTTGATGCGTTCACCAAGTACTGATGTAAATTCTTTATAAGCCAGCGGCCTATATTTTGTACCATTCCAAAACATAACATCTTTTAATTCATCATTATCATTATATATCATAATAAATTCATTGTTTTTACAATTAAAAACGTTATTATTAGGATTTGTATAAATTTCACTTAATGTATCCATGTCTGGATAGCAGCGACGCCAACCGCAATATTGTTCTGTTAATTCTTTATCTTTAGGCACATAGTAAGTGCTCGTTATTTCCTTAATTTGTTTTGCGAATAGAAATAATGCACCATCAGAAGTAATAAAATGGACTGGTTGCCGCATTTTTTTACTTAATAAAATAGCTTCGCTTAAAATGCGATGGTCGTTTATATCTGTTAAAAAAGGATATTTTTTAATTTCTTTTAGAATATCCTTTTGTGCAAAACAAGTAAATGAGTATTCATTATTTTGGATAATTTCGCGCACAGCCTGCCGCGCGAAAAATTTAGTATTATCGTCTTTATTTTTATCTGTTTTAATATTTTCTAATTCACTAATTACAATTGGACTTATATAAATATTGAAAAAGCTATCCAAACCGCCGGAGAGGATAGCCGATGTATCTAAAAAGTTAATCATTATTCTTCACTTCCAATAATTTCATCAATTAAATTTAATTCTTTCATTTCTTTCGCGGAAATAAACCATTGATGTCTAGTTTTTGACTCATATAATTCTGCGGTTATATTTGTATTTTTAATAATAAAATCTTTAATATCATTATCAACTTTATCATTAAATGCCATAAAATCTTGCGCGGTTTTTGATTCGCTAGATTCCATAGTAATATAACCATCATGTACTAAAGCATAGGTGCTTGGATAGCACATACGATGCACGTTGTCATTCTTTCCGCCCGCGGCTAAAATTACTGCGGACATAGAAGCAGCATACCCAAGAACAATTATATTTAATTGTTTCTTATACTGCGCAATGTAATGTGCTAGAAAGAAACCATCTGCAACAGAGCCACCAGGAGAGTTAAGAATAAGTGTCACTGGCTCAACAGATGTATCGTTTTCAAACTCTTTTAGAGGTAGATAGATTTTTTCTACTATATCCTCATCAATATAAGTATTAAAAAGTATGGTGCGATTATCTAATAATTGATGAAAATATTGATAATCTTTTGCGTTAAAACCAACCTACTCTAAAAGAGTGGAAATATCAAAATCTAAAGCCATAAAAACCTCCTCGTTGTTCGAGGAACAACATTAATTTAAAATTTTTTCAAGAGTGCAATCTTCCGGAGAAATGTCTTCCATTCTAATTGATTTTAGAACTGGATGACGAATTGAAATATTTTCGCGCGCTGTAGAAACCATCATTCCATTAATACTTACGGGACACATATAATAATCATCAAAATGGTCACGTAGTTCGTTTTTGAACTCTTCAGTTAATCCTGCGACTTTACATAATTCAATTTTATTTCCTTCTCCATCAAAAACACCCACAGTAATACTGGCTGGCCAATTATAATAATAATTTTTTGAAATTGGAATATAAGGGCCACCAAGATGGTAATCTCCATAATATTCGCCGCAAAGCTTTTCGCCAGTGCGTGTGTTCTCCCAAAATTGCCAATGTCCAATATCACCGCCATTATAATTTTTTTCGCACGGTACGGTATTTAAAATAAAGCAATCAATATCAGATGAAATCTCTTGCTTAACTTTAATACTGTCCCAAGCGTGCGGGCCTCTTTTGCCGGCTTCGTAATGCGCATTACGCTTATAACATACCGCGCCCTCTCCTCCCGCGGCAAAAATTTTACCCATTTTATCAAAGAAAGTATCATCCATTGGATAATATTCAACGCCTTCAACCAATGGAGAATTGATTCTATTTACTACTTGTGGAATATATTTAATACGTTCTTCAAAATCTGTATCCATTAGATTTTGGCCATCAATATAAAGCACATCAAAAATACGCCATCTTAATGGATTATTTTTTTGACGCTCGCGTGCTTTTGGCGTTAGACACCTAAGTACACTACCAATATCTTTATCTATATCACCATCACGATATACTTCACCAAGAATTACAGTATCTCCATCTTGGAAAGCATTTACAACAGCGTCCCAAAAAAATACTTTATCTTGGATTTCGCCGTAAGTTCCAGTATTTTTAGAAATACCGCGTGTTTGAAGTGCTTTGCGCTCCGCAGTAAGAACCGCGCGACTCCAATTTCCGTCGGTTTTAATACCAAAAAGATAATTTCCACTTTCACTTAAACGTTCAAGCTTCATGCGTTTATCTTGTGGTGAAACGGTACTTTGGATTGACCAGTACTTCATGGGTTCCATAGTAAATAAATCCATAATTACTCCTTCATTAAATCTTCAATAATTACATCAACTGAATCTTCAAGGGCTTTAAGCCCATCACGATTTTCAATAATATAATCAAATGCAAACTTATCTAATTGTGTTTCACTGATATGACGTAGTTGCTCTGCTGTCATATTAGGATTGACATAAGCAGTTCCATCTGGATTATAGCGCTCAATACGAATTGCACATACATCACTGTTATAATGGCATACACGCTCATATTCATTAATGAAACGCCAATCGGGAATTAATGCAACATCAAAATCATCTTTTGATGCATCAATAAATTTTGCTACAATATTAGCCCAATAATCTGGCTCATATGTGCGCATCATTTCGGTGCCAATTGTTTGCAATAGTTTACGGCCGGCTTCATCCTTTTCGCCGTCCCACTTATAATAAATGAGGGCGTAAAATTTTACTAAATCAGCGAAATGAATAGTTAGTACCTGATTATTTCGTGCTTCTAATTTTTGAGCAAAGGCGTTTGCTACGGCATCTTTTCCAGAGCCGCTTTTACCGCTTATCATTATCACTTTCATTCATTATCTACCTCATACGCATATTAAAATAGAAACGAACAAACTCTTGTTCATTTTCGGGGCAAGCGTTTGTATAATTATTAAGTAGTTCTGCCATTTTTGTTGGGTTTAACTAACTGGCGATATTAAAAATCATTTCCGCGCCCGCTTTTGTTGTATCTGAAATATCGGTAAAAATTTCAACCATGTTCATTCTCCTTCATTACCTTAGAAAGTGCGTCAAAAAATGATTGAACTTCTTCTTGCGTTTTTAAAGTAATTTTTCTAATCGCGCGACCACGTTGCCGCTCATCATTATCTGGCATATTGAAGATATAATATTGTTCTTCATCTTCTTCTGGAATAATACGAGAACATAAATGTTTTCCAGTCTTTTTACTCAATACTTTTACTATGGTATTATTTTTTAGATGAGATATTTCTACTTCACGGCATTCTGGTTTTATTTCAGCCATGAAACCGACATATTCATCACGTCCTACTCGATAAATTTCGTTATCCATATTAACCTCTATATTCTTGTTTTAATGCTTCTGACTGTGCCTGAGCTAGGTCATCACAGCATTCGTTCCAATAGTTACCTGCATGGCCAGTTACTTTTCTAAAATCATACCAAAAATTATCAAAATAAGGCACAATTTGATACCATAAATCTTGATTGGCGACCGGCTCTCCTTTTGAATTGACCCATCCGTTTGCCATCCATCCATGATACCATTCTTGTCTATAACAGTTAATGGCGTAAGCAGAGTCACTATAAATAATAATTTTTTCATTGGTGCGGCGGGTAGCGGAAGCATATTTCAATGCTTCTACGATTGCGGTTAATTCCATACGCTGATTTGTTGTATCCTTTTCGCTACCCGCCCGCGCCTCAATTTGTTGACTATCTTGTACCGCAATAAAGCCCCAGCCACCGAATGTTAGCTGGCCACGTTTTTTTAATGAACCATCTGTATAAATTTCCAGCGACAAGACTTTTTCTTTACTGCGACGTTCTTCCATTTACTTGCTCCTTATTCCTTTTCTTATATTATACTATAAAAAAATAAAAAAGTCAAGTAATTACTCGGTTATATTTTCTTCTGGTTGTTTTAATTCTGGTAGACCAGCAACGCTGGTTAATAGACTTAATATACCGGCTAAGACAGAAGCAGATGCAACCATTACCCAATTTACTTCTGATATAACTGCGCTTGTTCCTATTGTAGCGACTGCTGTCTATGCGACTGTTTTTAGTGCGCGTATTCCCGCGGCTTTAATCCATTCTTTCATAGTAATTCCTCCTTATAGAAAATCATTTTTCATTTGGCGTTCGGCATATAATTTTTTAATATACTCGTATTCTGCTTCAAAAACACCATTTTTATCATGTGTTTTTGCGAGTAGTTTTGTATATTTATCATTTAAGGTCATTATATGCTAATATTCATCTTTTGTGTGCTTCCTGCCATTGCGACATGAGTTTGCAAAATCTAAAATTTCCCAACGAATACGGTCTTTTTCGTTCTCTTCAATTTCTTTATGAATTGCAGATAAGTCATCTTCAATTCGCGCGGTCAGCTTGCGGCCAAGCCATTTAAACGCCGAAGATAACGGATTCCATTTAATAGGTGTAATTTCAATAAATAAAGATAAGATAACAATAATTTTCCAAATATTGGACCATATCCAATTGAGTACTTCCTGCTCCATTGACACCACCTCCCGTCTGCCTAGATAATATGTATTAAAATAACAAAAAAAATGCGGCGTTTAACGCCGCATCTTATGATAAATTAATATCTATTATTTTTTCTATATTATGTGATAGCTTTTCTGTATCATTAATTTCATGGTCGTAAAAACCAGTGGCAATTAAATTACAGCAATCTAGTATAAAAATACGTCCAGAAGCGAACACTCCTGTGTCCATGTTAATTTTGTATCCAGTATATTTATCGTCAAAATCGCCACGATATTTCAGCGGATGCGCCTCATGAATAGGCATTCGGCCGCCACATCTTTTAGGCATTGCTGGCGTGGGAGTATGGCCATGAATACAGATTCTATTGGGGGCCCATCCATAATCAAAGGCGGTTCGATTCCATAAAATACTCTCCATATCAAATTCATTTTTTTGTTCTCTGGTAAAACTTGGATATACCCCACCAGCATGACAGAAATCAATGTTTTTATATGAATATGTTAGAGGAAGTGAGTTAATTCGTTCTACAAATTCTTCTTTTCTTGGTTCTTTCAAAAGCCAATTAATCAATGTTTCTTTTCCGCCGTTATATAAATATATTTGCAATGCTGGATATTTATTATCAAATATATTTACGCCCTTTAAAATACGTGTTATAGTTTCTAAAGACATGTTGCCATAAGCAGGAAAATGTTCCATAAATTCTTTCGCAGCTTTAACGAACATATCTTCATGATTACCTTTTAAATAAATTATATTTTCACTATTTAAAAGAACTTTCATAATTTCATATCCATAGATTCCGCGATCACAGGCATCACCGCCGAAAATTATTGCACAATCTGGGTCTAATGTATTACAATAATTTATAATATAATTACATAAATGTAAGTGGCCATGTATGTCTGTGAAATAAAAAACTTTATTCTTGGAACCAATTTCCGGCTTTACAGAGGGCATAGATAAAGAGCGCGACTGTGACTCCAATACAGGTCCAAACAATCCAAGTCATTCCTCTCTCTCCAACTTTCTAATCTTACGAAGAATCTTATTACCAATTTTATTATTGTAAAATCCGCGCTTCATAATTAGATTATAACGATATTCAAGTGCCTTAATTTTGTTTTCCTTATTCATATTAATACCTCATATTATCATCATTTAATACATAGCAAACTAGTACAATTAGAATTAAACCAAGGAGTATAGTCGTCATTAATATTCCTCCTCGCCATATATATCCGCAATATTGCGCCAATCAATATCTTCTTTGTTTAGAGAGGAATAGTCAAATTTATCAGAAAGTTTCCAGCACATACAATACACTGCATCTTCGCGCTGCTCTTCAATTGCATTGGCGATATACTCTTCTCTTGCTTCGGCAGATAAAAACTTACCGTCCTCTTCTTCCTGGTCAGCCCAGCATTCAGCATTTTCTTTATAAGAGTTATAAAATTGGCAATAAGAATCAATTAAATCTAATGACATTTCGCGGCCGATAGCAATTGCTTCTTGTACATTAGCACAATCTTCAATAGTCCAATCTTCAATACCATGCTCGCCCCGATACATATCTTCCTGCGCGACAATCAAATAATTAGCCATTTTCTTTTTCCTCTTTCTGACTTTCTTTTTCCATTGCGTCTGCGATACGTTCAAGTGCACTTGCGATACGTTCTTCTGGTGTCTCATCAATAATGGTATACATCTGATTAAAGCGACGGACGAACTCAAAGTAAGTCATTTTTCTACTTCCTTTCCTCTTGATATATTAATTATACTATAATTTTAAAAAAATGTCAAGAAATTAATCTTGACATTTTTTATCTTCTTCCCAAGGTAAGATACATCCATTACAGGCATGTATCCAATTCATTGATACTTCCGCGGCTATACCGCCAGAAAAAACTATATCACAAGTTCTACTTAAATTATCATATGAATTAATTTTAATTATTCCTTTATAACCATTGGGCATATAAATCCAAGCATACCAGATTATTTTAGACATGGGATTATTCTGTAATTTCTGGAATATTTAGGATTGACATGGCATTATCTGTGGATACGGTAGGAAGCTTACCATTCCATTGCTTAATCCAGTAATATTTAATTAGTTCGTCGCTTAGTGCTTCGGCAATACGCTTATTCTTTTCGGCTTCTTTTTCGCCAGCATATAGCGCGGCCTCGGCCTGAATCTTTACGACTTCAAGGTCTGCCTGCGCGGCGATTTTGGCCTTCTCTGCTTCGGCATTAGCAATAATAATGGCACGCTTTGAAGCCGCTTCTTCTTCCATAGTCATGCGTTCCTGTTCGGTCTGTGCTTTCTGCTTTTCCTGTGTAGCAACCTGCTTTGCTTCAACAGCATTAGTAAAAGCATCAGAGAAGTCTACATCTTCAACCGCGACGGATAAGATATTAATACCTTGCTGCGCCAGCGCGGATTTTAGTAAATCAGCCATTTCAAGAGATAGATTATTTCTATTCACAATAAGTCCTTCGGCGGTATATTTGCTAATAACGCTTTTTACTTCTTCTGAAATGCGTGGCATTACTAGAATATTTAGGTAATTTGTACCTACTTCACGATATAGATTCATCGCTGTACTCTTATCAATATTTAGGTTTACAGAGCCAGAGATAGATACTTCCTGAATATCAGACGAAAATGCCTGCATAGTAAATGGAACACGTTGTTCGCGGTTGTCCATTGTAATTACCTTATCCCAAGGCGCGTGGAAATTAATGCCGGCGTCAAGGGTTACGTCATGAACTTTACCGAATGTCGTTACAATACCAGTATAGCCGGTAGGGACATAAGAAATGCATGAAAAACTAACCAACACAAGCGCGAGAATAAATGCTACAACTCCACTTACTCGTACTACTGCCTTATATTCTGCTTCTGTTTTTATTACTAGGGCAACAATAGAACCAATTAGTAAAAGAATACCGATAATGAAAATAAACATAATTACTCCTTATTAAAAATATAATATTTGTCGTTTGAAATATAAATCTTTGAACAAAAATCTGGTTTGATAATATCTACTCGTCCATTATTTGTCTCAATCTTATTATCTGTATAATTTAATTGAGTAAAGACAAGATTAATATTTGAATTATTATTATATGTCGCGGCATCTTTCTGAATACGCTGATAAAGCGTATTCAAATCAATGCGGCCAAATCGTAGAGAACCTTGCCATTCATTTGGCTGATTAACATTATCAACAATGCTGGGGTTAATATCTTCTTTATTGCACTCAAACTCCATTGGTCCAGCGCCATGCCGTGTCATATAAGTGCGCGAAACATAGAATAGTTCGGGCGTACAATTTAATTTATTAATATCATGTGTAATATTATACATTCCCACACTGGAAGGAGTTAGGTGCGGAAAATCATCCATATTAGTTTGGTCAAGTAGTAGTCCTTGCCCGCCTTCATAAATAATTGTATCATACTGATGATTTTTCACTAAGTCGTCAAATGTGATAATCTTACAATTACTCACAATCCACGCGACTGCTCGCATGAACATATCAATATTATATAATGTATCTTTTTCTGTTGGATGGCGTTGCTCAATTTCTTTTAATTTAAAGTACAGATTATATGGACTACAAAAATCATTAATTACAACATTATCTTCTAATTTTTTACTACGTTTTACCGCGGCGAATAGACCTAATCCACATGAGCCATGGCGCTTGTCACCGCGGTCTTTTTCTACCTTGCGATTTTCCATGACGTCGCAAGGTAGAATCACGCGACAATTAGGGTCAATATATACACGAGACTGTGTAAGCCAAACTGCAATTGGGTCTACGACGAACATATGGTGATAATAAGTATCACTACCAAACTCTTCGCCGGCGGCTAGACAATGAAGTACTTTATTTCCAAAAGAATGCGCTCTTTGTACTGTGCCATTATAAAATACAGTGAGAGACTTCTTATTTTCCTGCTTTGCTTCGCGCGCGAGATTTGCCGATACCAATCCCTTACCCTCGTCGCCATAATTACTTCCAATTACAACTTTGACTTCCATATTACCAACTAATTCCTTCCTCTGTTACATTAATTGTATTAGTGCCATTTTCATGTTCTGCTACAATTTCACCAATTACCTTTGGTAGTTCTTCACTAGACGCAACAATTAAATGCTGGCCTAGAAGTTCACCCCAAGTGTTTTTAATTGCTTCATCATAGTGTCTATAACTGCTTTCATTGGTAATAGCAATATGATATACATCAAACTTTTCACAGACTTCTTTATAAAGTTCTGGGGTATTAACATCTTGCGCAGGGCACCCAAGTACTTTACTTAAATTATGACCGGGAAGATATGGATTAAGCGGCTCATCACCGAGTGTGATGATAATGCCCTTCTTTCCGCGCTTCCAACAATCAAGTTCGGTATTATGTAGGCCAAAATACCACGCGGCCGTATAGGATTCAAACGAATTGCCGCCGCCACCACCTTCAAAATAAATCTTTGTAGTCTGGTCTAGAATGCGGATGTCGCTTTCAAACTGCGAAGCCTGGATTGGCGCGTCATCATAACTCAAATCGCCAATGCCCATCATTAGAAACTCTACATCTTTTACTTTTGAGTAAAGTTCTTGCATTACTTCATCTAGTTTTCCCGCGCACATCGCGGCTGCCCGCCCCATACTTCCGGTAACATCTAGCGCGAGAATAACAGGAATTGTTTCTGGATGCTCTTCTGTGTCGCGGCACTCACGAGTAACTCCATAGGGATTCAGCAGAGGGTGTAGATGATTTTCTTTATAAACCGACTGGATATTACTAGTATAGCTTACAGAGGTTGCGTCCTTGAAGCCCATGCTTCTGATACTAGCATTATAAGCTGTGGTAGTCCATGTACCGCCACCCATACTTACTTATCCTCCTTTTCTTCCTCTTCGTCTACATCAAAAATGTTATTAAAATTAAGGCCGCCGTTCATCATGAACATCATTGGTAGCATAGAATTAGTATTACTGTTGCCCTTCATCATTTCAGACATCATCATATACTTCATCATGTTATTCATGCCACCCTTTTCGCTCATCATATTGCCGAACATCGAGACAATCTTACCATAGAAATACTGCTTACCCATAAACATGTGATGTTCGGGGACGATAGTTCCAATAGTACCATCTTCATAGCAGAAGGTCTTAATTTCATTCGCCGCGGCTTCAATTACACAACGAGGCTTGCCGCCCGCTAGAATAATATCTCCCTTATGAACCTTGTTGGTTGGGATAATGAAGAAGAAATCCTCACCAATATCAAATGCGAAATTATCGCAATTAGTTAGCGTGCCAGTTTCTACATTATATGTCTTATAGCCATTAGAGGTTTTAATAGCAATTTCGCCATTCATAGAGACACGGCACATGCCAGGGGCAATTTTTCCAAACATTCCATTAAACATATTATTCATTTTACTTTCTCCTTTTATATATTATCCATGATATTTTAGTAGAAAACTATTACTTACTGCTTTAAAAGACTTGGTGCCATCAAGAGTGCGGAAGACGATGCCTTCACGGGGCTGGCCATCTACCTTGGAATTGCCTTCTGCGTAATTTAGGATAGCATCTACATTTTCAAATTGATTAATTTTCATCTTTTCTTCAACAACAGGTACACAAGGAACATTGTATTGAGAAAGAATACCAATCATTTCAATAGTGCCTACGCGTCCTTTGGTAGAGAATACAAGGTTGAAAGCTGCGAAATCATGACCGCTCATAGAATATTCACGGCGCTGCACGCCTTCACCATAGGTTTCTCCCTGAATAGTAATCCATTCTTCTGAGGGATTGCTGTCTAGCATTTTAGAAAGCACATCAAAAATATTATACTTTTTAGCCATCTCCCAATAAACATTACTATCATAATAACAAGGTTTATCTACGCTATCAAAACATACATTGCGAGAACAAACATAGAAAGACTTTTTACCAAACTTACCACGCTTCATAGTAAAAGTGGTTGAAGTGCCATCAATCTTTTCAGTTGCTACCCAATCGCCTTCGTCAGTAAGAATCCAAGGCATATTCTGCACCCGTTCTTCATCTGTCTTTTGGACCCAAGCGGGCCATCCGCCCTTCTTGTCTTTCTTTTTGCCGAAGAAGAAGAACATAATTCCGCGGCCAAACTTATACTTCATTAGCCAGCGAACAAAAGGCTTCTTGAAGATATTGGGATGACGAGAAGCCATTTTCTTATACTTGTCTACTGACGCGGCTTTACGCTGATTATCTTCTTCATCCGCATAGGTTACGCCAAGTTGCTTGGTTAGGAAACGAGATTCATTATCAGGATAATAACGCTCTTCTGTTTGATTATTATAAATATATGGAATATTTTTTCCTTCATCTATATACCAATTCCAGCCAAAATCAGTTGCGTGCATAAGCAAACCCTGAGAAATGGTTTTACACATTTTTAAGGTCTTAACCTTATAATTGCGCTTTTCAAGAAATGCGAAGCACTCCTTATCAGAGGGTACGCGAGAGTCAATTTCAAAATAAATCGCGGGGTCGCCAACCTTAAATTGGCCTTTCTGTACAATAACTCGCCATCCACCAATAATGGCATGTTCTACGCGGTCGTAGCCTGGAATAGGTTCAATACCATCAACAATTACTACATAGGCCAACTCGCGTTCTTGATTCGCATTCAACATTTACTTTCACTTTCCTTTCCTTTGATATATTTATTATAGCATAATTTTAGAAAAAAGTCAAGGAAAAACTTCTCTAAAACTCCAACCCTCTACATCATCTAGCCAAACGAAGAAAACTTTTTTACTCCATTCGGGAGAATAGCCAACAACTAAATAGCCAGACCCCCATTCGGTACAATATTCTGTTCTTCTTAAATAACCGGTATCTAGAAGACAGTCCTGCGCACGATCCAGCATATAATCTTTATATTCGTTACTCATATTTTACTCCATAGTATAAAAAAACTCTGAATGACTGCCAACATCATACCAAGTTTTCCCGTCTTGGTCCCAACTGCGGATATAATGGCTTTTGAATGGCCGCGCGCCCTTGGGTTTCTTGGCATTACACTGTTCAATGAACTTGTTAATTTCTTTATAAACATCATCATGCGTCTTACAAGTTGCAATTTTCCGCGCGTCACCATAACTATTTTCAAACCAAAGTGTCATATTAGACCTCCTTACAATAAAAAACAATAGTCTGCTGTGTGCCTTTGTATTCTTTATGTTCCTTGACTTTCATCTTCATATGAAGCGCCGTACCCGCGGCGATGTTTTTGCTCGCGGTTGTCCATACATATACATTACCATCTTCATCTTCCATGACATGCATATGAGATAGACCAAAATGACTATCTAATTCGATGTTGCTTTTAATTACAACGTCTTTAATAAGCCAAGTGCCAACTTCGCCCTGATAGGTGCTTTTACTCGGCTCGTAAACAAGAGAAGAAACATATTCTTCAACTTCTTTTCGCGGCCGCATTTCTAAATCATTAATTTTGATAGAATCCCAATCTAACTTAATAGTTTTAAGATTAGAAGGGATTTCCGCAGGGGTGCGGTCAGAAGGAATGAACCAATGGAAGATTTCGTTATACCAGACAGTATGCTCAGGGAGTTTATCGCGCCAAGACTGAATTACATCGTGTTCACCAATTACAAGAGTAATATAACCGGCCTCACCGAAACCAAATGCATTGCGCGCTTTAAAGCGTACTGCGCGCTTTTCTGTTTCAATCTTTTTCTTTTCGGCGCGTTTTTCTGCGGCGCGGTCCTGTGCCGCGCGTTCTTTGTCGGTATACCAGCGAACTTCCATATTTTCTTTGCCGCTGCCACCGCAACGATAGCACGTAGTATCTCCCTGGGCGTTCATAGAATAATGACCAGAGCCGCCGCAGCGCTTGCAAGGGCCGCTTACGCGTACATACATTTTACCATCATGTTCAAAAGGCTCACCGACTACTTGCATATTTTCATAAGATTTTGCGACAGCCATTAAATCTTACCTTCTTTCTTCAATTCAACCGCGGCTTGCTCAATAAAAGCATCTAAATACAAAAAACCATCGGGGTCTTCGCCTTCATCAATTAGAGCGTTTAGGAGATGCGGATTTTTAGAATAAACATGAAAATCTGATGGCGGGTTCTCGCGAATAAACTTGCACGCAAGTTCAAGGGCGCGCATTTCAATTTGTAACATTCGTTCATTAGTCATTTCTACATCTCCCTTCCCTTTTGTATAATTATTATACTATAATTTTGAAAAAAAATCAAGTAAAAAATAAAGGCGAATTTATAAATTCGCCATATATACTTCATGAATATAATTTGTATGCAAAAGTTGAGTTGGTGTCCAGAAATCGCGGCTACGTCCGCTTTCTCGTTCAGCGATAGCAAGGTCAGAGAAAATAATGCCTAGCATATTTTTATTCTTAACATTCATGCCTTTGTTGCCGTGGTCTCTATCTTTAAGCCACCATTCATATTCGCCCCAGTAAGTAAAGTTTTTATTATACGCGCGGCCGGCCGCAAGAAAATCACACACCATTTCTGTAAAGTCTTTTTCTGGCATTACATAAGTTGTTAAGCCTTCACTATAATTATCCGTCCAATAAGCCCAATGGTGCGGGTTGTGGCCGCGATGATGTAGCCACGCGCGCGAAAAGCCATTCGCTTTCTTTGCTTCTGTAATTGGTGATGTTGTTCCTGTCCAATAGCGCGCGGATTCAAAAAACTCAATTGGACTAAACTTACTCATATCGTGTTTAATGCCGCGCCAAGTAATACCACATAGGCTACAATAATAAAGTACCCAAAATTTATGTTTTATAATAGTTTTAAAATGTCCAATAATTTTTTTAAATGTTAGTTTTGGTTTCATTTTCTAGTCCATCCATTCATTTCTAAAAAGCGACTCATTACAGCGCACTGCATATTGTCTATTAGCGTCTGTCCGAATGCTTCTTCCGATTTATTAGGTTTATAACGAAGTTTTAAATCATCAATTAGTATTGCGTCATGCTTTGCAATTAATGCACAAAACTCTTCTGTTACATGCGGCTCATTGCCTGCTTTTGTAGAGCGCGCGAGCTCTATATCTTCATCATATAGTTTTAAGTAATTATGGATATTTTCTTCTTTATCTAAATATTTATTACACAAATCCATTAGACGAATCATATGAGAATACTTTTTGCCCGGGGTCATATTACGTCCATGTAATCCCAGTATTGTACCCGCGATAGCGTTTAACATGTTATTGCTGTTGCAATGGACAATATAATAAAGAAGAGTATCATCATATAAATATTCTTTTAACACTTCTTCATAGTCTGGATTAAATATAATATAATCACTTAAAATACATTCAATACTATTAGGATTAGATTGCTTTAATAAATGGCAAAGCAAACGAATATCTTTGACGCATGCTTTGCTGCCATCATCTAGCTGTATTTCATAGTTGGGAATTTTTTTATCAAGTAAAAAATTATCATAAGAAGGCAGGACAAAAGAATAAGTATCTACATCACTATTTTCAGTTGCAAGCCCATAGTTTTGGCTACCAACTAGCGCGGTAAAAAGCACATTTGTGCCGCGGCTTAAAACTAATCCATGCTTGCTCTTAACTTCTTCTAAAATCTTATCCATACTTATTCCTCCCTTAATTTCTATAATAATTATATCATAATTTTTAAAAAAAGTCAATAAAAAAAGGAGCCGATTTTCATCGGCTCAAACATACCATAAAATATATTCAAATGGCTGTCGGTTAATCCAACCTTCATTGAAGTGGGCTACACGATAATATTTATATTCTCCATCAGATACAAACGCTTCACCAAGTCGCGCATCAAAGTCTTCATTATTTATATAATCAATAAACTCTTGCTTTGTATAAATAATATCATTGGATGGGTCTTTTTCCCAATCTTGAAGTTTCTCGGCTTCAAAAAATAAGTTTGAAACCGGGATACCCATATCGGTTTTTTCACCATCAGGGTCTTGTACCATAAATCGTAGTCCATCTTCGCCAAGAAAGGCGCCATTGGTAATTAGATTACCAACGCGCCAAGCTGAATTATTGACCTTATATAATACGCGTTGTCCTGCGTAAATATTACTTACTTCCATTTTTCCTTCCTTTTATTTAATATCCTGATAAACAGGAGAATTTAGTACTTCCATCATTAAGTCGTAGCCATCCTTCCCAGATAGCACAGCCTCAATGCCGCTCATGGAGAAACCAGAGATGTATGAGAATGGACCATTAAGTGCAGGAATCTGGTTCTGACGCGCGTCAAGGTTCCAGAAAATTACGCGAGGGATTTCATAACCATACTGCTGCCACTTTTTGCGCTGTGCTTCAATAACAGTTAATATTCCGCGTTCATTCATGCGGCCACGCCAAGAACTGCAAGTTACACAAGAATTAAACTCCATATCACTGAAAATATAAATGGTTTTTGGCATATCATCAGCCGCGGTCTTATTCTTGCGCGCAGTTCTTAGAAGTAAATCAAATACTGCTTCAATGTTGGTGCTACCGCCCCAAGCTGCGTTATGGGCGCGCATAAACTTATCATAAATATCTACGCCTTCAAACTTTACTAGCTCAGGAGTGTCAGAGAACGTAATAAAGTGATTGCGGAAAGGCCCCTTGCCGCGTTCAGCAATGTAGGCGCCCATAGAGACTGCCGCGTATAGTGGCTGGCCCCACATAGAGCCGCTAACATCCACAACTGCAATACCAGGCTCTTCATGACCGTGATAGTAGTCAGGAAGCGCGTCCCAATACTTCTGCCAAGCATTACGCTCAACAGAGGTTGCCCGACCATATACGGAAAAAATCTGATTAGCAATGTCAACAGGATTTAGTACGCTAGCGTTTACTTTGGTTTCCTTGTTGCTCATAAACGCAGCATAACGTTCACGCGTATATTCATTGCGGGCGAAAGCGTTGCGATACTTTAATCCGGCCTTTGAAGGTAGCTTATCAAACTTAATTTCATCCCAACGTCCCTGAGACATTAGAGATTCAACAATATTGATACGGCGGCGAAGCATAGAAAGCATCTTGCGGTATTCCTTGGAAGTTAAATCGCCAAGTGCTTTACGAGTCTTATTACCAAGAATCTTGGACTTCTGAGAGCTGCAATTTTCGCTACATGCCCACTTTGCCGCGAGAGAAGGAGTTTCGCAACTTACATCTAATAGTAGCTGCTCACGCCATAACCCGAACATATCCTTTTCTACTGGGGTATCAACTAGAGAATAAAGGTCATCCCAGCGCCCAAGTAGAGGAATAAACTTCAAATTGCGGCGAACCACAGCAGGATAATTATTAGCTAGCCAATGAATACAAACGCGGAAAAATCTACGTTCGCCTTGACCGCCGCGGCAGTTGCGCATATAAAATAGGCACTTTAACGCATAAAGAGGATTCTCTGCATAAGCATTCTTAAACATTAGAATTACGTCATCGTCAGAACGATTACGCATGGAACCGCCTAGGGCGAACATATCTAATAGGTCAGATTTAGTAGTCTTATGAGTTATTCCGCCGTTTTCAGTATAAGTATAATTGGTTTCATCCTTTAACGCATTTAAAAAATTATTCATTCATTTTCTCCTTTTCATCTTAACCTTTATCAAGGTTGTAGGTTGTTTTCTTTATATTTATTATATCATATTTTTAATTAAAGTCAATTATTTGATTCTTGTTCTGGTTTGATCCAAGTTTCACTCTTATGAGCGATGCCGCTACTATTAGTGATTTTATTTGCTACGAAGCTTACATTTGGAAACTTAGAATTGCCATATCCATATTCTAGATAAGTATGATACATACGACATGCTTCACTATAACTACTTTTTACGTCAATGCCCTTGACATAATTGTCTCCATCATGGCGAATATAATGGACAAAGAAATCACGGACTTTTTCTTTGTTCCAAGTCTCGTTGTAACCTGGAACAATTTTATCTTGCTCATCAGTTACCATACAAGAAACATACGTCATATTTGGGTAGTTTGGATTATTATAGGCCATTTTCATCTAACTATGGAAAGCTTGTATCGCGGAATCTAGGGTATCGTGGACTTCTATGCCGCAGGCATAAGTATCTCCATCTTTACGAATACGGTGTAAGAAAAATTTATTTTCCATAAAATTACCTCCATTTTACATTGGATAACTATATAGTTCTGTTACGGGAATTTTTAAAGTTTGTAGGTCTTGCCATCTCTGGCGAACATCAGCCATTACTTCATCTATATGCACTGGTGTGCAATTATGTGAATCCATACCAACATGATACATGAAAGGATTGTTAGGATACATAAAGTTCTTCTGCTGATGACTATGACCGTGTAGATTTAATACATGTTGTGAAAGATGTTTTTCATCATAATTCGCGGTTAAAGTCGGGTAATGACTTAAATAAATACTCATTTTCTTATATTTAATTACATAAGCATACCAACCGCCAATTACGTTTGGACAATTTTCAAAAATAGCGTTTTTTCGCGCGTCTGTGTCATGGTTGCCCCAAATGAGAAAGATTTGCCCATTTAAGCGCTTCATTAGTTCACATCCGCGTGCAGTATCGTTGAGCATTGTATCACCCAAATGATATACAATGTCACCCGGTTTAACTACTTTATTCCATCTTTCTACAATTGCTTCATTCATGTCTTCAATATTAGTAAAGCCGCGCGGTTCATAAAGAAAAGCAACGTTGTGCATGAAATGTGTATCACTGGTTAGGAAGATTTCCATTATTAATCACCCATACTTCCTTTACATTTGAAAATTCATTTTTTGTTGGCATTGTTGTTTGACAGTGCATTCGCCGCAGAATAGAGTGGCTTACATAGGAGCGACCGCGACGCTTATCATTATATTCAATACAATTTGAAATTGAAGTATTCATGAATATAAAAATAATTTCATAGTCATTATCAGTTAAATGTTTCTTTTGAAGCGCATTATGAAGCTTCGCCCGCGAAGCAACAGAAATATGTGTTGCATCGGCAATAACATCAAAGCCATCTACTAATGTTGCGGCGATAGTGCCGACAAATTTGTTAAAAACTTCGGTTTCATGCGAAAAGTAATCTTCATCCTCTTTAAGCATGGAAAAACGAATCTCATCGCGGGAAACATAGCGCACATCGGGATTTTCTTTTATAAACTTATTGGCCCATGTCGTTTTCCCGCTACCAGGGCAACCACACATGACATATAAGATAGGCATTTCTATCGCTCCTTTCCTTTATGTATATATTATATAATAATTTTAAAGAAAAGTCAAATATTCAAGCGGTTATAGGAATAATGCTGTGAACGGTATTATTATAATACTCTGCTAATACTTGACTTTCTACCGAAGGAATAACTAAACCAGATACATGTGGCAGAGCATTAGCTTTTTGAATAATTTCGTTCCAATCACTGGCTTGAACTCTATCTCCTTCATTTAGGGTGGGAATGGTAATATTTGTACCAATCCTCCATGCGGTTGCTAATGTATCTAAATATGATTTTAAATCATTCATTGGCTATAATAATGAGTCGCCAGGATTTACTGAATCAAGAGTCTATAACGTAACATCAGGACGTATAGTAGGCTAATTAATTGTAAATTTTTTCTTGCTGGTGCCAGACTAATTAGTACACTATACGCGCATACATAAAATCTGTCGGCTGGGGTTAAAAGTACTTTTTAGGCCGGTGTTGCGTGTGTTACCCGATTGAACGGCCGCCCCACCCCAAGAAAGAGCATTGTTCCAACGATATTGTGTGTTAGCATTGCTACCACTTACCTACTATGGGACAGAAATAGAAGAAATACTTAACACATAAAATTGGGGGATTAAATAAAAATAAATCGCGTCACTATTTCCTGCTTGTACTGTTATTGATTTAGGAAATTTATTAGAGCTTGGATGCGGTGTGTATGTAACATTTGGCATAATATCATCTCCATAAAAAAATACTTCTAATATTAAAATATTAGAAGTATTTAAGTGCGAGCCCCTAGATAGAATCGAACTATCATCCCTTGCTTACAAGGCGAGAGCATTGGCCTTTATGCTATAGGGGCGATTTCTTCGGCGGGAACAACATTATCATAGCATTCTTCTAATTTAATATTTATGATATTATCTGCTTCATAAAAATCTACTACATGGTCCGCGGCTTCACCATATGTATTGCCACTTACAATGCCGGTTTCTGTTTGTTCAAGACAATCTCTATCAATATAAACTACAGTATAAAAATACATATTATTCTCTCCTTTAATTTAAAATGGCGGTGCCAGAAGGATTTGAACCTTCGCGTTAGATTTCTCCAACCTAGTAGTTTAGCAAACTACCCTCGTCACCACTTGAGTATAGCACCAAAGAAACGGTGTTTACCGCACACCGTAGCGGCAAATTTTCCGCCGAAGCGAGGTTTATTAGAAACCCCAATGCATTGTGGCTAGTTTTTGTTCTCTGGCGACGCGGATAGCCGCCGCGACCTATTTTCTAGGGGCTTTAATTTCTCATCTGTCCCGAGACGGAGTGCGCGACTTGAAAATATAACAAACATCTCTCCAGGAAGTTAGTTCTTTATTTATACTGAACGGAGCTAACCAAAATTCGCAGTTGCCCGCTAAAAGTATTAGCGCTCTCCTTTTAGCAAAGCAGCGGTAACGCCACATAACGACTGGCCGCAATTTCGCACCCGTTCATCTGGGTGAGGCGTTCAAAGCTGCCACTCACCAAGCTCAGCGGCCTGACGAGCGCGACTCCAAGAGGAAGAAAATACTACACGGCGGGAAGTTCTACGCATAATCATCATCCTTTCTCTTTCTTTCTATAAATATTATAGCATAATTTTTATTTAAAGTCAAATATTTAGCATGTAATTTCTACTTTATCTTTTGTAACTACTGTCGGGCCGTATGCTGGCGGAATAATACCGTGCCAAGCACAGTATGGCTGCATAAATGTATTGCCATGACAATTTATACAATATGATGCCCAAGGAGACATAACAGCGCCGCATTTAGGGCAAACCCAACCATACGAAGTATAATTAGATTGATTTTCCTTCGCTGTTGTTGATGTTTCTACCATTTTCTAGTCCTCCATTTTTAATCTTCTCCCAAATCTCTAAATACATTCTATCAATATTCATTAGCGTGTCTTGGATTTGGTCTTCAATTACAGCGCGGTCGCGCAGGTGTTCGGCATACTGCTCTTTAATAGCTTGTACTTGTTTGAAAAAACTTTTCTTTTCGTAAGTAGAGCCACTAATATTTTCTAATTGCTTATTTTGGCGCTCTTTACAAAGCAAACATACATATGGTTCATATATTCTTATAGAATACTCATATTTGCCATATGGGTTACTCTGTATATTAGTTTCTAAATACCAATCAAAATCTTTCCACTTATGTGGGCATTTTCGCGCTGGAATAACTGGTTCAGTTTTCTTTTTAAATAATCCCATAATTATTTCTCCTTTGTTGAAGCGTCCAGTTGGAGTTGAACCAACTAACAGGGGCTTTGCAGGCCCGCTCCCGGCCGACGAGAATTGGACGCGCTTGGCAGGGGTATCCTATTCTGCCTAGGAACTGAGAATTTTGGAGATTCCCCGACTGCTAATTATCTTATACCCCTATTGTTTTCCATATAAATCCATAAGCAGTTCTATTAGGATTATCTCTTGCACGGCCAAGGGTTGCTGATATATTATCCCAATTTTGAGACTGTGTATATCCATTAGTATACAGCCATTGTCCAGCAAGTTTATGTGATTCAAATGATTGAATTAATTTTCCATCTTTATAAGCACTTATGCCAATCATAAGACGTTTATTTTTATTGCTATTTACGTCTAATCCCGCGGAGACTATTGCACTATGAACAATACTTACATCACAATTGTATTTAGTAGCAATTTCTATTATTAATTGTCCATCTTTATATTCATTTATCATTTCTTGTCTTATATTATCATCATATAATATTTTGCCATCTCCACCATAAGTAGCATTATAACCATAATGATAACTGTTGTATTGTTGAATCCAATAAATTTCACGTTCTTCTAATATGGAAGAATCAACTTCTTCTATCAATTCTATGAAAAAATGTTCAATTCCATATTTATTCATTGCCATGTACAATGGTCGTTTCTCGCTTCTTTTACGAGTACTTTCATGAATATGCTCTGCAAATCGCTTTGTTATAGATTTTAAAGTTTTTCCAATATAAACCTTATTATTTATATCATTAGTAATTTTATAAATATATCCTATCATATTAATCACTCCTATGATTATATAAAATTGAGCCGATGTAGGAGCATCTTTATCTCGTTAGTTAGCTATTCTAACGCTACCTCATAATGCGCCTGGCGGTAATCGAAACCGCGCTTATAGATTAAAAGTCTACAACACTACCACTATGTTACAGGCGCATAAAAAGTAGAATACTGTGTGGTTTTGTCCTCTCGGGGCGCTGTACTGCCGCGCCTTCTACTTAAATACCCGTTATAGGAATTGAACCTATATTTTCTGATTAGAAGTCAGATACTCTGTCCGTTGAGTTAAACGGGCACAATCGCGGCGGAAGAGTTGCGGATACTACTCGGCCTCTTGCTTCGGGTCTAATTACCAACGTCGCGACTATTTGCCTTTACCTACGCATAGGTGTTTGCTGCTGCCAATAGTTTGGCGGAAGTGGTTTTCATCCTTCCTAATCTTCGCAAAGATTAGCCGCTATTGTGGTAGGACATGATAGAGTCGGACTATCGTTAATGGTTTATAAGACCACCGTTCTAACCGTTGAACTAATGTCCCATAGAGAGCTTAATAGCTCCCGGGAATATACTTATTAATAGTATTTGGATGATACCCAAGTGCGACAAGGAACGAAGTAAAGCAATCACATAGTTCATCAATACCGACATCGCTTGGAATATCAAAGCTTAGTTCTGTTCGTCGCTCATGCGGATTATCGCCGCCGGGCCAAAAAGTAAACTCAATCTGTCCGTTATTTTCTTCACTTGACATTTCTATAATCCCTCACTTCTTCATATGGGCGTTCATTTTCCCAAACAGCACAATCACTAACAATAAAATCATTCATTTTAAAGCCAGACTTATATTCTAGTTCAAGGCAATCGGTATCCCAGATTTTAGTCTTTCCGGTTTTCTTATCGCGGAAACGAAGCTCGCAATACATGAGGCCGCCACTACCGTCCTCAAACCATTCCATTCTAGTTCTGACTTGTTCCATTACAAAGCGACCGAGCCAGAGTGGATCTTCCGCGACATACTTATTTACCATTTTACAATACTGATTTAGCCACCGCTGATGATTCCTACGATTTTTAGACTTCATACTGTAATTACGCATTTTCTTGGCTCCTTTCCTCTTTGTATAATAATTATACTATAATTTTTACTATAAGTCAAGTATTTTCTTCGTAGAACTTTTCAATTTCTACGCAATTTTCATCGGGCTTACACTTATCACAGAAAGGAGAAATCCATCCTTTTGTAATCCACTTCGCGGGCGCACCACAACGAATACAAATTGAATAACTCATATTTTCATATTTACTAATTACTTCATTTATCTCTGGTGTTGTCCAATTAGTATAGAAGCGTAGACCGCCAAACTTTTCTTTAATTTGAATAATTTTAAAGGTATCTGCAAAAACCTATGGCTGCTTGTTTAGGGCCTGCTTTAATTCTTCGCACATTTGTAAGCCAAATGCGTTGCGCCAGCCGTCTGGCATATCATCAAGCCATATATATTCATAATCATAATCTTCAATTGGCTCGCCAGTCCATATATTATATGGCATTAGAAATGGATATTTTTCAATTAGTTGTTTATTATATTCTCTTTGGTCCATTCTTCTATTGTCGCTCCATTTTTTCTAAACCACTCTTGTATTGGCCATCGCTCACTACAAGGGTTGTCATATTTTTCAAATACAATAAATGCGAAATCATAGTCTTTTATATCATTATCGTATGCGATACGTTCATGTAAGCTAAATAATTTAGACATGAAAAGTTTAAAATCAATTTTATCTAATTGATTTGAATATACTTGTAGAAAAGAACAATTTTGTGGATGTTTAGGGGCGCATTTCCCATTACATAGTCCATCGCATTCCGCGCCAGGCTTTAATGGTGGGCAATCAATTACCCATATGCCGCGGCCGTCTTGTCCAAGCGGGCGCCACTTCGGCGGAAAAACAGTAGTATTTAGACCGATAAGATTTTTTGGAAAATTGCGCACCTATGCCCAATAGGAAGTATATAATTTCATTTTATTCTTTTACCACTCATTAGAATCCCATCCAATTGGGTCTCCGGTATTGGTATTAAAATCTAAATATTCATCTGATTCATAGCAATCTTTACAAAGCCATCCATTTCTGCTATGTGTCGTTCTTTTCATTTGTTTCTGTTCATGCCTTTTTCCGCACATTCCGCATAGACGATAATACTTTCGAGTCTTTTTCAAGCCTGTTTCATTCATCCCACTTCACCGCTCTCTTACTTTTAATATCAAGTTATCGGTACTAATAATTTCATAATGCTTTACTATTTCTGAAAAGTTAGCATCATCAGTTAAAGTTATTTTGTACCCATGGTCCTTGGGCATGAAAAATGAACCGACGAATAAGCCAATTCCAATAATAGACCCAATAACAAATACACAGAACCAATTGTTACTAATAACTCCTTTATTGAACATTGCAATCCAAGCGAATAGAATAAAAAAAGTTAAACCGATAGTTAGCATAAGACAACCCAGTGCGGACATGCTTGTCCATTCTGATAAAACAACTACTCCTTCAATCATCTCATTTTACCTTCCGCGGTTAATTCTCCTTGAATGGTTTTTCTACTATTTTAAACTCAGTAGTATAATACGTGCCGCAATAATCACATCGTCCAGACCCATATTTTAATTCAAACAACGCGCCACAATTTTTACAGTTAATAGGATAAGCTTCAATTAATGACGCTTTAATTTTATATTTCTAACCATTGATACAAATAGAATCTATATATTTTTCATCATTCATATATTCTAATGCTCCAATCTTATTTTGTCATCCATTCCCACGCATTAATTTCTGCTTCAATTTTTCGTCCAAGAAGAAATAATTCCCAAGCATTTTGAAAATTATCCCAGGTTTCACGATTAGAAAAAATTTCTTTATTATCATGCATGATAGCTTGATAAACTAAAAAATCAATATGATTGCCGCGCATTTGTACATGGAATCCATTTCCTTGCGTATTATTAGAATGAAATAAAGTATAGCAATGAAACTTAGAATAATCATTTTTATTGATTATCCATTTGGATTCTTTCGTAAATAGTAAGATTTGGTCGTTTGTTTCTACAATATACGCCTGTTCACCGTATTTGTGATTAATAAACCAAACTACTTCTTGCGCTGTCATATTGATTCCTTTCTTTTTATAAGTCGGAGTAGCAAGGCTCGAACTTGCGGCATCCAGTTCCCAAAACTGGCGCGCTACCAACTGCGCTATACCCCGAAAAAACGCGACCATATTTTATAATTTTCAGTTATAAATAAAATATTGCTGTAATGGTCGCTTAAAGATGGCGGCCCGCCTCCGGATCGAACGGAGATAACCCACTTCAGAGGTGTTACGGTTTTCTTCACACGCGTTGCTTTCGCATCGTGGTCCGGACTTTATCTTCATCCTATAAGGATGCGCCGTATAAAGTCTCTACACATAGATTAAAAATCCTTGCTCGGTATTAGCAGTTAAGCCTTCACCGAATTAGCGGCGTTTTCACTTATATATTACTATATAAGGCTCCAATTTAGACTAGAGACCGGTGCATTAACCATTATGCTAGCGGGCTTCATTATATATTTATTATAACATAATTTTAAGGAAAAGTCAAATACTTATCTTCTTTAGGATGGTTAAAAGCATATTCATATGCTTTCCAATCCAATTTTTCTAAAATAGTTGTTAATTCATAATTACCTTTTGAAGAAGTAGCCAAAGGAACTAATAATTTAATCAATGCTTTCTTTTCTTCTTTATTAAGAAAAAGTAATTTCATTCCATTCGCCCCTTTCTTACATATATATTATATAATAATTTTGGAGAAAAGTCAAATACTAATGTCCAGTAAAGGATTTGAACCTTCAAAAACTACGGCCTAAACGTAGCGCGTCTGCCAATTGCGCCAACTGGACGTATCCTCGGTGGGAGTCGGACCCACAGAACCCGCGTTTTGAGCGCGGTACATATGCCAATTCTGTTACGAGGACATTTGGTGCCGCTGGCCGGACTTGAACCGGCACGCTCATAAGAGCAGCAGATTTTCTTACTACTCCATATTACTATGGCCGCATTACTGCGTTGTAGTCTGGACTATGTTTTCACCATATCTTATGACTTAGGTGGTTCCTATATAGTCTCTACACATTTAGAGATTGCGCTATTTTTTCCACGATAACTATCAGTAAAAGCATGGCAATTAGGACAAAGAAGTTCAAAATTTTCTAATGTATTGTTATTGCGGTTTCCATCTTTATGATGAACTTCAAGCGGAATGGGCTTACCCATCCATTCGGTATTCCCGCAACATTCACATTTATATTCTTTATATCCTTCTTCAAGTAATTTGCGGCGAATTTTATTAGTTTGAATATCTTTACTTTCAGCAAGATATTCCATTAAATTCATACCACGATTACTGATTTTTGTAGTACCTTTACCACTTTGATTTCCATCGTAAGTTATATTCCAAAGATTAAGATAACGATTTAAAGTTTCAGGCTTACACCTAAGTTCGCGCGCCATATTCGCTTTTGATTGTCCTTCATTAATCCATTGGAGAATTTCTTCTTTGCGTTCAATAATATCATTTCGCATATTCATCACCTCATTATAAGAGTGACTACATTACAAGGAAACCATTTTAATTTACTCTCTGGAAAAAATTTTTTTAGCGTAATCCCATTTAGCTCGGCGTAATCCAATTTGGACTTTCGCCGAATTAGGGAACATTCACATTGGAACTTTCGTATCCAAGTGCTCAAATTATATAAGTCTGCTGTGTCTGCCATTCCACCACAGCGGCATAAAACAAGACGCACTTATAACCGCGCTTCTACTATTGAGCGACCACCGCATGTTGCGGTGGGTTGGAGTTGCACCAACACTTGACGGGCTCCCTTTGCAAAAGAATAATTGCTGATGCGTCTTTAAAGCACCATACCAGATTTGAACTGGCCACATTTGCTTGGAAGGCAAAGATGTTACCGCTACACCAATGGTGCGAATTGCCACTACCGGTCGAGTGGCCAGACGATCTCCCTTTTATGTATCGCTGGATAAGCGATGGCCTCATGAGTGTAGATATCTTCCACATGCCAAGATGGACCAGGGCCTCTCAGCCAGCCCATGGTAGTTATTTCGACATACTGGTCGGTGGATATAATAATATCCAACGAATCGTGCTCATTAAACACAATTCTCATCTGTTACCCTAATTACATTGCAGTTAATGTGCCTATGCTAGGCACTTCGCTCGCCGCCCCATAGTGCGGGTCTACGCATATTGTCAGTGCTTTTCAATGTTCCAATCCTCAACTTCGGTCCTACCGCTTGTCGGGACAAGTAGCCATGGGAACTTTACGACCGGCGCCCCGTCGCTCGGGTAATCGCAACGCCTGGACTCGGACCAGGGACTTCCATTTTATCAGAATGGTACGCTAAACCAACTGCGTCACGTTGCGATAAAAACTAGACCCGCTTATAATGCTCTGCCAATTGAGCTACATATTCCGTAGAATACGATTGGACTCGAACCAATAACCTTTTGATTAACAGTCAAAAAAAGAAGTAATTTGCTGACGGGTCTATAAATTAGTTTTAACAAAAAATGTTAGAAGAATTACAATTCATTTTTGTATAATTCTATAAGTATACGTTGGTATATTATATTCTTTTGACCATTTACCATTGCCGAAGTAGAATCGAAAATAATCATTATGTTCTTCTACTCCTTCAATTTCGTATTGACCACTCATTTCAGACCAATGATTTGTTAATTCAACTATCATCTAACTCTCCTATTACGGCCACTCTCCAAGGGGCTTGCCAAGATTAGCGCGCTCAACATTGGTATTATAAAATACACCTTCTGTCGCTGGACCAGTCAATAGTTCATCAGCAATGGTTTCATATAGGGTGCTAATAATACCATGACAATCATTTAGATTATCCGCCGCGAACTGAACTACGCAATTATTGAATACAACATATGTAGTTCCAATCCACTGATACCCTTCTTCCGCGGGGCAAACAGAATACGCATACGCGGGATTGCCCTTGAAAGCAGTATCAAATAGTTCTACCTTGCTAGTAAAAGCACGATTACTTGGGGTGCCATCTACCATTACCTTTAGTTTAATATTACCGAAACTAACTTCTTCTGGTAGAATCTATAGTAGGGCCGCGACCTTATCACCATTATTGCAAGCAAATACAATAGAAGGAGCAGAGCCACTAAAATTACAATTGCATGCAATCTGAGGATCGCCATCAAATAGGGCCTCAAACTTACGAATAACGATTGTCCAAGGGGGAAGAATCTTTAGCCTTGCATCACTCATGTTAATTACCTCATTTTAATTTAAAATACTAGGCGAGGAAGTGTGAAAGATTTGAACTTTCTATGAAAATAAATAGCATTTTCAATCATCCTATAAAGATTTTGCAGTTAACTCGCCTAAAAGAGCGCCCGCTGAGAGACTTGAACTCCCGACACATTGGTTAACAGCCAATTGCTCTACCGACTGAGCTAAGCGGGCATTTCCTTTTTACATAAATATTATATCATAATTTTATGTAAAAGTCAAATATTGGTGGAGACCGTTGCTTTGCTTTTTTATATACCGCTTTCCACTAAGCCACATACCGTGTTCTCAATAATGATTCATCACGTCGGTGGTAGTTGACCGTCCCCACGAATCCATGTTAGCGGTGCCAGTTAACTATTTATGAGTCGCTCTGAACTGCGCAAGGAGCGACAATACCCAGTAGAAGACTTGAACTCCTGTCTCGCGGTTCGTAGCCGCGTGCTCTATCCAGTTAAGCTAACCGGGTAAGTGCCCCGCCATTTTAGGTCTAACGGGCTGACCGCGGAGGTTATATAATTGGCGGTCTCGACGGAGTACGATTCCGTAATCTTCCCGGTGACAGCGGGAGATGTTAACCAATTACACTACGAGACCATTAAAGACTTTAAGGTCAGTCAACCGCGCATCGGTTTAGTCACCGCTTTTGCTCAGGTGAGAGTACTCGGTATGAGAGTTGAACTCATGTCTGTGGCTTGAAGGGCCGCCGATCTAACCGTTAATCCAACCGAGCATAATGCGGTTTGATAACTCAGCCGCAACTGAGTGGCTACACTATGTGACGGGAGCAGTAGATGAGACTGCTTTGGTTTTTCAGTTTAAGGAGCTACCCTAAGAGCTGCCCAGGACTTCCAATCCATTTTCCTTAGCCTTCCCGTTTTTCACCACGGCCTAGAAATCATTACGTCCCCTAGGTGGACGTTGGTTGCTCGTCGCAACCCGCTTCTATGAGCGGACTCACATTTATTTATACTCGTAAGCTCTACCGAGTACTTTTCAGCCTGAAAACCACTGTATTCAGTTTACTGGAAGCTGAAAGCTCATTATTTTGCTCCTCTTTTATAATGCGCCGAGCAACATGGACGTATACCTATCCTTTCAGTTTGCGCGTTGGCTGTTCTTCAAACTCCATTTAACCCATTCTTACGTTACACACCGTTAGCTATACGGCTAGAAGCCTTCAAACTTCTACTGCGTCATTTGGGCACCTGTATAGCGCTTCCCATCTATTTTGGTGGAGCCTTGTCCTATACGTCGTAACATTCTTGTTAGGATGTCTACCGCTTTTGTTACGCAGTTTTCCTCAGCGTTGTGGTCCATCCCTTTTGTTGTGGGGCTTAGTTTGCCACAAAGTCCTGTCATTGCCCCAATCCATAGACTATTTAACTTGCGGTCTATCGGCGCGCCTCCTTTTACAGAGTGGGCAACTGTATAAGCTATTGCGAACTTGCGGCTTATAAACGCGGCATCTTGTTATACTGGGGATGCATCCAGTTTTACCATTTCATGGAATGGACTCGGTGTTTCTTTAGAGAGCCGTTGCCTCTCGACTCTGTGCTTTTAGGTGATCACCCACCACCAGATTGGATTCGAACCAATACCTCTCGCCACCTGACGAGTATTCTCCCACTATACTACTGGTATTAATTTACGCTCTTGGGTGGCCGCCCTTGAGCGGGGCTATCTCGCGTCCGAGAATCAAATGCTAAAAGCGCTCTCTACGCTCCATCCTTGGTTTGGTCTTGCACCAAATCTTTTAGATAATGATATTCGCCCTCACCAGTTCCGCGCTGGCGTTCCCCACGGCACCTATTTCGGGCAGTGCTGGCCCTGGTGGCAGACCCGAGAGTTGAACTCGGTCCTCTTAGGTTATGAGCCTAGTGACTTAGCCGTTTGTCCTGTCTGCTACGCGTATAACATCCGTATTACGGTTCTATTTCAACCTTTAACGAGTTGATGTTATCAGTATCTCGGGAAAGCGATGCGGTCATGACTCCGCTTCATTGCCGTCGCTCAGTCATCCTCGCGGCGTCATGGAGATGATGTGATTTGAACACACTACCTATTGCTTGCAGGGCAATTGCTCTACCAAGTGAGCTACATCCCCATTACTTTTCATCAGGATAATGCTTATAATATTCTTCCCAATTATTCTTTACCTTACCCGCACGCACATAGCGGCCGAAGCGCTTCGCCGCGCGCTGTCGAATAATTGGGGCGCGATAAGAATTAGAGAAAAAACGTATTGCGCCTTCAATAGTAGTCCATCCGTTATTAACAGACCAAATCTCATTGTTGCTCATATTTCGCGCTTGCTTACTCCAAGATTCAGGATGCCAAGTGTACATACTCTTACCGCCTTTCCTTACTTATTATATCACGATTTTTCTTCTGTGTCAAGTATTTCTTCTTCAGAGTTTACATAATCAAGATAATCTTGAAATTCATCTTCATCTTTGAAAAGATACACCTGATGCAGATATAACCAAGTAATTTCATCCATCATCTTTCTTATCCCCTTTCAACATATTTATTATATCATAATTTTTATTTCTAGTCAAATATTAATCTTCGTAAACTTCTGCTTCAATTCCAAGTTCATCTAAAAAATACCATTCAACCATTTCTTCTTCTACGTCAAGATAAATCTGCACATTTTCGTTCTTTTTCATAACCTATCCCTCCGTTTCTATAAAAATTATAACATAATTTTTATTATAAGTCAAATATTAAACTACCTTTCCACCGCAAGGGTTGGGAGTCCTAATATAAGTGGAAAGGTAGAGTGCGAAAATAGCTCGCGTTGCTATTTATCGCGTGCGTACAATCTCGCGGTGCGCTTGCGTATGTTATTACGTGCATAACCCGTGCGGATTGTCTATGCCGTTCACCACGACCACGATTTATAGGTTGATGTCACCCTATCATAAGTAAAAATAACGGCCCTTATGAAAACCGGCATCTATTGCTCTAGAACAACTTTATTGTAGGGGATGCACTCCTAGCGGCGTTTACACGTAAGCCTGCCGGAACGCTCGCTTCTCTTTCCCATGGTGGGCGGCCGCGAGAAGAACCCGTATAATGTCCCAACGTGGTCCGCATATTAAGAGGCGTGTTGGGCACTACTGGCGAAAATGGTAGGATTTGAACCTACGGACCCTCTCGGGTCAACGGTTTTCAGGACCGCCGCCTTAAGCCACTCGGCCACATTTTCATATAACTGAGGTAGCTGGACTTGAACCAACGATCCGAGAGTCAAAGTCTCGTGCCTTACCGACTTGGCCATACCTCATTACGGGGCTTACGCCCCTTCAATCTTATAGATTGAATAGAAAAGGATTGAAAATATCAAAAAGACTAGGGATGTCTTTTGTAGTTAGAGAAGTGTGGTAAGAACCATATTTCTTAACAAACGCTTCGAGCTTTGTCTTATACGCATTCTGCGCAGCAACCATAGCCTTGTACGCTTCATCTACTTCCGCGGCCATCATCTTGCGTTCCGCGGCTTCCTTTTCCTTCTGCGCCTTGGCCTCCGCGGCCTTACGCTCTGCGAGAATCTTCTCGCGATTTTCGGCTTCCTTTGCTTCAAACTCAGCCTTTTCACATTCCGCCTGACTATCATAAAGACGGTTTAACTTTTCACTATAAAACTTCATATAAGTTCCTCTCCTTATAATTCCACAGTTCCTATCCTGTGTTTTATTTGTGAAAGAGGAGACTTTATTTTCTCCCCTTTCACTATAAATATTATATCATAAAAATCCAAAAAAGTCAAATATTAAGGTACTTCTTTCCATCCAGCAGGATAACCGGCGGGAGACCATATATTATTATCAATTACAGATTCATATACTTTTCCTTCAAATCTAACTTTATCGCCAATTTTATAGCCGTTAGTTGATTCTGGTTGCTCCCAATTATAAATGGTATTTTCATCCGGAATTAATACTTTTGCCCATAAGCTGGTCGCGGCCACTGGGGTCCACGCCTCTTGTGGTATATGGGCCTATAAGCATTTATATAAAACATTGTCATATCTTACGCGTTCATCTACTTTATATCCATCTGCTTTATCCGCCGTCCAATTAGGAAATAAGTTTGGTGCTTCTAATGCATCTGCGTCATCAAGAGAAAGCGCGGCTTTCTCTATGTAGGGGCGTAATTTACGCGCTAATTCAAGTAATGTCATATATTACTCCACCCCCAATAGAACTTTTGCCGCGGCTAGTTCTTCTTCAAGCTGTTGAGACTTTTCAAAAAGTAACATTATGTATTCATCTTTACTGTATTCAACATAATCATATTCATATCCACTTTCTTCTTTATCTTCAACAGTAGTGGTATAGGGCGTAATATTAGATGCTATAAATACTTTATCTTCTTTAATTTCTGTTGATTGAGGCTGATTCAAGCTCTATACTTTGCCATAATTAATCATAATTATCAACCTCCCACTTTGTTACGCCATAGGGCATAGTTAGTATCATGGACACTATCTTTAAGTGGTATATAAACAAGACGTGCGCCAAATGTGGACGCGGCGTAATCCATATCGCGGTCGCAAGCATAGAAGAACATGCCATTGCGTTGTGTGAATAGCCAGTCGCCGCCAAACGCCATAGATTGAATCTTATTGACATTTTTTGTTATCCAAATATAGTCGCTTATCGGCGTAGCGCTATTTGCATTTGATGCTTCGGCTGGGATAAATAGCCAATCATATTTTTCATCGCCATAGCCCATACCAGAAATCCAATCGCTTGTATTTGGTAAGCTAATACCAACACTTTCATAGTCGGCAGTAATAGAATCAGAGTAATTATAATTTTTACAAATATATGGAACGCCGCCCTACACATTGCCGTCACCAAAGATATTGACATCACCGATGAACTTCCAAATATTACCGAATGGATTTTCTTCGCCACGGTAAGAAATGGAACGTTTACCTGCTTCTCCATATGTGTTTGTTGTGCCATTAACAAGGTTACTACTACGTGTTGCCGCACCAGAACTATTGCCTAACTCCGCGGTAGAACCAGTAATGCAAGCGCGATTTACAGTATATGAGTTTTCAAGATAACTAACGCCGTTCTCGATTGCGTTTTGTATATTAAAGGTACCATATTCTACAAGAGCCAACATTTGGTCTACACTACATGCTTTAATGCTTGTGATATGCCATCTGTCTCCGCGGTTTTGCGCTAATTTTTCTGCGTTTGCGATTGTTAAATTATTTTTTTCACCGCTTAGTGGTTTAGCTCCGGCGATAGAAGATAACTTATCGGCCGCGAAATCAATACCAGCCGCGTCATCTTTAATATAACTTCCTGCGGAAGTGTCATAAGCGCATCCTTCATAGGCAGAAATAAGTATATATTCAAGTTCGTTGCCATTTTCATCTATAAACGCGGGATGTAGTTTGAAGCCTGATTGTTTGGTCGCAGAAATAATTAAAGATTCTTTACGAATAATTTTACCGACAATAGAATTAGTAGTATTAATTGGAATGCGCTGATAATAGAACTTAGGTTGATATACCATAACTTGTCCATTACTGCCATCTTCTTTATAATTAGCATCGCCATAAAACGCAGTTATTATGCCGTCATCATTTACATTACAACGTCTGCGGCCATTATACATGATATAATCATTAAAATCTGTATTCGCGGTCGCTTCCTATGTGCGGCCAATGTTTTTATTTTCATAGTCTATCGAAGTGCCAACTGCGTTTTTCGCTTGGTATACGCCCGCGCGAATTAGTGCTTCAATTATAGACTATTCTGTTGTATCGCCAGCGGTGATATTGCCATCTGGGCCAACAATAACCACTTGGCCCGCATTATCATCACCAAGGTTAGTGTTTCCACCACCGCCAGAAGTACGGATTTGACTTTCTAAATTAGATTTAACATCAGAGACGTAATTTTTAATCGCCTTCTGTGTCATAGAGCCGTCCTCATTATCGCCATAGGTTGTATAATTCTTTTCTACAACATAGGTTGTGGTAGCGCCGTTTTTGGTTACGTTTGCTTGCTTAATTTTTGCCGCGGCCGTATTATTATCGGTAAAAGTAATGGTGCCACCGGCGTTTTCAATTTGATTTTCTAATGCGGTTGTTCTGGTTTGTAAGTCCGCAATATCGTCGGTTGCTGTGCCCATGGCCTATTCTACGCGGTCGTCTACTAATGTGGCTGCCGCGGCTTCAAGGTCTGCTTTCATTTCATCAAACTCTGCGGCTGCTGCCGTTGCTTTGGCAGACGCCTCATTCGCGGCGGTATTCGCGGCCTCTGTGTCGGCTTGAATATCGCTTAGTGTATCTACAATATTATTAGCATCCGTCATGGCTTGCTGGGCTTGACGAGTTAGAGTGGCGGTTTCTCCTGTAAAAGACTTTGCGCGCGCGAGAATAATATCAACTATATCCATACTATTCCCTCCTTACGCTTGAACCCAAGTCTTATCAGATTTTGCAAGATAAAAGTTTAAGGCTCCACCTGCGGATTCATCAGCAAGAACCACGCAGACAGAACCAAGATTAATTTCATTTGGGTCTATATCCGCCATGTCGGCTTTGGTATCACAGAAATGTTCGTAAGTAATTACATTATCTATATTACCACGTTTTGTCATTTTATGCGCCATAATATCACCCCTTAAAAAGAGGAGAAGGATTATTCTCCTTCTCCTTCACTATTTTCTGGCGCCGCCACGGCAACCTGTCCAAGACTAACGCTTGTGTTCTGTCCACCATTATAAATGTTAGTGTTATAATTTAGTACATATACATTTTTATCTGCTAGATTTAGATTAAGTAGTGTTTCTCCCGCGTCATCACGAATACGTAGGCTAGTAATTGGCGTATTCTCAAAAGCCATAATGTTAGCAATTGAATCTGCACGAGTTACAAAAGTAATACTGGTACTATGGGTGGAATAGTTAGTAATGCTTAATACGGTAGATTGATTATAGTTATCAATATCAATGCCATGCACGAAATCTTCATTTAGAACTAATTTTAACATAATATTACCTCCTCGGACTATTGTCCTATTTATATGTATGTATATAATAAAATAAATTGAATATTTTAATTATTTTACTTTAATCCAAATACGCCCATCAACTTTGACTGGTTTTTCGCCCCATTCTTCATATTGTGGTATCTCACTAACAATGCCAACAATCGCATCTGGGTATTCTTTTATTTCTTCTCGCGTCATTATATCTACTGTACCGTTCGGCGCAGAACATACTGCCATACCAGCGTGATATTCATAACGATTACGATATGGATAAACAAGTACCCTACCAGAAACCGCGAGCGGAGTTTTACACTCATCATTTTCGCCAATAGCAAATCCGAAGGTATCTGATACTACTTGTGCGCCAGGCATTAAGCGCTATTCTGTCTATATAACCAAACCATTATCCAAATCTATTACAACGTGGCCGGGGGTTATTTTATATGCTTGTTTACGATATTCGGCATAGTCGTTCCATACAGCACCATAGATTTGTGCGTCAGTATAAGTGCGTTTTGTCGTACCATCTGCGTTAATTGATAATTCAAAATAAGTAGTAGTTTCAGTATTGGCTATTGGCGCGCTGACCTATAAGCCAGTTCTAGAAGTAGTAGAATCTGGATAATATCTATTATAAAAGTATGTAATTAAGTTAGAACCAGTTGAATCATCTAATTCAAACATTACTTTCTATTGATTAGTTGTTGGAGCACCATTCGCCCAACTCGTTTTTTGATAAATATTATCTGTAAAAATGGTCGTCGCGCTTAATCCACCATTTGCATTAACAGTAACATTTGGGTCCCATACTGGTTCTGCGCCAACGCCGCCAGATTTTAATATATGGTTGGCTGTTCCACCCTACGTTGGGGCATAAAAACTTGGTGTAGTAGTTGGGGTACCATTTAAAGTAACTTCACTGCCCTCACCCCATATTGGTACATTAGCAGTACCCATTTTCAAAAATTGGCCCGCTGTGCCTTTTGCGAGTTTTGATAATGTATTAGCCGCACTACAATATAAAATATCACCGACAGTGTAGGTTGTAATTCCTGTACCACCGTGCGTAGTTGTGACAGTGCCGGTTACATTTGAGGCGGTGCCACTTGCATTACCAGTTAAATTACCACTAAATGTGCCAGTTGTAGTGCCAGAAAGAGTTAATCCACTTGTTGAAGCAGTGATGCGAGCATCATAATCTGATGTGCCATCATTAGTGCTATGGAAATCTATATATTTACCGACTTCTGTTACACCATCTGTGCCGACTACTGGTGTACCCGTGAACCAAGCCCCTGATTTTGGCTATGTATTAGCACGATAATTACTTAATCCTAAAATAGTTGCGCCATTAGTTTCATCTAAAATTCTGCGCCAAGATTGCCAAGTACCATTATTTTTCCCGCGAACGCTTAACTAACCAGTTCTATAATCTTGGAATATTTCACTAATCCAACTAGCATTATAAAATTGTGTATATAATGAACCATCAGTTTGCTAATAGTTCCAATTCGCTTTTGTAAGACCAGAAACATAACCAATAGCATTAGTACTAGGAGCATCAACACCGAGATTCGTGTTTGTGGTAACTTTAAAATTTGTTAATTTAGAAGCAGTTGTCGCGGTTGTAGCATTTCCATCAAAACTCCAAGTATTAGCCGCGCCAGCAAGTATAATCCACTTATTTGCTTTATCATCATATAAACCGTGATTTTCATTAGCAGTACCAACACCCCACCAATAACTAATTGTACTACTATACTATACTTTAAATTCGCTGCTACCACCAGCAGTATGCGTTGCAATAAAGTTAGGAGCACTTATAGTAGAGCCAGCATAGATTTTTTTTGCTACGCCCAAGCCACCACCAATACGAACCGCACCAGTAGCAGAAGAACTAGCATCCTGTGCATATTGCATATATATAACATCTGATGCAGTAGTAGAGCCGCTACCAAGATATATTGGACCATTATTTAAATTAAGATATAGAGCGGTATTTTCTGGTTGAGTTGCTGGATCGCCACGATTACCATCTTCATAACACCCAGAAATTCCGCGTACTATAAGCGCATTGCTACCTGCAGTGCCCGTAATATGAACACTACCAGTTAAATATGACGCCGCGCCAGTACCTATACCGCCGCCAACTACCAGTGCACCAGTTGTAGAAGAGGTTGATGCCGTAGTGGCTTTAATTTTTACTGTGCCGGCTTTATTAATTGTTAATAACTAATTATTACCATATAATCCTAAGCCAACACTATTATCTGCGTGATTGGAACCTACATAATTAAATTCTAGTACGGCAGAATTGTTTGTACTATCCCCCATACCAGTAATTAAACATGTATGGGCACCGCTAGCTAAATTAGGAACTAAATGATTAATACCCCAAGAATAAGTGCCACTTACCACCACAGTTGCTGGTGCGCTTGAGGTTAAATTAATCATACCTTTTGCAGTAGCGTTTACGCCATTTGGATTATACTCAACAGTAGTCTAACCAGTAAATAATGCCCCACCAGTTTCATAGAATCGTAATTGAGCAGACGTTGTTGCGGTTGAACCATTATATAAAGTATCTGTAATATATGTAAATAACAGGTCGTCTGTAAAAGAAGAATTATCATAAGTACCAATTTCCCAAGAGCCATTAGTAGTTTTCATTGAAGCTAATGGGCTATAACCATTTTTAGTACTAATTGCTACTAATGAATTATCGCGTCCTTTGTGCCAATTTGAGGCAACCCCTTCACGATAAATACGGCCAGTCATTTTTCCGCCGGTTAAAGCTAAATCGCTAGAAGCGTGCCCTGTTAATGCGCCAGTAATTGTATAGCCGCCAGTAATTGTCTTAGCATATGGATCAATAACTAATGGTGTTCCAACGCCGGTTTTAGTTGTTCCATCTGCAGAAGCTATACCAAAAATACGTAAAGAATTACTTAAATGGTCTAAAACTATTCCGGCTTCTGTTGCATTTGCAGTAGATGCACACAAATGTAATTCTCCACCTTCACCTGATGCTGGTTTTATAGCTAATGTACCAGTCATAATATTGGAGCCATCAAGTCTTAAATAAGTGGTATTATGATTATGCCCACTCGTAGCCGCGCCGATAGCACTTAACGTATTAGCCTTACTTACCCAATATGTTTTTCCACCATTCTAAAAAGAATCAATCGCGAGAAAAAACTCTGCACTGCTACCTTTTTCTGGCAAGCCATCCGCGGTCCAAGTAATTGGCTAAATAATTTTGCCACCCGCAATATTTGTTGTATAGAGGGTATCAGTGACTCTTGCACTTCCCTACACTAATGTATCCTTTAAGACCGCCATTGATTTCCCTCCTTATTTTTCTATAAGTTGAGTACCAGTAATGTACCCATCAATTGTATTATCTATAACTTCTAATCTAACATTCTATATAAACCATGTTTCATTATTTGTAGATGCCGGTTTATCAAAAGTCTATATGGAAAAGCCTAACGCCCCATATGACTAATATCCGGCTGGAACTGTCCATGTTTGTGTGCTACGTTTTGCCGCGCCGCTATATGCTAAATCACCAGCAAATGGATACGATGTACCAGTAGTACCAGATGCATTTGTATACTAAAAAGTAGCATGTATTCCATATCTAATATAATTCCATGCTGTTTGATTATTTTCAGCAGAACTTCTAGTACCATCTGCTTTAACATCATAAGTAAAACGTAATGTTTTTCCAGCGAGCGATTGTATTTTTGCCGCGGGAATAGATGCAAGTGTGTTTTGATTAGTTATATGCCCATTTTTTGTCGTTACTATATTTACATTATTTGGCAATATATTTTCATAGCTATGCTTCCCAATATGTGCTTTATTGTCAAATAATAAATTATCTGCGACTTGCGCACTTTTTATTACGCCAGTTTTTAAAAACTATGTTCTCCCCGCGGTTTCATTAAACTCAAAAGCGTGAATATTCTATTTTTTATCCACCTTCATACCAACATTATACAACTATTTTATGTCTGTGTCAAGTAATTGAGTACAATACGCACGAACATCAGATATATATCCAAAGAACGGGGTATTTCCACTAACCGTGCCATTTCTATTTCCAACAAAGAATCCGGCTGTTGCGCTCCAATAATCATCCGCCGCAGGAGTAAGCTTCTCTCCATTGCAGTAGATGTCACGCTTACCATCATCACTTGTTTTTACGACTACAATATGATTCCAATCATTTTCTTTATAAGACGCCCCAAGCGTGCATTTACTGCCAGTGCTTCGTGTAGTACCAAACACACCAATAATTGTTCCACTATAAAAAGAAATACACATATTTGAACCAGAATCAGCAACAAGCATTTGAGAAGTAGATTTATTTTTTGTTGTTTTTACCCAACAACTTAATGTACGAATATCTGCGCCAGGAGAGGTCGCGGTAATAACACCAGCGCCATCTATATGCGTGCTTACACCATATCGCGCGGTATCGGCCGCGGAAACAGCAGAGCCAACAATAGTACCATTATGATTATATCCACTACTATCTTCAATAATAGTTCTATCAATATTCATTTCACTATCGGCTGGACACCACGGGGTTTCCGCATCTCCTTCTTCAACTTTAATATTCTTAAACAAAACACTCGCATTAACCGCGCGTAAAGAGGCAGAACGGCTAAAATATACAACCTATCCACCAATAGTAATTCCATCAAAAGAAGATTTTGTTACACATCTATATACCATATGATTCCACTTATTGGCATAACAATTATTTTGTACATTAGTTGTAGAAGCTGTCAAATAATTTGTAGCGTTGCCATTTGAAAAACCAGTAAATCCAATAGATCCATCTGCGCTTGGCTTACAATCAAATGTAATTGTATAAGTAGTATTAGTTTTTATCTATGACTATAATAACCTTTCATAACTTAAATAATCCCAAGAGGTTTGTGCTACATCATCTCGTGTTACTCTAATACAAGGAGTATCACCATCATATTCTAGTGTAGACACGTTACCGCCTGTTGCAGAATGGCCAATCCATTTATTAGTTGAAGTCGCGGCGGTGCCTGAACCAAGAACTAGATTTGGATTACCAAATAATCCGCCATCCAACTTATAATGTAATACCAATCCCTACGCAATCTCTTTAACTTCTGCCGCAGAGAGGCAATTATCATATATTCTAAAATCATTTAAATATCCATTTAAAGCATTAACAGTTCCCTATGAAGGTGTGCCAGTCGCGGAGTTCTATGAACCGCCTATTAAAGAATAATTAGTATTAACTTTTGTGGCGCTTTGTGTTGTGCGTGTAGTTGAACCGACAAGCGTTCCATTTATATAAATATATTTTTTAGACGCATCTTTACAACAAGCAATATGATACCATGTATTCGCCGCGACAGTACCATATGTTGCCTATGCGCCTTCATCAAATCTAATACCAGTTCCAATTAGAAATATAGTATATCCATTTGCCTACGCTTCAACACGTTGACTAAATATACACTGATTAGCGCTTACATTATTAAATTTAACCCAAAAAGCAATTGTGCAATCGCTATTTGCGTCTAATATTGGAGACAGGCGTAAATAACTATTTGCTGCGCCAGTAAATGACATGCAAGCTCCAATTTTCCCTGCCGCCGCGGTTGAAACGCCGCCCATATTTTCTACTGTTGCATTACTTATACCTTGCTATTTTAATCCATCAATAAAAGGTAGCCATAATTTAAGCATGTCGTTTCTTCCTCCTCTTCTCCTTTTCTAATCGGTGCTATTCCTATTGCTCTAATTCCTTAATTTCCGCAATACGAAAATGGAATATATTATTTTGGAAGAAGCAACTTTGCAATGTATAATCTATGTATATATCAATAAGTTGGCCATCCTCATCAAGAAGGATGGCCAACTATAAATTTGCATCAGTAAGAAGATGATTTAATGCGGCCTCGGATTCAACCTCAAATGTAGATTTATTTAAGCGTTGCAATCCATTAAGTTGAGTGCCATTTGTAAATTGAATTGTATACATTAAATCACCTTCTTATACAAAGACGAAATCAATTGAATCATCTGTATTATTGTATATTAAATGCGCTTTTTCTACTGAACCGTAATGTAAGGAGTAACGTAAAGCGCTTAATTCACCAGCGGTCGTGGTGAGATATACACCCGTATCCCCAGTAAGAGATACGTTTGTCGCGGTCGCGGTTATTGTGGTCTATGTACCTAATAAATAAGTTTTTGCTGTTTGATTTAATGCGGCGGAAACTTTTGATGCAGTCGCAGCATTACCAGTATATTGAGTAGAGCTCACATATGAGGTTGTTCCACTTCCTAAATAAACTGTTTTAGCCTATAAATCTGCCGTGCCTGTGGAATTACCGAAAACAAATTTAGTTGGTATTGCGCGGCTATCTTTCGCGCGATAGCCAAAAAATATTGTTGTACTAGTATTTGTACCGCCAAAATTTATTTCATTATTATTTTCTGGATATAACCAAAGTCCAGTAACACCAGATTTGGTTGCACTGCCCGCGCTCGTCGCGGTTGTAGCAGTTAAGGCATTACCGTTTAATGTAACATCGCCTGCTGTATCACTATATACAATCCACTTACCTTTTGTAACATCATATACGCCGCCACTACCGGTTGCGCCACCAACCATTAAGCCTATTTTCTTTGCTTTTGATGTATCATTATTTGGGTTGGTATGATTTACATATATACCAAAATTGGCGCCACCGTTTGCTTTTGTTAATGTTGCTTCATCACCAAAGGTACTTGCACCACCAACAGCTAAATTTTTAATGACTTCTACATTTCCCGAAGTATGATTGTATTTAACAACATCAAAATATGTACCAGAAGTCCAGTTATTCTGTAATGTTAATGTCCCACTAGCATTAACCCATTGCCAACTTGATATAATATTATTACTATCATTTTTTCTTTCTAATACAATTCGCGCACTCGAAGAAGCGGTACTTGATGCTTTTATAATTGGAGTAGATTTTGTTACTGTTATATCTGATGTTAATGTTCCAATACTAGTAATATTATTTAAATTTTTAGTGGTAATAATCTTGTATTCTTTATTTTCTGTTAATCCAGCGGTTGCGGCTGGAAATAAATAACGCTCATAATGCCCACTAGTCCCGGTATCAGCGGTAGCTTTCGGTGCCCATTCTATTAATCCAAATTGTCCTTTAGCAATATTAGTTTTATGACCTGCATCATAATAAAACTCACCAACAGCCGTTTGAGCCGCATTAGCGTACACAGTAGAAATATACTATGAATTATCGGCATAATGATAATTATAACCTTTATTATAAATACCGCCCCAAGGCCAAGTTGCACTTCCTAAAGTGCCACCTGTAGTAAGGACGCTTTTATTAAAAATAAAAGGAATATTCGCGCTATTATAAATATGTGTAAAACTTGTATTCTATGAACCAATGGTAACGGTGTTACTATTATTAGTAATTTTTAATAACCCACCACTAATAGTATCAGACCACGTATTATCTCCGCGCCAGAATTTCGCGGCGGACCCACCTGTGGCGGATATTGTTGAAGCAGAAGTCGCAACTGTTTTTGTAACTTCAATTAAATCTGTACTGCTTTGATTAAATGCATATTCCTAGTGCCAAATAGCATTAGATTGTATTATGGATGTTTTCCATTTACCATAACTATTACCACCAGTTACATGCACATATAAATATAGTCTATAATTAGTATCATCTTTTTTATAATAAAAATCACGTAAATGAGAGCCGCCGCAATGTAATTGATATACACCACATTTTATTGGTTTACTGTCACCATTTGCACTTCTATCCTACTATATAGAAATTATATCAATTGAACCATGTTGATTGCCCCAAAACGCACTTGAAATTAATAAAACTGCATTTTGATATACTGGAGAAGAGCAATCTAAATAACCTATTTCCATATAATGAGTATCATCTGTTACATATGCTGCACCACCAGTTTCATTAATATATAACGAAGTCGCGCTTGCAGCATTACCACTTAATGCTCCGGTAAAGGTTGTAGCATATACATTCTTCCAAACATTATTCGAAGCGCCTAAATCAATCTAATTTGTTTCTCCGGGTGTAATTGCGCTTGCTTCAATTTTTATTCCGCGATTTGTCGCGGTTAGACTTGGACGAATTGCTACGCTTTGATTGCCATATATACCCAGCATACCGCCGGTATTCGTACCAATATGACCATACTTTATGCTATTTAAAATAAAATCTATACCCTTTCCAGTTTGAGCGTTGGCATCGCCAGTTACAGTAAAATAGTCGCCCTTAAACCCCCTTATCGCGTTTATTTCTCCCTCATTAGAAATAATTGCGACATTACTATAAGTGGTGCCATCCGCGCTGTAACTAAATCCAAATCCTGCGCTTGGCGTAGAACCGCTACGTAAATTACCAATTGCCCAATGTGAATTATACCATCTAAAATCAATAGCATGCCTGTGAGCTAGTCCTGCTTCTGGGGCGCTATTACCCAAATCAATTACTTTTATTTCATTATTTTCTGTCGCAACTGCTAAAGTAGGTAGTTTACTACTAATATTAGTAGCACTATCAGCATTCCCATCTAATGCTCCAATAAATTTTGGCGCTGTAACTTGCACAGGGAACTCTGTATGACCGCTCGCATCCAATAATGTTGCTGTTCGTTTTACGGTAACAAAAGTACCACTATATTGTCTTACATATATTGGTTCATTATAATCGTCACCAGTAGCAATTTCCATATATCCAGCATTTGATGCTGTTGCTCCACCCGCAATACGCCAATAATCATTTGTAGCAGTAAGACCGCGAATTTCATTGCTAATACCACTATTTGTAGTATTGGTTAAATAAATTGATTTATTAAAGGCGAACATAGAATCGTTATATGATAATTCACCATATCCAGTACCTTCGCCATAAATACGCAAATAGCCCTTAGAATTATTTTTGCCCCCCGCGGTGCCCGCTGCTGGTCTAGCAATAGCATTACCAATTGATAATACTGATGTGCCAAGTGTACCGCGCGTGGCATAGTTATCACCGCTATTGTCTGTACCAGTACCACCAGTTTCCCAAGTGCCATCAGTAACAATATTAGGATTAACATGCAGCAATAATCTTAACTATGTAGTCCCATCATTGCGGAAAGTACCAGTATTCATATAAACTGATTTTCCACCGACAGTACGAATCCATGCGGTATCATTCATATACCAACCGCCGCCTTGCGAGAAGGTAAGATTGTTATCACGTAACCATGTAGTAGCGCCATTAATAATGAATCCATCACTTTTTAATGCCACACCAGTTGCCTAATCAGTAACAAAATTAAAAGAAGCGGCAAAAGTACTATTAGGAGTAGTATTATCATAATGATTAAATATTATAGCTCCATTTTGGCCAGAAGAAGTAAAACGAATTTGAGCACCTGCATCACCATAAGACATCTTTCCTGCAATATTACTAATAAGATTAGCGGCCTCACCATATGCGGCCCCAGTAATATGAAGGCCATCTATATAACCGGCTTTATTCGTACCAGCATTTGCCGCGACATGATTTAGATATTTAACATATGCATCAGTATTCCCAAATGTTCCGGTCCCATCGGTATAATAAGCTAATGAATTGGTGGTGGTTGCTAAATTCGCGGCAGTTGCTTTATCAGCAGTTCCAGCCGTATCCGCTTTTCCACTAGTATTAATTGACCATTTACCGCTAGCATTTGTTCCATCTGTTGCGGCGAGTGTTTTGCTTGTTGAAGGGAAGGTATAAGTTTGACCAGAAGTACCGTTTAGTCCTATCCACCAAACCATTCCTGTGCCATTACCACCAGCAATTTTAATATTTGGAGCGCCATAAGCAACAGAAATTGCTCCATGTGTATCTGAATTTTTCCAAGCTATACCAGTAGCATAATTATTACGTAATGATTCGGGAGCGCTTCCCTGCATACGTAATATTGAAAATTTAGCGCCACTGGCCGTATCTGTTGATCCAAAAATTTCAGTTATAGCATTTGTTGTATATGAAGTTGAATTATTAATATGGACATTTCGTAATAAAATTTGATTAATATATCCTGTTGTGGTAAGATTATTATTATCATCAATAGTAATTCCACTATTCTAAATAATTCTACCACTATTTCCGTCCCAACGTACAATTGCATTATCGGTTGAAGAAGTCGGAGTAGTTCCTATAACTGCCCCATCTTCATTGGTTTCAACTGATGTCCAATCTGCATCCGCGGCGGCAGTACCATCTTTTACGCATATAATTAAAGTACCAACTTCGCAGTACTTTCCTGCCCATGTTCCAGCAGTTATAACACGATAAGTATCACCAGCATTATGAGATGCGGGAAGTGCAGTAACTGTGCCACCAGTACCTAATGTGCCTTTAAATGTCATTGCGTTTGCGGCCGCGAGGAGACCATCCACTTCTGTTTTAGTAGCATATGTAGTGGTAATAGTGTTGCCACTTGCGTCCGCAGTTGCTTTCGCCGCGGTGGCATTTATGCCCAAATATACAGAATCATGATTATGGTTTCCAAGAGCTACAGTGGTAGCAGTAGTTCCGGTAGGAATAGTAAACTTTAATTCATCCGCACTATTAACCGCGGCTGCGGTATATGTTAAACCGCTCCAAGAGCCTGATTTATGATATTTATTTGTATCCGTAAATACTCGTGTTGTCCAATTACTCCAAGTGCCATTGGTACAATATCTAACATATTCATTATTTGGATTATTCGCATTTCTAAATGTTTGTAATGTAATATAATCCGTAGAGCTAGCGTATCTAATTGCTTCTACATCTAAAATAAAAGGATACCCAGTAACTGGTAAATGGGAAATGTTCGTGCTTCCTCCATTAGTACATTCTATATATCTTCTAATTCTAGCAGTTCCGTCAGATAATGTATAAGTATCTAAATCAACTGTCTAATTCGTCAAGTCAATACGAGAATATCCATTAAACACACCTAAAATACCATATACATTTCCCCATTTATTTGTAGAGCTACCTAAATAATAATCACTATTAGTAGAAACTGGATATAATCCAGTATCGTCTATGATAACACCTTTCGTAGTACTAGATGCTGCGCGAGAACTAGGTTTTATATAAACCTTCTCCGCGGAATAAATACCAATTTCTCCAACAATATTTCCACCGATTCTACCGCCATTACTAAATAATATATTTTTATCATTAAAAGCAGAAGTTTGACTAGTAAATGTTAGTGCACCAGTCATCGTGTCTCCGCCAGCGACTTTTACATATGTACCATTATGATTATGATTTCCCGCCGCGGCATCATTAGCAGTAGTGCCTATTTTAATAATACCAGCAATATCTGTTGAGGCAGTTGGTAAATTTGCTTTAGAAGCGCTAATTTTACCTTTACTATCCTATGATACTGATGTAATAAAAGCAGTAGCAGTACCAGAAGCAGATGGAGCATCTGTTTTAAGCGTACCCGCAGTTACTAATCCACCAGTAGTTGTATAAACTGCTAAATCCGCAGTAGTTCCTATTTTACCTGCGGTCGTAATATTTCCGTATGCACTTTGAGTATTGGTATCTAAATCGCCAACCAATTCCCAGTTCGTGCCGTCATATACAAAATTATAAATATGATTCGCGGCTAAAGTTCCTATGGAGGGTAAATTTCCTCCGCGATATTTAATAGATTTGGCTGTTGTAGTATCCGTTCCAATCTATAATTTTAAATCGCCAACCGCGGCAGTATTTGTAACAGTAAATTTTACCGCAACCTATACTCCTGCGACTAAATTAAAATTATTTATTGCCGCGGTCTGCTTAGTGGCAGTTGCCGCGGCTGTATCACATTTCGCATATAAGGTAGGCTCAATTAAGTGCGTAGCGCTGCCTACCTTTATTCTATCTATATAACTCACTTAATTCGCCCCCTTAAGTATCTGCTGCCGATATAGTAACATTTGCTTTTGTTAATGTTAATGTCGGGAAAGCACCAGCACTAAATGTATCAGCCGTTGCAGATACCAAAGTTAAAATGCCGCCTGATACAGATGCTGAGGCAAGTGTTCCCTAAGTAAATTTTGGTTTTGTACCAGCACTTTGTGTAACATTAGTGAGAACATTTCCATTCTCATTTGTTGTTCCAACCCCAACAGAAATTGTTTTCCAATTACCGCTTTTATGTAAGAAAATAATACTACTATTTGCCGTACCACTGACATACCCCAATGCAGTTTTTACATCTACTGCACGTAAAGCACCAACAAGATTCTTCGCAGTTAATGTTCCGGTACTTGGATTAATTGTTATTCTATAATCATTTGTACTTGTAAATTTAACTCCCGCCGTTTCTTCTGTCCAGGCAGAATGAGTATTTTTAAATAAAATTGCATATTCTTTATTCGCATCTGTACTATTCTGTGCTATTGGTGACTATTTTACATTTTCATCTGTTGCTTGATTTGCTTTCCAAGCGGGAACTCCACTATCTAATGTTAAAACATATCCATCTGAATTGGTTCCAACTGATAATTTTGATAATGTATTCGCGGCAGAAGCATATAAAATATCACCTTTTGTATATGTACTAATATTTGTACCGCCACGCGCGATTGGTAAGGTGCCAGATGTTAATTTATCTGTACTATGACTACCAATATAAGATGCTTCAATTGCTGTACCATGCCATGTGCCTGATGTAATTGTACCAACAGTAGTGATATAGCTAGAACCTGTCCATGTACTTAATTTAGTATTTTCTACATTACTTAAACCAACATCAGTTTTAGTAACTGTATCCCATTCTGGTGCAGCACCAACAGTTCCGTTCCCAACCATACGTAAAAATTTACGTGTACTAGTAGTATTTGGGTCTAAAACCGCGGGTGAACTAGCCCCTGTGGAATATAATAGTTGATAAGCAGCATTAAATACAGATTTATTAATAACTTCTGTACTTAAAGCAAACGAACCATCGCGGCCAAGTAGTTCCCAAGTATATACCGTATTAGAACCCGTACCAGTAACACTAATACATACATATTCAGCGTCACCTTTTAATACCACATCGCCAACAATTGGAGTAGTATAACCGCTAATTCCTGCTGGCACTCCTTGCCAGCCATCTTGTATATCATTACTTGTAGTTGTTCCTACAAAGCGTAATGCCGCGGCAAGACCTAAATCACCGGCAGTAATAGTAACAGAAGAATCATTTCCAGCCGATTTTCCATTGACTTTTGTTATCGGTTTTATTGTATTACTACCTAATGTTATTACTCCATTATTAATTTTCGCATCTGTAATACCATAGCCACTTATTGTTGTTGGTTTATTATCAATAGCACTCCATTGAATAGAAGAAGCGGTTACATTTGTTAAACCACTGCCATCTCCACTAAATTTAGTCGCGGTTAAAGTTCCAGTAGAAGGATTATATGTTAAGGTACTATGCTTTCTTACTCCTTCAGTTTTAGTATCTGTTGTGGAAGTAGAATAAGAAAATAACAGATTATATGTAGCATCACCTGTTGTATTTGTTTGAGTAACTGCATTATTAGCCGTTCCCGCGATTGTTAATTTACCCGCTTCACTGGTGAGAGTGATATTACTACCCTAAATAAATTGTACAACATCATTGGCTGTACCATTCTTAGAACGAGTAATTTTCTTATTTGTACTATCCCAAGCGACTTCATGTACCTGTTGATGATTAGTTACATTATCTAAACCCCAAACCGACTTATTAAGTTGCGTCCATCCGCCGGCTTGTGTTAAAAAATAATCATTTTTAGTAGTATCAAATAATATACTAGATTTAGCTATTCTACCAGCATTGTCATTTGTATCTACAATAACCAGCGCGTCTCCAGTCGCCGCAGCAGCCGCGGCGTTAGATAGCTTACCTTCTTTAGTAATATTACCAAAACCTGGAATATCTAACTAACTTGCATCAACACTAATTTGAGAACTATTCATCACCCAATTAGTTCCATCATATGTAAAACTAATTACAGAGTTTTCCGCCCAAGTTTTTGTACCATTTGGATTAACAATTAAGTGCGGATTGTCGCCACCAACTTTTAAATAAAGTGGCATATCATTAACATCGTTTGCCTAAACAAATTTAATATGTACCGTAGCGCCTTCTGTATTCACATATCCATCTAATGGTACTACAAAATCTACTTGAGTTGCAGATTTTGTTACAGTCCCATTAACATTATGATTTAATACAGCAAAAGCGGTTGAACCAATTTTATGGAAATCGGTTCCTATATTTACTAAACCTATATATCCATTAGCCATTCTTAATTCACCTCACTAATATCTGTGACCACATTTAATGTTCCCAGTTCAAGTATAGGCGCGGTGCCATTCTCAATTACTAAATTATTTCCATTTACCACCGCGGTGGTCATTACTCCTGGGTTCCAACTATTTATCGTTGAAATCTAAGTTTTTGTTGCTGCATATTTAAAGTGAGATAATTGTGTATAGCCATTATTAGGTTTATAACAATATATCACATTTTTATCCAAATCAACATACAATTTATGTTCCTATCCAATAGGAGGAAAAGAATATCTATTCGCTCCTGTAATTATTACATCGGCTAAAACTTCACCATTAATGGTTCCCGCGTCAATAAAAGGGAGACTTATAACGGTAGTCGCGCCGTCCCCTACCTTTAAACGAGAATAGGGGTGAGAATCATCAGCTGAATAAATGATGATCTCACCCTATTTGGGAATAAAATTTATAGCTTTATTCCAGTTAGTTTCAGTATCATTTTTCAACTGAATTCTCGTTTTTATGACTTTTTCGTTTGCCATAAAACATCCTCCCTCGGCATCATTTCAGCCGATTTATGACACCAATTCGGTGCTACTGCCGCAATCCAATATAACATATGTATACGGTGTTTGTAGTATATCATCTATATTACCCGTTTTTGCAATGCGGCTTAATTCTAATTTTTTATCGGTGGTTATATCTACATCTTCATATAATCCACCCTTGGGAACGCGCGCGCCTTTTATTACCTGTAAATTAAGAGCGGCGTCATCTATTGTTATTTTTACTTGTTTATTTTTATCTGGTATTTGTTCAACACCATTTATTACTATTGATTCAATTTTATTTTCGTGCTCAGTATGAGGGTCCGGGGTTATTGTTATTGTTTTATTCGCGTCTGGTTTTATTTCTTCTGAACCGTATATTATTTTTTCTATTATATTAACTTGTGCGCCAGCTTGAATTCCTGCTAATTTTTGCGCTGACTAATCATCAAATTCTTTTACCTAAAGATTAATTGACTTTGGCAGTGAATTAATTGTTGTTGGAAGAATCTCATTATCATTAAAAAAGATATGTTCAATAACATTCGTTTCCGCATTGGTCCCTATATCTTCTAATTTTTGTTTCAAATCATCTGTAAAATCATTAGAAGATAAGCCTTTACCATCAATTTTATCTACTTTAGCATTTAAAAGTTGGTCCAAGCCAAAAATTTTATTCACTGAAATTTCAGCGTCATCGGCTATATCTGCATTTTTAATACTACCTTTTACTGCATAACTACCTTCATCACCAAGTAAACGCCAATTGCCGCCCGTCCATACAAATTCTTTAGAATCATAAAGAATTACATCACCTGACTAAGCATTAGAAAAATTATAGCCATTAATTTGCGGATCAACGCTACTATTATTATTAATAACAACTGTAGCATCGCCTATAAAATGCATAGCTCCGATTAAACCGCTAACCGCATTATCTACATAAGCTTTTATTAAATTATTCGGAACCAAATGATTATTATTCGCAATACTTTCAGCAATTGGTATTAATTTAACAGCATTCTAACCATTTCCTACTAATACATAATCTTCTGTTAATGTATCTCTTCCTGTGCCGCCCTAAGCTACACTTGCTATTCCTGAAATATTAGAAAAAGTAGGCTAAGCTTTTTCTACAGAAATTATACCGCTAGTTTCTGAAACAGCGGTAACAAACTAATTACTTTGTGTGGCATCCGTATATGATAATGCATCTATTAATCTTCCGGTCTAAGTAGCTGTAAAAGTACCAAGTGTTGGATAACGTTCAGTTAAAGTACCAATCCACTCTACTATTGTATCATAATTGGATAAATCAATTGGATGATTTGTATCCACAATCCACTAGCCATCATCATTATTTTCTTTATATCTTAAAAAATATTTATTGCTATCTTCTCCCGTACCACGCATAATTTGGTATATACGAGGAGTAAAAGTAATATCTCCACTAATATGAAAATTTTCTTCAATAAAACTTTGTAAACCAGAAATTTCAGAAGCAGTATAAATTGGCTTTGCCGCCATTTTTGCCCAACTATACACATCCGCGGCAACTGCCTATACCCAAGGCAATTCGCGGAAATAATGCACCCCATCACCTATTTTTATACCAATCGCGGGAGGAGTATGCTCGGGCGTAATATTAGATAAAGAATCTATTACTCTCTCGGTTGGAAAGCTACATATCGCGGCCTCGCCCTACATTAAAATAGTATTACTATTCATCCAGTTGCTATAGGTGTCATAGCGTAACAAAATACGAGTTTCAATCATATGTTCCGCCATTTAAACCACCCCCTTAAGCACTGCCGCCATATATAATAAATGTATCTCCTGTTGGCACATATAATTTCGTTGTTGAAACTCTATTAAGAGTCATAAATCCAGTATTAATATCGACGGCAACGCCATCATCCGCTGTTGTAGATTTAACGCCGCCTAAACGTGATTCAGTAGCAATTTGTAATGTAAAACCGCCACTTCCGCCATCACCTGTTTCGCCAACCATGTCCCAAGCGCCGTTAATAACTAAATATTCTTCATAATAGTTTCCAGATGAAGAGGGCACCATATACATGGTATTAATATCTGCTTCTGCGATAGGCGGTAATTCTTCAACTACTGCCCTCTTAATGCCAGCGGCTTCTGCCACTTTGTCATCAACATATTTCTTATTAACCGCATCTGTATCTTCTACTGGTGGGTCGGTGATAGTAAGATGTTCAATCGCCTGGCCGGCCGCGGCTTCAAGTGCTGCGATTTTATCTTTAAAATCATCACTTAAAGTAATTGAGCCGTCTTCACTTATATGTTTAAAATAAGAAGCATCTAATTTATTTAGATATGGTAGATGTTCCCAATCTAATACACCGTCGCCTATTTTAAGTAAATAAGTATCGGTTTCTAATCCATATTCGCCCTGTGCAAGAACTGGATTTCTTGTAAGCCAATTACTGGCGGTGTCGTGCCTAATCTATAACGTAACTTTTACACTATTAGTTGCCATTAAGCCTCACCCCCGTTTAGTATCGTATTGGCAATCAACATTGCGTTCACTGGTATGTAGCCGTTGTCCCAATAATATAATACTTTTTCTTCCAAGTCAAAGTATAATTTTGACGCAATGCCTTCTTCGGGGAAATCCGCCGCGACAGCAAACATAATACTGCGTGGGCCGACATAGCCCTTAAAAAGCTCTTTGAAGTCATCTTCTGTGCCATCAAAACCATTCGCGACCGCGAGTAAATAGAGTTGATGACTTAATATATTTAGTGATGTATTCTCCCAAGGGTATACCATAGCAAGCGTTGTGGTATGCGGCTAGCGCGGAATGGACATATCTACAACATTATCCCAAGCAGATGAACCCCAGGGATATACAACAGAAATGCCACCCGCACGTGGGTGGGGTGGCATTATATTTAAGTCATATTCTAAAAGAAGGTCGCGAGTACGATAGCGTTCGTAATTCCAATCAATTCCCTTCTTCATTTGGAGTCACCTCTTCGGGTTCCTCGGTTTCTTCTTGTGCTGGAATGGCGTGCTTGTAGCACTGGCTCATAATAGCCCTCGCCGTCACAGGCATTTGCGCAATAGAGATGGAATTGGCGCTCCATAGCGCGACGATCACCATAACGATTATTGACCGCCTGAGGTTCTCCATTGAGAATAGATTTACGCTGAGAATAGTAAGTCATAATATTCCTCCTTTTATGCTTTAATACCAAGCAGTAATACGGTTGTCCCTGTTCCGAATTTAGCCGTTCCAGTTGTATAAACTTCAAAATATTTGCAACTGTTTTCAAACTGTGATGGAAGCAACGCCCCACCACCAGAATAAAATGATGCAGCGCCAGCCAAAGAAGTATTTGTTTGCGCCATTATAATGTCTGCCGCAGATTCTCCTATTATAATCGGCTTAACATACCCGGAAAAAGTTGTCGAACTTGTACTTACTACTCCGTTCACTGTCATGACATAATGGTTAGGGTCAATACGTATATAAGCATTCGTATTTGCAGTAGTGCTTATAGATGCCTGAGCAGAAACATAAAAAGCAAGTTCAGCGAGTTTAAAATTCTGACTTAGTTCATCTGTGTTTATTACAATACTCGCAGAATCTTCTTCTATTGTGACTTGCTTAATAAGTTCCCATTGCCCAACTCCAAGCATACTCTTAATGGCTGATTTGGCGGCATCAGTATACTGGCCAACTGGGTTTGACGATGATGCCATGTCGGCTCCCGCGGCTTTGGCAAGGCCGTAGAAGGCAGCGGCGTGCTGATGTAAGGTTGTTACTGGTAAATATGCGTCATCCCCATTTTTTGTTTGCAAACTGTTTGTCGGTGTTATTGTTAAACGATTCCCAGATACCAATCGCACCCCATCATATCCATTTCGCACAGAAATAACTCCGGGCGTAGATGCACTCGCTACCGGCACATTTGCTACGCCGCCCTGTAACACACTTATGCCATTAACCCGCACATCTTGTACAGGAACTTCCGGTATATCTTCTATATTTGCTTTTCCCGCGAGCGCGCCAACAATAGTGCTATCATTACGGAACATATATACAACTGGATTATTTTTTCGTGTTCCAAACTTGATTTGGTCATAATTGGTTGTATCAATGCTAAATGTTTGAAAACCAGTATTAGTAAGCGCATTCATATAGAAACGCTAAAACTCTTCATTTTTATAGCAAGCCACCTATATAATATAACCTGGCTCACCATTATCATATATAACTTTATATGAATTACCACTTGTTTCAATATACTCCCTAGATACCATCCAACCATCGGTTGAAGAAGCTATTGTACCGTCATCATTAAACTTAGCATTATGTCTCCAAGTTTTATTTGTCATTAAGTTAGAAGAGCCAATAACATCGCGGGCGTATATTTTATTAATATACTCCATATCATTTATAGTATTATTTATATCATCAACCGCTGGTTGCTATACATAATTACTTAAATCTACCTATGTATTGCCAACCATTTCCCAATTGTTATTAATATAAATATACTCATCATACACATCATTCGTTTCCCCGGTTTTAGGAACTAAATAAATAGTATGTGTACTAATATCCTATGTTGGTAACTCTTGCACAACCGCCATATCGAAGGAATTAACACTTTCAATCGCGGTGCTAATCGCGGTTGTCATCGCCGCATTAGATGGGACATCTAGCATAGTTTGGATAGCAGTTTTGGCGCTATCCGTGTAAGTGCCAACTGGGAGTTCACTATTCCTTTCATCTACTCCTGCTACTTTGGCTAGACCATAGAAAGCTGCAAGATGTTGATTTGATGGTGTGATAACTCTTACTGTTTCTGTGCCAGTTTTAATATTTGAATCTGCTGAAAGTTTTAGTGTGCCGAATACTGACTTTGATGCAACAGGAATATTTGCAATTCCATTATTAATAACACTATGTCCATTAATTTGGACATCCGGAATAATTGGTGTACCACTTAAATCACTATAATCTCCGCTAGTAGCAACCGCCGCCAAATCTGCAACATTGGCCTTCCCACTAATATCCTAATGCTCTGTCAAATATGTTTCTTCTAAATCACTCGCGGGGATACCTGTCGCGGGCTTAGTGTAATGGCCGCTATCATCTGTCAAATCACTTACCCTACTAGGAATAAAAGGTTTATCTTCTAAATCATTATAGCTGCCGCTAGTAGCCACATCCGCAAGAGTAGGCAAGATTTCTTTTAATTCATTAAGTGCGACCGTTGCTTCTTCCGCTTTCGCAGTCGCCTCATCCGCTTTATCTGAGGCTGTTGTCGCGGCGGTACTTGCGGTTGCCGCGCTTTCATTTGCTTGACTTTTTGCCGCATTAGTTTCATTAACTGCGGCATTTAAAATATCTAACTAATCTGGGGTAAGTTCGGTGCCTGGCGCGTCATCTGCCATTAACAAATTATCACCAGTCTATCTTATCTCGCAAATCGGCATAGTAAATGCCGCGTAATAAGAATCGACTTCAACACCATTCACAAGCACCCCATCCATAAACTCTGGATTTTGGTAAAACTTAATATCCCATACGTATTTACCGACAGGTAGATTTACAGTATCATAATGACTAAACTCAATCGTCATTGTGTCGCCAGATACGTTCACAATTTTTTCAAACACTTTTTTATCTGTCATAGTATCAATAATTGAAAAAACTGCCACATCACCAGTATTTTTAGTAGCAAGTACTGGCACTGTAAAAGTACCGGTGTCTCCGCGTGGAATAATTAATCGCCTTTGAATGAGTCTAATCATTCCAACCACCTACTTAAAAAAGATTTTTTATTTTATTAGAATACTTCTTATACAGACTCTCCTATTCATCCATAATAAGTCCAATATCGTATCCTATTGTTTCCAATTTTAACCACTTCTTTTCGGCGCCCGCAAGCTCTTCGCTTACATCACGAATATACTTTTCAATTTCTTTCGCCGCCGCGACTTCGCCCAAATCGCAAAGCTCTTTGTATAAAGTCTACATTAATTCTTTCGTGGCTTTCTCCCATTCTACCCACTATTTCATTAAGTCGCGTATCGCCCCGCGTTTTGTGCCAATATCCACATCAAACTATGTATGTTTATACCATGACGTGGGTATTACTTCAACCGGTTTTTCCGCCGCGACTTCTATCATCTAATGGTAATGGTCCATATAATAATGACATAAATTATAATATCCCTATATCTCTTCAAGATAATGATATTCATGGCATTTTTTATATCCTTTTAAATATAAAAAATTATACACCTTAATAAAATCTTTGTGTACATTTATACCAGTCTCCATATGCGACGCAAGCGCAGTAAAAATCTCATTTATTGTCATTATGTTTCTCCTATAAGTGCCGCGCCGAAGCGCGGCACCACATTAACAAATCTTAGTAATTACGATATTAATATGCGCGTCAACCACGTCTGCGTCTCCATTCATTACTTGAACGACAGTAGGATTAACCACATAATTGCAAGGGCAACTATTGGCCGCGACTTGAATTAAGCTAGCAAAACTAAAGTTCGTCGCGCCAGTAGTAGTAAGGTCAAATGCACTAATTGCCTGCGGTTGGGCAACCCCATTAATATATAATTGAATTGTCTCTGGTCCTGCGGCCGCGCCAGTAGCATAACCATCAACTTTAGCAAGATATACGCCACGCTGATTTAGCTGAACAGTAGCCGGCCCAGATAGAGTTTCTGCTTTGCCCTTATCCACATAGGTATTATTAAAAGGAAAAGCGGTGTTTGCCGCGACAGTTAAATTAGAACTATATCCTTGAAACATAATAAATCACTCCTATTACATCTCTTTATATAAAGACATTATGCCTTTCACTGCTGCTAGATGCTCAATATATTGTCTATGAATAATGTCATATAGCATTTTCATATGTTCAGGCGGTTCGCCCTTCTCTTTCTTATAAGCATCAATTACTTCCGTAACCGCGGGATGAAGATTTGTAGTAATATTAGCAATATTCTATGCTGCGACTTTATAATAATGGTCAGCAACCAGAGGGTAAGAATCTTTATATTCCAAAGCTTTCTTTGCATAGCACTCTGCGCTACATATTTCTTTTTCAATATCTTTGGAAATCTCTTCAATAATCTTCATATACTTTCCTCCTAGATAGCAATAAAAAAAGAGGGACGTACTATGTACGTCCCCTCTTGGCGTACTTAATACGCTCTTTACATATTGCATCCGCCGCAGAATGGACTATTTCCGGCGTTATAAGTCCAACCCTGTGGATAACGAACTACACCATTTAGTGCATTTTGTAATTCTAATTGATTAATACGATTCTGCATTGCTTCCATCTTATTGTAAGCAATAGCATCAAGAATCTTCTGGCCAACAGCAGTGGTATTAGCATTAATCGCGGCCGTATTCATAGCGGCATTGTAATTAACGCCATCAATCGCGCGAAGAATGTTGCAACCAGTTTCATTTTCTTTGGCTAGTAGATTCGCCTGGCCAACTGCTAAGCCGGCAACATCACGTTGAAGTTCCATGTATTTATCACCAACATAATTTACTACGTCGTGATAAACCTGATTGGTAGCCTGAACACCGGCCATAGAAGCAGCGTTTACCGCGGCTAAAATGTCACGTGTCTGAGCCTGTAAGTTCTGTGTGTCAAAACCATTCTGTACTTGGTCACGAGTAGCATACTGTTCATAGTAGCCGCCGCGATTACCGCCCCAGTTGAAGCCGCCACCCATCATCGCAAGGATAGCGAATAACCAAATCATTCCGCCCCAACCATTTCCACCATTATTGCCATTAACAGCGGCGATGTCCGCAGGAGTCATATTGTCCATAAATATCATCCTCCATATAGTATTAATATATAAGAATTACTTTATAGAAATTGCTTATACCTACGTCTTATTGCGCTATTATTTCACTATAATTAAATATACTCTTATGAAGAAGCATAGATATAAGCAGCAATTTCCTACTCTAATATATAGGTAGATAGGTTATGGAAAAAATGATGTAATTTCTTTTATGAGAGTAAAAAAAATAAGGGATAACTTTCGTTATCCCTATAATTGATTTATTAAATTATTAATATCAATACCATTTTGTTGTGCCATATTACGAGCAATTTGCTCTAAGCTGTTACCGTTTTGAAGCATATTGGAAATCGCGGCTGAATTAGGATTATTACGAATTAGATTTGCTAATTCTGCCTATGGATTTTGCGACATTTGAACCATATGCATCATTTGTTTTGCCTAAGCAATAGAATTATTCAGTTGCTACTGCTGCGGCATTTGCTGCTGGATTGGCTCGTTTAGCATTTGACTTATTCTACTTGGCATTTATCCATTCCTCCACACTTGCTAATCTTGCTTCAAGAGCATCATAATCAACTGGGCCGCGCTCTTTATGAGGCGAAACATCCCAAGATGTAATACTCTTATTTCCCATATTATCAGTTCTTATCCACCAAATAATATCCTCATTCGCATCTGGTAGCCAGATAGAACTATTAGGGCCAATGCTAAAATTATTCGCATCTGCGCGCCCATTCAGTGGTGGGGATTCATAATGCGGCAAGTTCCAACGCTAAGTCATTTGCATTGGAGAAGGCATCTGCATTTGCTGCTGTCCATATCCATTCATAAAACTCATAAGCGTTCCTCCTCATATTTGCGGCCGCAATTGGGGCAATAATGACATAAACGTAAATTGTTACTAGCATCAAAGAAATATAATTCTTTTTCTTGCTTTTTCTTCTTATTCCAGCAGTAAGGGCATCCGAACTCCTCTTCTACTTGAACATTTTCAATTTCTTCTGTATATTTCATATAATACCTCTATAATTACGGAGATATACATCTCCTATATATATCTATTATATCATACATTGTTTATATTTGTCAATTATTTGAGTCACTCTATCACGCGAAGAACATCTGATTTAAACTCTTCTGGTAATTCCATACCATAAGTAATCGCATCAATTTCTTCAATAGTTTCTAATGAGTTTATATATGCTTTAAGCGCATTGAAATATGTAGTATGATACGTTTTCCACGCATTTCCCGCACTTATTATCTCATTAATTTCCGCGGCGGTATAGAACTTGCAGAGTTCGCCATCTGCATGATAAGAAAGTTGCTCTTCTCCGCGCGCGATTGCGGCAGACAGGTTCATTAAATTAAGCTGGTCTTCAAGTGCGTAAGAATAATGATGGATTCCATCTTCTGTTTCAATATCAAAACCATTTTCAATGGTTTTATTGCATTGATAAGACATTTCTTTTATTTTTGAAGAACGAATAAAATCAATAGAAGTGGTATCTTCAGAAGTTTCTGGCTCTTCAGTATTGTCATATATTTCTTGTGCATATTCAATTTCCTGTTCTGTTTTTAAAGCTTCATATAACATTAAATATTCTTGTTCATCAATTTCCATAATTGTTATATCTTGATATTTAGCTTTATGAACAAAGGGCTGCATCCAATTATCCCGATAAAATTTTCCATTATAATTTACATATTCTCCAATCTATTCATTAGCACGAATATAATTATCTGTTAATACATTATAATGCATAAAATTATCAGAAGTGACAACCCCGACAATTGAATTATTTTCTATTAATTTAAAATATTTCATAATATCACTCCCTTAAAAGGGAGACGAGTAATTCTCGTCTCCCTATATAACATTAAATTGTAAAAGCATAATCCAAATTAATTAATCCCGGCTAAGAATTAGAATTATCTGGAATAACTGGCACCCCTAGTGCATTAATATATATAAAATTGTTATATTGACTACTAGAGGCAGTAACTGAACGAGTAATATAAGACTAACTTCTAATCCAACCGCCCTCTGTAACACTACCTATTGCTGTATTAAATATATCAGTTTGAGGTTCGGGCTATAAGCCATAACTTAAATCATCCGTAGAAACATACATATAAGCGGCTTCATTAGTTAAAACCACAATATCTCCTGATTCTAAATTAGGAATTAAATTACGTAGCGTAGAGCCACTAGGAATTGCACTACGAGCAATTCTATAAATACGCAAAGGAGAACTTGTACTCCAACTAATTGGTTTATTAGTAAATCTTAAATTATAATATGCACTTTCTGCACTGGCTTCGCGCCATCTAGTACCAGTATTATAATAATCATATACTGCCATAGAAGCCGCGTCTTCATATAATGAATAAGGAGTAATATCAGTAACTAAAGTACCAGTAGTTTTCCCATTACGTTCATATATGGATTCATTATTATAAGTAGCAACATTAAATGTTAAACTACTAATAGAAGGCAAATAAACGTACCCAGTACTTGTCTAAAGATTACTTAATGCATATCCCATACTTTCAGTTGAAGTATTATATTGAGCCAAATAATTAAAATGTCCTACTCTAATATTGCTTAAAATAGATTGTAATCTAATTGGAAGGCCATTAAAGATACGCTCATCACAAATAGTCTTCATAGCAGAATTATTCCAACCAACGTTTGTACCTTCACTACGATCAAAACGAGCACTATTAGTCATACCATGACTAGAATTATTTAATCCCATAAAATAAAGCGCCGGTCTAATATTACCATTTACTTCCTAAGTAAAATCATCACTTACAGCAGTAATTATTGACGTCATATTTTCATGAGGCCACTGTGCCAATTGTTGACATTCTCCTGCTCCTAAATCTTCATCCCAATATTTTAACCAATAAATAGTACCTTGTGCACCAGTAGTATTAATTCCTTCTTCATTACTAAAGTTACTATTAGTATTAATATCAGTACGTAAATGCCCTAAACATAGAACAGCATTTTCTGATAAAGTCTATGTAGTTAAATCAATATAAGTTGGAATATAATCTTGTTCTAATGAGGCACTATTGGTATTTCTACTAGAATAAATCCATAATCTAGATGAGTTAGCTGGATGGCGTATAACCAGCATATTACGTTGCCCTAGAACACCTACAGATTTTGTATTATCTTGTATACTAAACATATTTCCATATCCTACTACCGCGCCAGTCGGTCCATGTTCGGACTTGGTATTATTATAAAGAGCAAAACCAGTAATATTACCATTAACTTTATCATAACAACCCATTAAAATTGCGGCGTCTGTAGAAATTTGTTGTGTATCATCAAATTGATAATCAATTGCTAAAGTAAATCCATTATTAGTACTGAATGGCTTAATATTATTAAAAGCAATACTATTGCCAGCATTATCACTGGTAAAGGTTTGTACCGCATTTGTATTAACAATTACCGTTCCATTGTTATTAGTTCCATTAAAGCCCATCTAATAATTAAATTTTTTATTTTTAACAATTGTCTTACTCTTAGGATAACTATTTCTATCAGTATTACTCATACGAGAGAATACTAGTAATTGTTCTAATGAAGGAGAAGTTGTGTCGCTAAATAAACCGTTCTCCGCTGCTTCATCAATGCTTACTGTGTTAGTATACCATTTAGCATATATATTGTATACGCTATTTTTTGCTTCTTCTAAAGTCGGATTAATATTGGTTGGCAATTTTTGCCATCCATCAAAAATTGAATATGTTACAGTATTATCAGAATTAATATGGAAATCTTTTATAGTTTCATAATTTTCTCTGATATCCTTAACTGTTGGTGCTTCTAAATCATAACCGCCGCCATAATCTTGATTACTTTCAGACTTAATTAAAGTTGAAGAATCTAAATACCAGTTTACAGTATATTTATGTGGAGTAGCATTAAATAAAGTATATAAGCTAACTTTTCCATTCATAGACGCCGAGGCTCTATAAGGATTATTATTTGTATAACCCTAAGTATAAAGTGATACAGGATTGTCTCCAGTTTTACTTAGTGTCCAACCAGAGTATACTCTATAAGTAGACTAATTAATAGTACCAAACTAAAAAACAGAAGCAATAGTAGCATCTCTTGTTGGTAATTCAGAAACAGATACATTAGAATAAATATCTGGTATTGGATCACCCACTGTAATATATCTAGTTGTGATTTCTTGTTCTGGTATCCACTCTGTATCACTTTGATATCCTCTATTTACATAGCTTACTAATACTTTACTTACTTCGCTGCCATTTGTTGTATTTAAAGTTAAATCAGGCCAAATAGTTTTGTAAGTATCTTTTTCTATTTGTGACCAATCACCAGTAACATTAATTGTACCACTTAATTCTAATGTATTTCCTTTATTTTCAAGTATAGTTTTAAATTCTTTAAAAGGTTCTAAGGATTCAATATCAACAATAGTAGCATTAGAAAGACGTAATAAAGAAATATTAGTTTCTAAACTCTATTTTTCAATAATTGAATTAGCGATACTCATCCAATCTATATTAGAAGAATAATCACTATCATAAATATTTAAATTAAACAATCCAGAATAATCAACTAATCCTGTATTATTATTGATAATCTATAAATCATCTAATTTTTTTGCACCATATAAAACTAAATCAGTTACTGTTGATGGTAAATGTAATGTTTCAATCTGAGTATATTGTGGTAAATTAATACCAGTTATAGTGGTGCCAGTGGCTTCAACGGTTCGTAAATTATTCGCGCGATTTAAGTTTAAACCACCAGATAAACTATGACAATTCTTTATATTAATTGATTCTAATAGTGGTAATTCTGTATCTGTTGTAAATGGCAAACTAGTTAAGTTAGCATTGACATAACCGCTGGCATCGGTTCCCATATCAAGTTTCTTTAAGTGATCCAGAGCATTTAATGTGAAAGAGTATGGATACATAGAAGCAAGATTTCCGATTTCTGAAATGCCACTAAATCCATAAATATATATACGAGTTTCACCAAAATTCGCAGATGTATAATCAGCAATTGGGAGTATATATGTTTCTCCGGCTTTTACTCTCTACGATGGTGTTGGCCCACCATTACCAACCGTAACATTAATATACATATCTTGATAAGGTACTAATTTTAAATCATAATTGGGTTTAACCGCAATATTAGGATCATTAGCATTCGCGGGAGTAATGACATTAAATTCTGTTGTATTACTAGCAATAGTAATATCACTTAAACGATATTTACTATTAAAGTACAAACTTTGATTACGTATCCACTGACGACGCTGATATTTCTTACGACCCTACATCATTGCTGTTAAGAATCTAGGATTCTTTTTACCGACAGTAATAGAATCATCAATAGACGCGCCTGTAAATGTACGAACATATTTACGCTCAATATCAAGACGCCAAATTTCTTCTGGGAAGCAATTCTGGAACCTATCAAATTCATTTATTAGATCTTCTGCACGGAAACATCTCTATGCAGTATTCATAACATCTGCTATTTCAGAAGCAAATACTGTCTTTAATCTGCGCCAGAAAATTGAACCTGCGCCGTTAAAAGCATAACCAGAAGTTGGAACGCCATCAACACGATAATCATCATCCTCTTTACCATAAGGGAAAGAAAGTTGACCATTATTATCAATACCAGCAGCAGTATCCATATCATATGCCCACATATCAAAAGCATACTGTGTACGATATTTTTTATTAGAATCAATTTCTGTTCCAGTTGCTGGACTCCAAGTAATACCATTATCAGAAGATTCTTCATATACATGTAATAATTCTTTTACAGGACGAGATACTTCAATATAAGTACCGGTCTTAGCAAAGTGCCAGAAAGTATTTTTCGCGCGGTTGTCCATCATTGTATAATAATGAGTATAGGCATAGAAGAATTCCATTGCGCTCTTAACAAACCATTGTGATGCTTCTGCTTGATATTGTTCAGGAGTTGAAGTTATTACCCATTCGTAGAAAGCAAGCATTACATCATGATTTAATTTTTCCTATACATCATCTTTTGTAAGGAAAGGTTTCTTTGCCATTGTTTCAGGATCAGTATTAGGAACTGTACTATCTCCATTTGTATCATTAATTAAATCACCATCACGATAGTCACCGCAGCAAGCATATCTAAATTCAAATGAATGATTGCCATCAAACTTTTCTTTAATTAAAGTTTTATGTTTTCTATTTAAATATTCTCCATCTAACTATACATTCCACTGACTTGGATTAATTGGGAATATATATTCCATAGAGTTTGGATTAGTACGCGGAGCAAAATAAGGTGCTGAATTTGTTTCTGTCCAATTGGTGTATATTATTGCTGTCCATTGATTATTTTCCCATGTGCCAGTTGTAGCATTAGCTACTGCACATTTATAAATAATACCGTCATTAATAACTATATCATTCTCAACATATTCATCAGTAGTTGACCATGCGCGGTAATCAGTCTCAATTGCTTCATGGCCATTGTAATTAAATACACCAGACTGGAACTGACCATTATTAGTATTATTATCAGAATTCTCACAAGTGAATTCATTAATATCTTCTGGATCGTATGCGCGAGTATAATCGGTTTTCTTAGAGTCACCAATATTACCAAGAGCATAGAAATGCCAATCACAGTCATTAAATTCTACGTGATTTAATGGATTTCCATTTTCATCCTGCTAATTTTCGCGCACGAATAATACTGCTGGAACAAATTCCATACTATTTTTAACTTTAATCTTAGATACATCTTGTCCAAGGGCCTAATAATTAAGACGATGCTCAGCAATTTGATTTGTTTGTGCTGGTGAAGAATATACTAAGAAATCATCATAGCGTTTCTAGAATAAAGCATTATTTACATTTTCAGAAGAAGCAACATTAACTTTTAAGTTAAAATAGTTATTTGGGACAGAGGTTTCAGTTAAACTAACTTTACAATTATCTCCTTTCCAATCCTCGCAAACTTCTATTGCTTCTGGCTCTCTGGTTGGAACCCATGTTTTAGTTTCTTCATTCCAAGCGGATGCATCTTTACCTATATAAACAGTGGATTTATAATCTGGATTATCTTTAACTTTGTAAGTACCCATATTTTTTGATTTAGTAGGCCAATGTTTAGCATCCACTTCAAATAAGAAGTCGACATTTCTTGCGCTTTGTCCATAGTTATCAGAAGTAGTACCTTGACCACTGTGGAAACCATTAGTAAAGAGCCAGTTATCTGCATCACCACGAGAAGTATATACATTACCGCCAGTAGCATGAATACAACGAAGTGTACTATTCATTATAAAGTCTTTCTTACTTGTGGTAAAAACTGGTGTATCTAACATTAATACCTTTACGTTTGGCATTACTTCTGCTAATTTAATTGGGTCAAGAGTCGCGGTTGGAGATGGAGATGGGAAATAACCACCTTCGCCATCATTCTATGTTGGATCCCAATAAATACAGTTTCTATTATAACGATCAATCTTTTCATTTACATCTCTGCCATCTGCAATAAAGTTCTGTAATATTTCCGCGGTAGTAAGAGATTTATTATAAATACGTAATCCATATAGATAAACATCGCAATCATCAGAGCCTATATGAATAGTATTTGTATGAGTTAATCCATCTCCGCCAGTACCGATAGAATATGCATATACTTTACTAGGCACACCATCTTCATAAGACATAATAAACTACGCCGCGGCATCAATATTAATATCTAATTCAATCTTATCTTGTTCGGAATATGATAGATATAGATAAGAGTCAGTCGCCGCGATATTAGCACTAATTTTACCAACACTTAACCAACTTTCTGTATCTACTTTTCCTTTACTATTTAAGAAACTATCATGTGTATTATCCCAGGCTTTTAGACATTTAAATATTAACTGATGGTTATCTTCATCAGATTCATCCCATAAAACGACAATATCGTTAACGGCATAAGCAGTATTTGGTTTCCAAATATTATAGTTAATACCATTCATAGCAATAACGCCATTTTCATCTGGTTCTATTTCTACGTTTTCATTAACCGCTCTTGTGGTTTTTAACCAACCAGAATGCGCGCCTAACTATAATCCAACGTCTTTATTATACATTTTGTCAACACTAGATAACCAAATAGCGTCTGCTTTTCTTACTGCTTTTGTCTTATAAATAATCTTTAATTCCGCACCCTAAGTTAAAATATTATTCGCAAAGATTGGATAATTTAAATTAATATAAGTGCCTGCTTTTATAACTAATGCTTTACCATCCTCTTCTCTCTTATATCCGCCACCATTACTATCTTCTGACCAGTTGAAATTATTAGAATCAATAAAACTATATTGATTTTGTCCTACTGTCCAAGAAGGTAAACGATTAGTAGAACTATTTTCTAATGTAGTCGGATTGAAATCAATAATAGCACCTTCAACAGGAGAAATATTTATATCCAATTGAGTAATATTTAGAGAAGTAGTAATAGTAATATCATCTACTTTAATTGTTATAGAATGTTCGCCCTTGTCTGTTGCTAAATAAGTTAATAATCCAGTGTTAGTATTATCTAACCTAACAGAACCGAATGGTGTGGCATTCTAATCTAAATAATATTCTACATCAATTATAGAAGCATTCTTTTTATATACTTGATATGGAATTTCAATTGTAGAATACTGTTGAGCAGTAATTGTTTGCTCATTATATGGCGATGCTAAAATTGTGGTACCAACTTCGTCATCATACCAAATATATTCACGTATTAAATGTTCAGTTGTTCTTCTTACGCCACCAACTGTCGCCTCTAAATACATATCAATGCTGTGAGCACCATGTTCTTGCGCAGGAATTGTTACTGTTGCCGTGCGGCCAGAGGTAATAGAAGTTAAGGTAGCCGTTATTTCATGTTCTGTATCATCATCTATAATAACATGTAATGTTTTTGTTAATGCGCCAAATGCGGCATATGGGAAATTGTATGCTTCGGAACTAGAAATTAATAATACTTCTGGTGCTTCTGATTCTAAATGTAAATCAATAACTCTAACTGTCCAGTTTTTAGTCTGTTGGGTCCCTTCCGTTGTTACTACTAATTCAAAAGTAGTATTACCAATATTACAATATTTAGTAACATCAAATTGCATATAACCTGGATCGCCGGGTTGAATATTTGTTGCTTTATAAGCACCACTAGGAACAGTTCCTGTTTCTATTACTGTATTTCCAGAACGTAAAACATATGTACCAGAACTAGATTCTGTTGGTATAAGTGCTCCATTGTCATCTAATTCAGTAGTATGATAAGAATAAAATGCTTCTAGTAATATCTAATTATTAGTAATTGTTTCAATCGTTTGATCTCCTATACGAGTTAAACGCTTAACAATACCAGCAGAAGCACCGCCGCCACCGCCTTCTGGCAATTCAATAAATTGAATAGTACATATATTACTAATCTTTTCCCAATTATTTGCTATCCATTCAGCATCTGAATTGGCTACTATACATCTATAAACATATCCATCATTATAGACTACTTGCGCATCTACACTATAAGTAGTAGATGGTTTCCAAGGTAAAATATCAGATAAGTCGGTATCAATATCATTATTATTTTCATTATAATCATATTGATATACTTTTAAGTAATATTTTTTCTCATCTTCGTCATATACCTTTTCCATGTTATATCGCTTAATTTTATTTGTATCTATTATTTGTCCAATTTCAATACGGGTATAAACAACTGTATCATTTTCACCAGCAGATGCTATATAACGATAATGATGCCAAAGATTATCATCTTGTAAAACATAATAATCTTTATTATCTTTTTTCTGTGCTTCTTCAAACGCGGCGTAAGTTGTATAATTTTCAGAGTCACTATTACCAGTACCTCCGCCGCCTTCACCGTTTCCAGCACCACCCATTAGATGCCACTCATTATTAATATGTTTCCAATAATAATATTTATCATTCGCGGCCTGTAATAGATAATCATCTTTATCATTAATAGTCCAAGTTTGTGTAGTGCTTGGTACGTTATTTGTATATGCAACATCATTTTTTGCTTTAACAATTGTTGTACTAATAGCATTAACAATTGCAGTATCTGCCTTCACGGCCAAAGCAGTATTTACATCAGCAGTATTTGCTTTTGCTGCAAGTGCAGTTTCCATATCACTACTATTTGCTTTTGTTCCAATAGCAGTTTCAGCCGCAGTTAAACGTTCAGTTAAACCGCCTGGATCACTATTGCCAGCATCTACCGCGTGACTAATAGCACTTTCTGCCGCGGATACACGACTGGCAAGCGTGCCGTTAGTTGTATCTAGTGCAGATCCACCATCAATCGCATTTAAACGACCATCAAGTCCATCAAGAGCAGTATTAACTGTCGCAGCAACCGCTGCTGCATTTGCTGTTGCTTCAACCTCGTCGAAACGCGCGTCAATTGAATCATATGTATCTTTTGCACTTGTTAATTCACTTTCAATACTAGTAATTTTTCCTTCCGCGGTGCTCACACGCCCTTCAACCGCACCAATTCTATTTGGTATTGTAGTGCCTGTAGAAGTTTCTAATGTTACTAAACGCCCCTCAACATTGGAAAGTCTTGTTTCTTCATCAACAAAACGCGCATTTAAATTCTGACGAGCAACGTTTAAATTATCTACTCCACGCGCAGTTTCTATTTCACTTTGAATAGTATCAACATCCGTATGAAGACTAGAAAGATGCTATTCTACACTCTTTGTATCACCTGTTATTGGCGTATTCATTCTACCTTTTAAAGTTGAAATATCAGTATCTTGAGTACGATTAACAGTTTCTATCGCGGCTATTCTGTCAGCTACGCTTTCAGAATTACCTTTTGCCAGATTTAAAGCAGAAATTGCAGCATCAGCTGTATTTTGTGCTGTTGTAATATTACTATTAATAGTTGTATCAGCACTTTTATACTCTCTTTCTACTCTTGCCGTTTCTGAACGCATATCAGCGAGTACCTAAGCAAGATTTGGTCTTGGCTCTGTATCGCCACGTGCAGCATTTACTTGATTTTCTACGCTTTCTAGACGAGCACTTAAAGCGCCAACATTAGTATTTTTAAGCGTTTGAATATCGCCAGACATGCTACTAAGACGTTGACTTATAGAGCCGCCATTATTGACATCAATATTACCAACTTTATTGTTCAATGTAGATATATTAGTTTCATTAGCATCCGCTTTATTTGAAGCGGCTTCTATGCCATCTTCAATATGCTACATCTTTGACTTGGTAATCGCTTCTTTTGTACTCCAAGTATGTTTATCGTAAGCCATTCCTTTCCCTCCTTAAAATCTCGGCAATTAATGCCGGTTATCCTTTTGATACAACTTAAAAAGTTGTCTCTCTATAAAAGTAGTAGTAGAGAATGAGGTTAAATATCCCATTTTAAAACTTTTTAATAGATTTCGTATGGCATTTTATCACTAAAATATAAAGGGGGTGGTCCCATTGAAAATTAAAGTAAAAATTACAAGGCAAGAAAATGCCACTTATTTTAATGCAAATATAAATGATATTGTTGAAGTAGAGTTTGAAGAATACGTCGCGGCAGTTACCGCATCGGAGATAGGCAATGGTCAATTAGAAGCATGTAAAGCACAGGCAATCGCTTGCCGCACATTCGCAGTCAACCGCGGCGTGCTGCGCGGCCGTGAGATTTCAGATTCTTCTAGTGTCGCATAGGCATATCGCGCAAAACGCTATAATAAAAATAGCTATCCGCACTGTGTTGAAGCAGCGAAGGCAACGAAGGGACAAGTATTAATATACAATGGCTCATTAATTTCCGCTGTTTATTCTTCAAGCAATGGCGGGCGCACTACATCTGCGAAAGAAAGATGGGGCAGCAATATACCCTATCTAATCGAGCAAAATGACCCTTGGGATGATGGTAATGGCGGCGGCCATGGCGTAGGAATGAGCCAACGCGGTGCCAACTAGGCCGCGAAAGCCGGTAAAACATATAAAGAGATATTAGCATTTTACTATCCAGGCACATTGATATAGTATGGATATGGATTAAATGGGGAGGTACTTATGAGTTAGGTTGCAGAACAAGTAGTAGAAAAAGCAAAAAGTTTAATGGGTTCTCCTTATGTCTGGGGCGCAACAGGTGAAAAATGCACTGTTGCCAACCGTGAACGTAGGATGAGTTCTTCTAAATTGACAGAAGTTAGCCGCGCGAATATAAAAAAGCGCTGCCCAGTATTAAGTGGCAAGCAGAAAACATGTAGCGGCTGCAAGTATGAAGGCATGGATGAATACGATTGCATCGGCTTTGTTAATGCGGTTAATAAAGCGTGCGGTATTATTTTAAAAGGCGCGGGCGCGACATACCATTGGAGCAACACCGCGAACTTTGTGCGGCGTGGTCCTATTGCGGAAATGCCTAATGTTGTGTGCTGTGTCTATTAGGCAGATGGAAACCGCATGAGCCACATTGGCTTCCATATTGGCGGTGGCATTATCATTCATTGCAGCGGCAAGGGCGAAGTAATGATAGGCAGCATAGATGATAAAGCATGGACACACTATGCAATACCAGTTGGATATTATACAGATGAATATTTAGAGCAAGCAAAGATTATTAATAAAAACATTGGTGTTTTGAAACGCGGCTCCACGGGAGATAATGTAAGAAAATTACAACAGATGTTAAATGCCATTGGTTACGATTGTGGCGAACCCGATGGTGTATTTGGCAGCGGAACTGAGGCCGCGGTTAAAAAGTTCCAGAAAGAAAATAAATTGAGCGTAGACGGTAAAGTAGGACAAGCAACGTGGCCAAAGATTGAAGATAAATATAAAGCTACATTGCCGCCAGAAGAGGAAGAAGAAGTTCCACCAGAGGAAGAAGAAGAGGAACCTAAGTCTGACGAATTAAATGTCGTTCTCGCGCGGCTTCAAGAACAACTTAATGATATTCAAGCGCAATTAGATGAGTGCAAGAAACAAATAGACAAATAAAAAAACGGGGAGAGCATAAGCTCTTCCCTTTATTTTTTTACTCTTTCTTACCAAGAAGGCCGTCAATTTCTTTACCGCGCTTATCTGCATCGCTTGCAAGCCGCGCGCCATAGTTATTGATGATGCCAATAAGCTGATTAAACTCACTATCGGCTGCATTCACATAAGTCTTCGCGCGCTTAAAGAAGGCATTATTTAGCTTCTCCTTTGCCTTGTTAAACGCAATCTTGCGGCCAATCTCTTCATTCCACTCATCGTCAGGAGCACACCTCGCGACACCGCTATATGAGTTTTTCAGAAAATACTTATCATCCCACCTACCAGTAATTAGATGGTTGTTTTCATACATATGCCGCACCATATAATCCATGAAATAATCTTCCGTGTCACTAATAACACAAACAACTACACGCTCATCTTTCTTTACAATATAATGTACCTTACTCATAATATTAGATTCCTTTCTTGTCAATTAATTTTTCAAATACTAAACTATCTTCGGTTGTGTAGTGGATATATTTAATACCCATAGAACGAATTGCGGCCATGCAGGCCGCACAAGGCTTAGCGAGGGCGAGCTTCCCATCGCGCGTTTCACGATAAATATAGATGTGAACGCGAGAAAAATCAATATCCAAATATTTAATTTTTTGAAGCGCCGCAAGCTCGGCGTGAGTTTTAGCAGGCAAGTAATTATTGCCGCTTGCTTTGTAACGATAACGATTAAACTTTTCTTGTGATGGATGAGTCTTGTCACTGTTAAAGCCGCCCGCGAGGACAGTATTTTTATATACTATAATACAACCAAGTCGCGGCTTTCCGCCGCCCGTGTAGTCTGCTTTCATACTCCATTCGCGCGCGACCTTAAACAAGTGCGAGTCATTCATTACAATTTTCCTTTCTCATAAGCTATTGCTTTTTGGCCATTTCGTCAATTTCTTTTTGTAGTTCTTTAATTTGTATGTTAGTAATAATATCAAGTGCGATACGTAAGTCTCGCGGCGACATATCGCTTTCAATAAGCGCCTACTTGATTTCTTCAATCATTTTCTTCTTCTCCCTTCTTTTTATTTATTATACCATAAATCCCAATATCAGTCAAGTTAGAAGAAGCTAGAAACTCAGCATCTAAAATTGAAATATAATTCGTCATTTCGGCGCCGCAAAAGGGGCATATGTATTCTATTTCTGGTGGCTACATAAAACAATTAGAGCAATAATAGCGCGGATTATAAACTCCGCGGCGTTTCCATTCAGCGACCATAGATTATCTCCAAAATTATATGACAAATAATTGTAAAAAAGAATATACCCAAGCAAGTCAATATAATTTTAATGTCCAACGCCATGCCAACCACACTCACATAAATAATAAAATTGGGGTGGGTAAGTGGTTAATACCATACTACGGTCACGGTAAATGTAGCGGCCGCATTCTGGACATGTAATATTAGTTAATTCTTTGCCATTCACATAGGATGGCGGATGCGCGACATATTCATCCCAAGTAATATCAGTTAATGTACGTTCCATTTTTATGTTCTCCTTCCAGTCGCGGCGGCACTAGGTAATAAACATCCTTATGATGTTCTGTTGCGTAATTAATTTCAAATGCGGTTGAAGAACCAATGTAGCCGCCCGGATTAATTACATAGATTGATTCCGCCATATCAATTTTACGCTTATGCATGTCATCAAGCATATCTTTGTTCGCGGTGATACGCTCTGCCTCTTGCTCTGTTTCATAATGTCCAAAGCACCCAACACTAATTACAATATAGCCCGCGAGTGTTAGTTCCTTTTGCATGTACATAAACATATCGCGGTAGCGGGTACTGCCGCATAGGGTAATAATTGGATACTTTGTTTTCTTTTCTGGTAATATTGTAGGTGGGTCAAACACATAGTTACAATGTAAGCACCTTAGTTTTGTAGTAGAGCCAGTTCCGGTTGAAACGTCATACAACCATTCTACTTCATTACTATGACATTTTGGACAAATTGTATTTGAATATGTATATGATTCCATTAATATAAATCCTCACTATATAATTCTTCCCCAATATAATAACTTCGTGTTGGGTGCTCGTTCCAATGCTTTCGCACATAATCCGCGGCTTCTCGACGTGTATAGAAATTACCTTCCGAATCAAGAAAACCTTGGCTAATAACTTCAAATCCTGTTGGCTCGTAACCAAACTCTTTTAGAATCTTCCCCATATCGCCGTGGCGATGCAAGGGAATAGTGTGCACGTTACCATCTTTTAATATTACTTTGGCTGCTGCTTGTGTTATCATTTTATTCTCCTTCCTCTGGTAGAAAAGGGCAATAATTAGTAGACCCGTAACAAAGATTACAGCCGCGGCATAATTCCGTTTCTGGAACATTGGGTGCCATATTATTTAAGCATTCATTACGCGCACAAATGCGGCAAACGCAATCGCCGCACCCAATATCACGAAGCTCATTATATGGAATAGTAAGTTGAATACTTGGTGCAACAATATATTGTTTAATTAAGGCAAGCGCATCTTGCTTCAATTCCATACTGGTACAATTTCTATTTTGTTTATAATATGGGCACTCATCTGAACAACACGAGCGCCCTGGTTTAGAACATATTTCTAATCCCTTAATAATATCTTCATTACTCTTCATTCCCACTTAATCCTCTTACCGCATGCGCCGCAATAGCATGTATTGATTCTTTTATATACCGTAAGGCCGCACGCGGGACAGTCACCAATCATATCAGTATGCCCATAAGCATAGCGCATGCCATCTACTTTTTCTGGTTCAACAAAGCTACGTTCATATGCTTGCCGCATACCGTGGCAAATCTCATCGTCAATTGAAGTACAGAACCTACCAATTGGGGCACAATTTCCGCTCATATCCATCAGCGGACAATTATCTAAACCATGTAGAACTTTTTCTTCACTCATAATTTATACCACTTTCTTACTCTTCATCTTTTTCACGTTCTTGTTCTATACCATCGTGCTTGCCGCGGTCGTATGCTTGCTATATACCAATGCAAATTGCATCATATAATGTAGAGTAAGCCCAATAAGTCATTTGATTACTATTTTTAAAATCAGTTAGTATTTCAAATACATGCTCTAAAATATCATCAATCATTCCCAATCAAGCTCCTGTCCGCACTTGTCGCAGAAATGTTGCGAGCGAACCACGCGCCCACCGCATGTTGGACAAGTATTATAATCAACAATGCATCGCGTAGCATCCCAACCCCGGGGTGTACAGTTGATGCAGAAACTATATCCACAACGATTACAATAAGGACCATTATGATATTCATACTCCATCGCAAACTCATCAATTTTACCATCCTCATCTCGTGCCCAATCATGCTCGGGAAACTCTTGGTGAAAGTGAACAACTTTTTTCGCGCGATTAACAGTGGGTCTATAACGCATTACATCGCGGAAAGCCTGTGTTGAATAATATGTTTTTCTATCTTTATCTACAAATACATCTGAATCCGCAGCTTCTAATGCCGCGGAGGCTTCTTCATGCTTTTGAAGCCATTCATCAAAAGCATCAGCATCAATTAATCGCATTATCGCATTCTCCTTCCACACCTAGGACAATAGTTTGTTTTGCGGCCAACCATAGCACCGCAAAGTGAACAATCCCACGCATCATTTTTTTCATCTACTGGAAGCCATTCGCCGCATTCTAAATAATCTGGCACATATTTTTCTACCAATTGTAATGCTTCAACAATATCATCTTTTAAATCATAAATACAATCAATTCTGCCGCGGTAAGGACACTTAACACAAATCTTCTTTAAACCAATTGCATCCATACGGCAATTTTGTACAGCGAAAATAATATCAGAAATAGATTTCATACTATTCTCCTTTCTGTAAAAATTATATCATAATTTTTATTTATTGTCAAGTAAATTATAATATGAAGTTGTAGTAATTAGATTTCCGCATTGCTTACAAACATATACATACTCTGTTGTATATCTATGGCCAACCGCATTTTTAAACTCATATTGCCCGCCACAGACGCGGCAGACACCATTGTTAAAATTATTCGCGGAAATAATGTTAGCGATAATTATAAGTATTATTAAGATGCCCGCAAAAATTGCGATTACTTCAAAGTTTGTATTATTTCTTCTATACATATTTTACCTCCAATAAACATCATCCCACTCTACTACAAAACCGCAAGTAGGACAAGTAGATTCATAATAAGTAATAAATGATTGAGAATCATATTGTGATTTTATAGGCGCGACAAAAAACTTATAGCAGTAAGGACAATAACGCGCGTTTTTATCTATTGCGTTTACATTATTTTCCCATGCTTCTTTCGCGGCCTCAAATGTTTTGTATGGGCCAGTGAATGCACGGCCACATTGGCAATTAACTCGATAAGTATCTACTTCTGGATTATCATCGTGATAAATCCATGCTTCGCCACAACGCTTACAGATTTTCATATTTATACCTCCGAAGACAAAATGTCTTTTGCTTTATTATTTTTTCATACAGGGTTTCGCGGCTGTGCCGCCATATTTTTAGTAATATATTTAGTGAATATATATTTAGTATATATTTAGTATATCTTTATTACTATACCAGTTTTCGTACCATATGGTACGGTTTTCGCACCATACGGTACGATTTTCGTACCAATTTGGTGCGGTTTTCGTACCAAACCTAAACGATTTCTGGTGCAATGAATGGTACGATTTTCGTACCAATGAACGGTACAATTTTTGGTGCAATGAATGGTACGAAAACCGACCCATTCAAACTAACTTGGTAGATATTGGAGTAAAGGTTAGTCCGTCTATATCTTCTGATAAGTATCCTTTATTTATTAATTCTTTTTTAGCGTCTAATACACTTGACTTACTCATGCCCATTCTATCTTTTAACGCCGCGGGAGAGAAATCAACCCAGCCTTGATTATGCCATCTGATTAAATATAGCCATAGTTTAAATGCATTGCCATTCAATAATGACGCGGCCTTATCAATATAGTCATAATACAAGGTAGGATAATATCCATTACCTTGCGTCTTGCCTTGCGTATAATAAATAGGTTTTATGTTAGTAATTTTTATTCTAGTTTGATTAGCGTAGTTAGCCATAGGAATCACTCCTGTTTATGTTGATGTTTATTTATTAATTAGAGGATAAATTGCCCTCCGAAGTTCTGCGGTATCTTCAAAGAAATATACTGCGCGCGTGGGATATTTCTTATTTGGCTCAACTTTTTGAACTACAAACCCTTTCCGTTCTAGTTCACGCGCGACTTTTTTAGAATAAACAATATAATAGAACATATTATTCACCTATCTTTTCATTAATAATTATTGATTATTCTCATATTCCAAAAGTTCCTTCATTATCTGATATATGAACATCTTACCATTGCCGCGTCCATAAGTAAAAATAAAGTCTTTATTAGTCATCCACTTTTTATAAAACTCCCATAACGCGATTTTTTGATAGTCCATTAAATGGAAGTTATAGTTATTATCAATATAATTAATTAACTGTTCTTGTGTAAGCATAGCATTTATTCACCCTTCTATCACTTGTTTCATGTCGTTTAATAGGTTATGTAAACCCCACTCATATCTTTCTATAACTTCATCTTTCGGCACCGCGCCCTTTAAATAATAAGTTATAGAAGTTGGATGGCACCCACAATATTTACCAATAACTGTCATTGGAATGCCCAAACCGTTTTGTCTATCAGACAAATATACTATTTTTTCTATGACATTCATTACTATCACCTCCCGCCATAGGATATGTATTAATCCTACTCTTCAATTATTATATTTTCTTAAAGAAACTAGGAAAATTTATCATAAATAGTATATCAAAAATTAAAATAAAAGTCAAATACAAATAGACAGGTGTTACACCTGTCTAAATAGTTCATCAACGCTATTAGAATTAATCTTATACCGCGGCGATACAGAAGACATAGCAAACTCTTCCTTTACCATATCTAGATACATTGTGTACTTTCCGTCATCGCCCATATAACATGTATCCCATATTTTCTTATCAACCCAATCACGCACTTTAAGCTGTTCAAGCGCGAGATTATCGAAACTGATTAGCTTATAATACTGCTGGATTTCAGGCAGTTCATTACAAAGCCAATCAATTCCTTCTTTAATTTTGTCGCCGTTGTTTTCAAAATACTTATGGCCGCGGCCGAAATCCTTATATCCCAGAATAAGCAACTTCATATTGCGCACACTAGTAAGTACCCGAGGTGTAGTGGATACGCCCGCGATAAGATGTACAACGAGATTCTTAAACTTGGACATAATTTCATATTCTTCCGCGGTAATTGCGCGGTCAACAGATACACCAAGACCATGAATTAGTTTCTCATTAGTCCAATCGTATAACAGACTTGCATTTTTCATAAAATGGTCAAGATGTACAGTGATATTACAAATGACTCGCTGCCGCGCCATTCGCCGCAGGAAATCTTCAAGTCCAGGGTGTTCAAGGGCGTTTCCTCCGCCTAATGATAGCTCGCTGAAAGAATGAAGGCTGTCAAAAATGGGGTGATTTAGATTAGCAAGTGCGCCATTAGGTGTGGACTGCTCATGGCAGAACGCGCATCCCATATCACATCTATCTGAAATCTTACAATCAATTGATTCAGGAAACTGCGGGATTAGTGTAGACTGGTTATTATATCTTACTTTTGTACCATCTTCAAACATTACGACACGGTAATTGCCATTCGTATATGTACCAAGTACGTTTTCCATTTTATCGTCCTTCCTCAATAATCATGACCATAGTAGCCAAAAATATGAATCTTATCACCATGTTCAGACGTATACTCTTCATCATACCGTTCGTAGTATTCGCCGCCATAGTTCTCAAAAGAATGAATACCATCACAGAACTCACGAAGAAACTCATCAAACTCATCTATTGAAATAGTATTAAACCATTCTACTGTTGGAATTAGTTCTGTATCTTCTTCAAGTTCATTATGCCAAAAATCTGAAAGTTCTTCGGCAGAAGCATTAGCCAATAGTAGATTTGTGGCCTCTGTTCTAGTGATATATTCATCATTATAAGAATCAATGCATAGCGTGCCCGCAACTAGCTGCTTATATTCTTCATCTGTCGCAATCATAAGGCTATGTACAGATGAAGAATTAGTTTCAAATGTTCCATATCTAATATTAATCATAAACTTCCTCCACACTATCTTCGTTCCATGCAGGTGTCTGCCGCAACGTATTAAAAATACAATATTCATCGCCATCAATAACAACCATATATTTATTATTAAAGATGAAATCGTCAAAAGAAATATGATGTTGTTTTAAAAAATGTTCAAGTAATCCAGCAGACTGATGGTCAACATAGCCATAATATGGTCCGCCCATACCAATCCATCTTTCTTTTGGATATTTAATTGCAGTTAGCCCTGGCAGATTTCTATAACATGCGGCTTCAATTTCTTCAATTTTATCTGGGCAAGAAGCGATTGCATAACAAAGTCTACGATACCAATCAATAAGCAATTCAAATGGACTGCGGCCAAACTCTAAATCACCAGCATCAAAAATCTCTAATACACCTTCATCATTAAGCCGCCAAAGTTGGTCATCGACCGCGGCATTAGGCTCTTTAAATACTACAAGGCTATGAGATGAAGATGAGTTGGTTTCAAATGTGCCTCTTCTAATATTAATCATATATACTTCTCCGACAATTTATTAAATAAAAAATCTGCAAGAGCGCATACTCCAAATGAGAATGCAAGAATAATTGCAAGCACGCCCCATAGCGGCCATCCGACAATAAAAATAGTCCAGAACAAAAATCTCTTATTCATTAACTTTTGTTTCCCATTCACTAACAGTTGTATTAAGTACCTCAAAGATACAAATATCGCCTTCGTGGTCCAGGTATTTATAATCTTTTGCTACCTCTACCCACGGTATTTCGTTATTGACTGTTGCCTTGACAATCGGTACGCGCGTATCTACTACTGCAATTACGCCTAGTATTACAGCGAATATGCTAAGAAGGCACCCGCCCGCGAACTCTGAGTTCGTTATTGCATCACGTATCCAACAAATAAAAGTAACAATAAGAAATCCAGCACCAATAACAATTAGTGGCCAGCCAATATAAGGTATTGCGGCTCCACCGCGAAAACCATAATAAAGAATATTCATTCCTTTTTCTCCTTTATAACTCCATCATAACTTAAATCTAAACGAGATAAAATCTTTGTACGACACTACGGGCAGTAGAGATATTTATTTTCATAAATATCACCAATATCATAAGCAAATACAGCGCCGCAATTGGGGCATTCATCTATTTTTCCGACGCATTTTTGAGAAAGTAATATCATCTTATTAGTCCCAGAGAGCGCGCAGGTTTTGTGCTAATTCGCGCATCGTATCTTCCAATACTTCCTGCCGCGTTTTAGTAAGTTCTTCTGACCGCTTAAAATACTTATCTTTTAGTTCTTCACCCGCGGCATCTAACATATAAGTAACGGTATTTGTTTCATCGTTGACTTCGCGGCAGTTATCCATGGCATCCATAAATGGCTGTGAGTATTCATTTTCCTCATCGGGGTCACTAGCCGCATATTCTAGGTTCTCTGCCATTTCAATAAGCCACCGTTCCCACTTCTCGGGTGTTTCAAACGGAGGCGAACCTGGATATGCTTGGTGGTCCTTAGCTAGATGCCGCAGCATTCGCGGGAAAACTGTGAGAAACCAATCATCGGTATTCCATAGGTCGGTATAGCAATAGCCTTTGGTCGCGCGCATCCATGCGTTCTGCAAATTAACCCAGCACTCTTTAAAAAACTTCCAAGGATGGGTCCAATAATACCGCTTACAATACGGGAAATCTTTAAGTACATTCATATTCATAATCTTATCACCTATCACGATTTAAAACTTTTAAATATTTTGCCGCGGCAATAGCTTCATCTAGTGTGTTATATAACTAAAATACGTGCGGGTCTGGCTCTTCTTCTCCAATAGGCAATATAAGTTGCGGCAAGCCCCAATCTAATGCCACTTCTTTAATTGCCCACTATCGGTCATTTATAGATATAACATAGCGCACGGAATCCTTATCAATACCGTAGGGATTGTATGTATCCAATATGAATACGGTATTAGAACTCGTTCCATCTTTCTTCGTCTGCGTAGACGAGATATTCGCTTCCGTCATATTCTTCAATACGCCATTTACGATAGCGGTCTACCCAATGAAGAGAAATATCAATATAGCCGCCCATGCAAACATGCTCGTAGCCCCACTCTTTTAGTTTTTCCGCAAACTCAACATATTCGCGCGATGGGGGAGTGCGGAACAGGCCGGAATGTTCAAGCGCGCGACCATATTCCTGGCTATGATGATTAAGCCACCATTCTACTACGCGGCTATCCCAAGCAAGAGACTCGGCGCCCCAAGTAGACCAACCAGCACCGAAACCACCAGACACTAGAACTGCAATTTTAGTCTTGTCTTCATTATAATATGGTTCCATACTATTCTCCTTTACCAAATAAATAAATCCATGTAATCAGGTTCAAGCCCAAGATAATCCGCAATAATATCTGCGACCTCATCATAGGTGGCTTCATTTGTTGCGACGAGTTCATTAATTTCATTTGCGCAATCATCTACTAGCGTATTGGCTTCATGCATAGAGATGCCGTCGCGCTTGGCAATCATGCGAGCCAGGTCGTCAAGATTACGAATACCCATACTAATTCCCCCTTTATTCTTTATGTTATTATTATAACATAGAAAGTTAAAAAAGTCAAGTATTAGTAACAAGAAGGACAAAGGTGTTTTACATATGCAATTTGTTGCTTAGTATAATATCTTTCTGATTCATCATCATAGTAATAATGAAATGGCTCATCATTTTCATCATAATATATAGTTAGCCAATCTTCATCATCTAATACGTCGCGTCCAAAAGTTTCTACTATTTCACGGCCACATTTATCACATCTATAAATCTTCATATGTCACTCCTATAATAACAAGCTGGACAAAAATGTTTAATTGTGACTGGATGATATGTATAGTGCGAACCAGTTTTCTCATCATATTCCCACTGAATAGGAAAGCCATATTCATCATACCATGCGGTTGTCCATCCTTTATCTTCAAATACATCATCCCAATAGGATTCTACTATTTCGCGGCCGCATCTATCACACTTATAAATCTTCATACCTATCTCTCCGTGTATAATATTCTACAATTTTATTCTTAATAATATTTAAATAATGTTCGCGCTCTTCTTCGTCCCAGAAGCACCCATCGCCGCGCGGCCAGGCCTCATAGATTCTTTCTGTATCGCCGCAGCGGCAATATAGGTAGCCACCGCGAAGTCGTACATAAGCAACAACATCACCATTATATAAAACATTATACTGTTCTGGGCAAGCAAAGCATGTACATTCAAATCTTAGGTCTTTCTTATTCATTACCAACTTACCTCTACATACCCGGGTGCCATACAAGGAGTGGTGTCACCGCGCCAACCGGAGCGTAGATTTTCAATTACACCTTCAAAGAGTTTATTATTACTAAGGCGATAAAACTTAAAATCCAAATCAATAAACAAATATTCCGCCAGTTCTTGTGGAAACTCTTCTTCTGTGTTGCGCCAACAGATACTAAATCTACCCGCTTTCGCGGCGGCAAGCATTTCATCAAACCATTCTTTATATCTGTTATGAATCTTTTCGCGTCGTGCTTCAACCGCGATGTCGTGCAGCATATCTTTTTCTTTACTCATATATCCCTCATACTCTCTTTCGCTTCTGTGTACAGTTCTTCACTGAAACCATTAATATATTCATCATTATGTCTTACTTGTATGTTCTGTATAAATTGTACCATAGCACTAAACTCGTCATGAACAAAGTTTTCATAACGATATAAGAAATATCTAGTAACTTCTAACCCCATATTGTCGCAATGCATGAGGTAATCATTAATTGCATTGCGTATTACCTTCTCAATTGCTCGTCTGCCCCACTCATAATCTGGGCCATTATGATAAAACTTGTTCATCCATTTGCCGATTTTAGCATCAATTGCTACTTCATTTTTTACAATATAAATAACCGCTACTGTCTCAAAATTCATCATGCCACCCCGCATAATCCATAATTACAAACTCATTTCCGCGCCAACCAACATTACCAGTATGCAAATCATTAATATTCCACTCATTGCAGAAATCAGAAAGTTCCCAATATACCTCATCGCCCCAGCAATGACGAATTGCCGCGCCGACTTCCGTGCTGCGTTCTACCAGCGGACTATTATGGCCGCAAAACTTCTTATCATCATCACTTATAGGGGTAGAACCACAATAATAATGGCTTATTTTCTCATACGCATAGAGGGGGAGGCATATCGTGCAATCCTGCATTTCGCCCTCATCCAGAATCTTATCTTCAATTGAATCTGAAACTGAAAGTTCGTCCATAAAGTAAGGCAAATCGCAAATTACAGGGATACGAATGTGCTTAATATACGTTCCCAAATACCTAACCGCCGCGAAGCATTCATCCAGATGCTGCTCTTTTGCCGCGCGATAAATATTCAGTTCATTCTGACAAAACTCGCCGCCGAAATCAAACTTAACAATCTCATCCATGCTATCACTAACGAGCGCGCAGCGAGAAATGCCGCAGCATACATCTACATCAATAGTAAACTCAGGTAATGGAGTCTCAAACGAATAGGGGGATAGGAAATAGTTTGCCCAAAAATTACTATTCTCAATCGCATAGTCCAGAGCCTCAGAATAAAACTTGAAAGTTTCGTCCATACTTCAAATCCCCTTCCCTTTCTTTATAATAATTATACATCAATTTTTAAAAAAAGTCAAGTGGGTGGGGTTATGGGTTTTTAAAGGGGGAAATTTTCGGGCGTATATAGAATTGAAAATGAAATTGAAATTGCAAATTGAAATCAAAATGAAATTGCAATACGAGAACGAAACTTTCGTTGCCGACACATTTTTGATGCCGCGGGAACAACATCAAAGCATTGACAAATCAATATAAAATGTGGTATAATATAAATGAGGTGAAAAATATGAATGAACTCAAAGTAAGTGATTTAGATTTATAGAACAAACTTGTATTTTGCCGCGGCGATTACAATATCTTAGATTGTGGTGTGCGTACAGGTAAAACTTATTGGGCAGTTAATAATCTAACGCGCTTTACTCGCGATAATAAAGCTGGTCGCATTCTTTTCCTAGTAGATACAACCGCATTAAAAGATTCAATAATTGCCGCGTATGGTGATTCATGTACTGATGCTGACATATTATGGGAACCATCTACATTTTCCATAGAAGAAAACAAAATAGGTATAATGTGTTATTAGCGTCTTGGTATGGAGTTCATGCATAATCAAACACAATGGCTTGAACAAATTGATGTAATATGTTGGGATGAATGTGATAGCGTATTTGATTTTGCTACACAAGCATTTGTTCGCGCGCGACGTACAGATTTTGCGCGCAAGACAGTATCTAATGCCGAAGTTCTTTCTGTTATATAGTCATTCTCAACCAAGAAGGAATATATGCCACTAATAATATTAGGTGAATGGGAACGTATTATAGAGGATGGACGTATTCTATGTATAGGTTTATCCGCATCACCAGAACGTGCCTACACATATTATAAATCTCTTGTCAGCGCAAGCTATTAGGGTAAATTAGAGATGGGCTATCGCGCATTAAATGATGTTTACTTCACCAATATTATATAGCATGTAAATGAACTTCAACCAGAAGAAAACCGCGGCTATTGGTGCTTCTCACCATTTATTGAACCCAATTAGCGCTTGGTTGAAGCCGCGAAAGCGCGAGGTTTTCATGCGATTGAATTGCATTCTCCCAATAATACGGATAAACCAATGACCGAAGAACAACTTCGCGTATATAACACCATAGTAACAACTGGTATGGTACCATTAGAATATGATTTTGTTATTGTGAATAAGGCATTGGCGCGAGGAATTACAATAAATGATAAGCGTTTTGACCGCTTAATTGTTGATTCTGTAAATACTACTGACCGTATTTAGGCAGCTCGTCAAACATTTAATTACCAACGCCATTTAAAAGTATTCGCACCCGAAATCCCTTCCGAGTTTCTTAATACGTGGTTGCCGCTCGAACGTTGTAGGGAACTTGCGGAATACATGAGCGTTCCAGACCTAGATAAAGAGAATAAGAATACCAATCGTATTATGAGTTGGAACAAGCTAAAAGATTGCTTGCCTTCAATTGGATATACGGTACAAGAAAAGAAGAAGCGTGTTGATGGCAAACTCAAACAATGCTATTATATATGTGGCGAATGGCATGATGTAGAAGTCGATGACAATGGATTCTTGCAGCTTGTCGCCGCGAAGTAGGAATTGGAAGAAAAATAATTATAAAGAAAATAAAATATAATAATATATTATTAATATGAAAACATCTCTATATGAATTAAAAGAAACGAAGGGGACGGGAGAACGGAACGGGCAATTTTTGGTATATAAAAAATTTTGGTAGTGGGTAATTTTGGACGGCATAGGAAAAAATGGGTAATAATAGATAGGAGTGCCAAAATTACGCGTAACACCTTCGCACACAAGCAGTTTGCTACGATTTTTTTGTAGTGAAAATTGCATTTTGCTACTATATTTTGACACATTTCAACTACATTTTGACACACTTTTGACACAATTTGATGTAGTAAATTATTGAATTGCAGCTTGTCAAGTATTTGACATACTAAAAGTTTACATATACTAAACAAAAAATAAAGTATACCTAAACAATTTGATGCCGCGGTACTGCGTACCGCCGAAAGAATATTATTCGCAATCCGCTTCGCGGATTGCTCATAATATTCTTTATATATATATTATATTTATATATATAAAAAAGTGTATATTTTTTTGACTACCTATATAGGGGGGAGGGGTGTAGTCAAAAAAATATACAAAATTTTTTCCACCAAAAAAGTTATAATTTTTATGCAGCCGCATCTACAACAACGGAAGTTCCGTTAAAGACGTGAAAAATAGGCGCAGGTCCAGCTTGACATAAAATAAAAATTATGGTATAATAAAATTAGATTTTATTTTATTTTTATTTATTTTTATTTTTAATTTTATTATAACATAATTTTTATTATTTGTCAATATTTTTAAAAAAGATTCTACTTTCAGTATACCATAAATTGCGCAGCTTGTCAATATAAAAATAAACGTGGATTTTAGTCCACGTTTGGTTCCAGCTTATCGCCAAAGTAAATACGTTTAACTTCCGCGGCGCCAACGTAATCATCAAAATTATTGTTATACCAAAGCTTTTCTTCCAGCTTACCTGGCACAATGATAATACAAGGCACCGCGCGCGTAACCATATCCAGCTTGCACCAGCGGCTATTCAGCTGGCCGTCGCACGGCTCCATTACGGTATAGTCAAAGGGGACTACCATGTCGTGGCGGCCCGTCACGAACTCGTCATATACGCGGCCTGCGTTGTGCTCGTAGGGAGCATCGTCCCAATCGTCGCCATACCAGCTTTCCAGCTCGTCCGCACCTAAATAAAATCGGATGACGTTACCTTTGTGTTCAAAGTCGATAATCTTCATATCCAGCTTATCCAGCTTGTCAAATACTTGACAGGCCCAGCTTTCCAGCTTGCTCCTTTCCTTTTCTATATATAGTATACCATAATTTTGACCGCGCGTCAAATTATTGACACAATTAGTTAGTTAGAGTGAACTAACTCCGCAACAGACTTGTAATAAAATTGTAATAAAATTGTAACACTTTCTTAACAATTTCCCTCTTGACAACTTGACAGATATGTGATAATATGTTAGTGGTGGGAGAGGCACAATTTTGGCGCCGGTATATAAGTTAAACGACTCTAACTAATTTGCCGGCACGAAAGTTAAAGACCTCTAACCGTTATGCAAAAAGTGATGCTTACGCATCACTCTACTTCAATTACGTCCGTGGTATAAATCTTTGCAATGAAATGGTCGTAGATGAGAACATGGCACTTGTGGTCATAATCATACCACCGCGAGACGAACTCTGCATCACCCTCTGACGCAAGCGCGCAAATATGAATCTCCGCGGCGGTCATGCTGTGGAAAATACCTTCGCAATTAGAGTTAATGAATACGACTTCCATAGTGGTTCCTTTCTGGTGTTAGAGTCTTTTCCTTGACTTCTGGATATAGTATAGCATAAATTGTTGCGGTTGTCAAGGACTTTTTTAAAGTTAGAGATGACTAACTTTCGCGCCGGCAGATGGGTTAGATTACTCTAACCCATATAGTTCCTCATTGGTCTGCACTAATGTTTCAGTTAATTTATACCACTTGGTAATATGAAAAACTTTTTTACATTCATTACAATTACAACGCCAATAAAATGATACTTCGTCAATGTCATAGTTTTCATTAAAATCATCTGTGTTAAAGTTGTCAGAACCGCAATAAGGGCAACGCTCATCTTCGATCATATTCTTACTTCCTTTCTTTAATCATTTCTTTGATTTTCGCCGCGGCGTCTTTGATTTCCTGATAGTACTCTGTATCCGCCGCGCCATAACCATACTCATCATCTTGTGTGTCAAGTTCATCGTTGAGGATGTTGTAAGCAATTTGAAGCGCGAGTTTTTCAGTCATCTTTTTACACTCCTCCAAGGTTCAAGTTTAGTCACGGTTTTAGTCACATACCAATATTTGTAACTAACTCCATTATCAGTGTGGAAGACAATCCCGTCATATGCCGCCTGAATGTCTTTGATAGCAATGGTAAGACCATAATTACCAAGTGTCGTAAAAAATGTCTGACAAGCAGTGACAACATCATCGGTGAACATAATCATCTTTTATCCCATCCTTCCGATACCATGCGGTTTCTTCGTGTTCTTCTTCATTTCGCAGTCTAATTAAAATTTCCTGATTCTGAATTAAGAGTTCTTCAAGTTGCTCCATCATTGCCTCCCCTCACTTTCATAAGTATTATAACATAGATTATATCGCATGTCAATACTTTTTTCAAAAAATTTTTTGGTTAGTGGCCTCTAACCAATGTGCCGGCACCCGAGTTAGATGTGTCTAACTATGCGCGAAAAAAGAGAGCGCTTACGCGCCCTCTTTCAGAGAGTACATGTTGACCTTACCAACAGTGACCGCAACATCATCGGCCCAGTAGTTACGCAGACCATACGAAACCTGATTCTTCGTGAAGTTCGGGAGCGAATCCTTTACCTCATCCCACAGTTCTGCAAGGGTGATGGCCTTGCCCGCAACGCGCAGACCTTCAAGGATTACCTCGCGCGCGTTCGCATATTCCGCGGCCTTGGCTTCCTTCGCGGCGTCACCGCGATGAATCTCATTGTACAGTTCGGTCATAACGGCTTCCTTGTCAGCGAAGTCAACGGTGGACAGGGTGGCATAGATGGTGTTCATGGTGGAGTTCTTCATACTTTTTCCCTTTCTGGTTTTTAAGACTGTCCTTGTCTTTCTTCTTTTATATTCTACCACATTTCGTGGAGAATGTCAAGTATTTTTTTTAGGAAGTTGCGGAAGGTTTAACAGTCCCAATTACGCATTACCGCCCAACTAATGCCACCGCTTACATCCTTATTATAGCACAGGATTTGCTGTTTGTCAAGGGGTTTCGCAAACTTTTTCGCACATTTTGTTTGCTGGTGGCCAAATGTTTCCGTGGTCCATGCGTATTGTCTCCATTGACTTTCGGCAACCACCTTGACCTGTCAGGGTTGCTCCCCTCACCTGACACGTATATAATACCATAGATTTGGAAGTGTGTCAAGTACTTTTTTAAATTTTTTTGAAGAAATTTTATATAGTAGTTAGAGTCCTCTAACTTGGCCGCCGGCGGATGAGTTAGTCTACACTAACCCATTCATTTGTATTATAATCGTATTTAAACCAACCAATTTTATGTTCTGGTAAGCAAGCGCCAATGATACGATAAATAAACTTATGTAACTCATGCGAAGGAATAGCGCGAACTCTAACATAATCACAAGTGTCTGTTACTGCATCAAACCAATTTATCCAGTCTTCAATAGTCTTATATACTGGCCAAATACGATCATAATGTGCATCATAAAAAGCATAAGTGTCATTTGCTTTGTCAATTATTTGCCAAGCAAGACATTCGTATGATTCGCACGCTTCACGCGTATCAAACTCTTTGTCATCATAAGCGACATAAGTAGTAATAATTTTCATTTTTATTACTTCCTTTCTTATTTCAATTCAATAATAGTTTCTACACACATCTTACTTGTACCTTTACGATAAGGACTATAATAATAGCAATAATAACGCCATTTGTTTTGATATTTTTCCCACTTCATTTCTACGTGTTTATAATTAAGTACTTTTTTAAAAAAACTAATATAATCGCGTGTTTCTACTTGACGTTTTAATTGTTCTAAATCCATGCTAAATAGAGTAGAAGACATGGAACCATAGCGATGAATTTTATACATGTGACTACCTTTCTGGTTTTATAGTCTGGCCTTGACTTCTTACACATAGATTATAGCATGATTTTTTTATTTTGTCAATACTTTTTCAAATAATTTTTGCGGCGCGTAGACGTTCTACGCAAAGAGGAACCTTACTAATAATATCTTGTAAATCAATTTCACAAGTAAAGCGGTCATTTGGAACAAAATTTTCTTCGCCGTATTTACGGATAAAATAGTCTCGCACTTCGTTTTCAACAGATGATGAGTTCACATCACCTGTCTCAAACGTGTAGAGAATTTCCCCATCATATCCCTCATAATAGCGCTCATGCTGTTTTAATCTAATTTCTGGATGAACAGATGAACCAATTTTAATAAAGGAATCATTGCGGATATAATCTCTAAACTTCATAATATAAAAATAATCGTGCTTGACCTGTTCAATAAGTGCATCTGTAATTTTTTTGAAAAAACGAGAAACATAACGCTTCGCGTTTTCTACGTATTCCCAAATCTTACGGATACATACATATTTATCAAACAACTTTTTCATAAAAGAAAAGTGTTCTTTTCTATCTTCTGTATTATCTGCATCGAGTAAAGCTGTATAGTGTTCATTCATGGCTTTTTTGGCTTGCTCTTGCCCTTTAATTTCATCCAGAGTAAACATGCTAAACCCTTTCTGGTTTAAGTTGTTTTCCTTCAACTTTCATAAATATTATAATACATGCTCTCGCATTTGTCAATACCTTTTAAAAAAAATTTTGCGCCGGCGTGGAAGTTAGACGCTTCTAACTGAGTATGAAAAAAAGAAGGGTTATTCCCCCTTCTTTGCTTCGCGTTCGGCCTTATCGTGCGCGGCCTTCTCTGCCTTGGCCTTGGCCTTTTCGGCCTTCTCTTCCTGCTTGGCGTTGTAAGTGTCAATCTCACTCTGCATGAGTTCGCGCGCGGTCATGTCCTCGCGTTCCTCTGCTACGATAACGCCCACGCGGCAGTAGCGCTCGACGCCGTTCTTATCCACAAGAATGACGCCATACTGGCGGTCATTAACGCGCGTATATTCGCGGCCACCTGCGGGATACTTGGGCATGATCTCATCAAAAATGCGAGCACGAAGGTCAGTGTCAACAACATTTTTCGTCAGTTTCGGCATACTTAATTTCCTTTCTGGTTTAATGGTGTTTTCCTTCACCTGATGTCATTATTATATCATATTCGGAAACGCTTGTCAAGTATTTTTGAGAAGATTTTTGGAACAGGGGTCGATGGTGATACCACAAATATCGCCTAAAGTTTGGATGAGATCCCAGAACCCATCGCTTATGCGGTCGCCCGCCCATTCTTCGTAAGCATCGCGGTTCCCGTTAAACCACTCATTACAGATAGTCTGTTCTGCTTTATCCATCGCCTCATATACTTTATTCTCATCCACATGAATATTGATTTCCATAGTTTGAATCCTTTCTGGTTTGTAAGAGTTTTCCTTCTCTTGATGGCTTTATTATATCATAGTTGGGAAGGATTGTCAAGGGGTTTTAAAAAGTTTTTAATAAATATCATCTTTCGGTATGACATCATAAGACTTAATCGGAGTAAAACTATTGCCATATATTGGTTTACCCTTTGCATAGCGTATGATTTTCTTTGTAATTGCTCCATACTGAATATTAAGCACATCGCTATAATAGCCATTCTGTACGTTATAGCACGGAACAAAAAACATACGGCGGTCATCACCAAACTTAAAGCCATAATGTACTGGTTTAATATTGATAGTCTTAAAATTATAATTCATAACATCGCTATCAAGATTAGAAAAATCAGCATAGACCTCTTCACAACAATCCTGCTCATGGTAATCAATCAATGCGGTTTTATTATCAAACTCAATGCCACCCTGACCGCAAGGATTAAGAGGGTAAGATTCACTAAAAATGTTTACAATCTTCATAGTGTTGCCTTTCTGGTTTTTCGGTCTTATTCCTTGACCTCTTTACGAGACTATTATAACATGAAATTATTACAAAACAATAACGAAAGTATTACAATTTTGTTAAGTTTTCGCGCCGGCAGAAAAACAGACCGAAGTCTGTTTTAGATTTCAATTACCTTATTATTTAATGTTTTACTTTCAATCCAGTAATCATGCATATACGGGTCATGATCTTGTAGAACTTTCATGAACTTTTTTGCTTCATCGTAGTTAAGGCTCATGGCTTGCGGTACCGCATAATCACCTAAACGATAAATAATATACACTTTCATTCTTCATTATCCTCCCAAGTATCCTCATATCCGTATATATCACCCGCCCATTTAATCTCATCTTCTGGCGCGTCTGGGTTTACATCATCACAGTCCAACCATTCATCCCAACTCTCAAAGAACGCCGCGAAGTCATCGCAATCTTCAATAGGGTCATCAATATGGCACACGCCGCACTGGTCGCAGTAAGGGCAATCGCCATAGGCATTAACGGTGCAGTAAGTATAATCGCCGTTATAGGTTCCCTTTTTCGCGTCTCTCATTTTCTTACTTCCTTTCACTTAACAATATACTGATGGGTCAGACACTTAAAGAAGGTAAAGAAGGGATTTGGCAACTTGTAGTTTTGAATCATTTCAATTACATAAGAATTATTTGCTTCCATGTACCAACTGGGGAACTTAGGGGCCTTTCCAAAATGATATACGGTTAATTCGGTTGGAAATATACCATCTTCGTTTTCTTTACTAATTATCCAAGTCGTTTCGTACATCGTTTTTACTTCCTTTCTATCCCCTTGGGATGAATATAGTATAACATATAAAAGATTGGTTGTCAATACTTTTTTGAAAATTTTTTTAGTTAGATGCATCTAACTTTGCCGCCGGCGTGAGAGTTAGATTGCTCTAACTCTTCTTCTATAATATCAATATGAAAATTATTTTATTATTCTTCTTCCACTGGAAAAAAATCCATAATGTCAGTAATTAAGTCTTTAGTTTTATCTATAATGTTTTCTCTTTCGTTAGTAAGTTCTGCTGCGTTGTCCATTTCTTCTGAAAGATGAGTAAGAAAAGTAATAAAGTTTTGACAAGTATCATATTCTTTTTCAGTGTAAACAAGAGTCATTTTCATTTTATTATTCTCCTTTCACACAACTAATAATTTCATCATAAGTTTTATTGCTATGTTTCATCCAACTTATTACTGTATTTAATTCGATATAATTTAACTTGCCTCGGTCTATGTCATTCTTAGCACATTGCAATATATATCGTCTGCGCGTTCCTTCACTAATAATTTTTACTGCTTCGTCAATCTCTTTGGATAATATATATTTTTCTGCATCATTGTTATTCATTCTTCATCCCATCCTTTCTTATGCTTCGGCTTCTTGTCTCGCTTGTCTGGAATTACTTTGGTTACTGGACTGATTGCGCCCCAGTCGCGGCGAATACTTCTATTTACTTCGTAAGAGTCGCGGACTTTGGTTTTCTTTTTCTTAGTCACCGATAATCACCTCTGTCAAGTCCATCCAATCATTATAACGTTCAAGAATCTTAATATCCTCGGGTTCAAATACACTACCGCAACAACCACAAATCACATTTGCAATAGTTCCATCATCATTGACAAGAGCAATACCACCAAAAATAGTTCTGTCATCATCAGAGTTAATAAAATCGGGGTTGATAATTGCAAACTTTACTTGCTGATACATAGCGGGTTCCTTTCTGGTGTTTCAGTGTTTTCCTTCACTTCTTGATAAGAGTATACCATACATTTTTTATTTTGTCAACAGTTTTATTAAAAAAAATTAGTTAACTACGTCTAACTTTTTCGCCGGCCGCGAGTTAGAGTCCTCTAACTAATAGGCAAAAGGAATGGGCGAGAATAACTCTCGCCCATTACCTCACTTCACCGCGTACATATTGACTTTGCCTTCGGTCTTGACCACCGCGTCATTCCAGTAGTGGAGCAGACCGTACTGCACCTTGTTCTTCGTGAAGCCCTCGGGCAGTTCCTTCTCGGCCTCCGCGAAGATGTCCGCAACAGTCGCGGGCGCGCCGATCGTGCGCATAGCCTCAAAGACTACGGGACGAGCGGCCTCATACATCGCGACCTTGGCCTCACGCTCCGCAGCACCGCGATTCAGTTCTTTCTCAACCTCGGCCATAACCTCGGCCTTGCCCTCGAAGTCAGCGCCAGACAGCACAGAGTAGATAGCGTTCATGGTGTTCTTAGTCATAGTTTTAATTCCTTTCTGGTTTGTCTTGGGTTTTCCTTCCCGTTCATTTTGTTTCGTTCCTTCGTTTGGAACATCTTGATTATACCATACTTTGTTTGGTTTGTCAAGACTTTTTTTGAAGATTTTTTGTGGTGTGGTCAGTCAATCCACCAAACGCGGCAACCCCATTTCGGCGCGGCGAGCACGGCTGACAATTCCGTTACTTTGTACCACCGCGAGAGGACTTGAACCTCTGCACTACGTTCCCACTCACATCTTCTGTCCCTTGGAACACTATAAGTATACTACAAATTTGGAACCGTGTCAAGTGTTTTTCTAAAAAATTTTTGTCAAGTAGTTAGATGCCTTTAACTCGGCCGCCGGCGCCCATGTCAATAATGGGCACTATAATCAATCAAAACTACATGACCATTTTTCCACCCATAATTTTTATTGTGTAAGTCATAAATACGATTGCTAACCCAATCATTTTCTTCTTCGGTCATATATTCAAAAGCATCATCTTCATATTTGCCAATGCCATTGATACGGGGCATAATATAGTAATCTTTTCCCTCATATTCTACATGTGTAATCTGGGCGAAAAGATAATCAAATCCTGCAAGTTTTGCTTCTTCATACATCAGACGCTCATCTTCACAAGTACCAAAGTCAGATTCTTCATCATAAGTAATTTTAATAACATAATCAGAAGTAATAAGCGCGATGCGGGAAATACCATGCTTCATAATAACTGCTCTATGATAACGGAAGTTAAAAGTATTTACTGCGCAATAATAGTCATCAATACTGCGGCAAGTAATCAAGAACGGGGCAATCATCTTGATGAAACGTTCCGCGCGGACTTCGTAACTGCTCTTGCTACGCATGTTAGCATCCCCTTTCCTTGGTACATTATTATTATAACATGGTAGCAAGTTGTTGTCAATAGTTATTTGAAAAAAATTTTAGTTAAATGTCTTTAACTTTCGCGCCGGGCGCCGAGTTAGATGCCCTTAACTCTCGCGTAAAAAAGAAGGCGGATTACTCCGCCTTCACCGTATAGGTGTTAGTCTTGCCCTCAGTCTTGACAATCTCATCAGACCACAGACGAGTGACCGCGTACTGCACCTTGGACTTACTGAATCCCTGCGGCAGTTTGTCCTTGATTTCCTCATACAGTTCCGCGATAGTGATAGGAGTACCCGCTACGCGGAAACCTTCAAAGATGACGGACTTCGCGGATTCGTACAGTTCACGATTCGCCGCGGCTTTCTCCGCGTTGCGGTTCAGTTCGGCCTGGATTTCATCACGGACAGCGACATACTCATGAGCAGTGTTCTTTTCGCCCCCATTGACGCCGATCTCATCGTTCATCATGTCCAGGAGATACTGCATAGTGGCTTTCTTCATAATAAGTTCCTTTCTGGTTTTTTAGGGTTTTCCTTCCCTTGTTGTGAGTTTATTATATCATGTTCTTTGGGGTTTGTCAAGAGTTTTTTAACTTTTTTTGAAGTTCTTTTTCTCTTTCGTTCCCCTTGGAACAATTATATAATATCACAATTTTAGGATATTGTCAAGCATTTTTTGAAAAAATTTTTTGTAATTGGTTAAACGCCTCTAACTGCGCCGGCCGCGGAGTTAGATTACTCTAACTCCGTGTACCCTCTGCGGAGACATTCCATGAGGATTTCGGTTTCAATTTCTACATCTGCAAGCCCAGTGTGCGCTTCTTCAAAGTCGTTATTGTTGGACAAATAGCGCCAAATAACTTCTGCTGTGGCCTTGGGGCGCGGGGTTTCATGCGCGGTCATGTAGTTATTTTCTTTACAAAACTTGATGTAGTCTTTGGTATTACAAATTACCTTTCTTGCCATCTTCATGGTATCTGCGGTCTTGATGCCATACGGGAGGAAAAATCGCTTCTTGCTCTTGGTCTGGTAACGCATAGTCGCATTAAGCACCGTAATGTCAAATCTGATATTATGCGCGACCACTTCTTCCACATGATAGTCTTGGCACATCTGGTTGAAAATCTTCCACATCTTCCATGTATCTACTACTTGACGTTCGCCGCGCTTGATTTCTTCAATGTATCGCGGGAACTTGTCTTTATAGTATGCGTCACTCATGGCCTTTGGCATACCATAAAATACATCCCCGTTGATAAGATTTAACTTATCAAGGATGATGCCGCCATCATTAACAACCTGTCCACCAAGGTCATAAGCCTGACCATTTTCTACATCCAGTTGGCCATTTGGCAAGCGGTCAGTCATGCAAGTTTCACAGTCAAATACCATACGATTCATTGGGTTAATTTCCTTTCTGGTTTGTAGTGTTTTCCTTCACTTCATGGCATAGTATACCACGCGAAAGGATGTTTGTCAATGGTTTTTGAAAATTTTTTTAGTTAGCGCCCCTTAACTGCCGCGCCGGCGTGGTTAAACGTCTCTAACTCGCTTTAATAAAAAGGGGCGCGGGTTACTCCGCGTCCATGTCCTCATGAATCATGCCGTCAAGGCCCTTTTCATTCAGTTCCTTAACAACCTTCTTCGCTTCGCGCTTCGCCTGGTCGGCGGCAATCTTCGCGGCCTTCTTCGCGGCGGCTGCGGCCTTCTTCGCGGCCTTCTCTTCCAGTTCGGCCTTGTAGTCATCAGCGGCAACCTCACCGTCAAAGGCTTCATAACCGCCCTTGCCATCACGAGTACCGCGAGGAACAGAAACGGAAATCTTTACATACTTCTCGTTGCCCTCTTCGTCAGTAGTGGGGAACACAATCGCGGAAGAGGAAATGGAGAGCGCGTCCATGTTGTACTTCTGGGACACAAACTCAATAATGTCGCGGAGAGTAACGTTGCGGAGATTGGTGTTCAGAGCGGTCTGTGTCATAGTTTTTTTACTTCCCTTCTGGTTTGGTGGGTTTTCCTTCCCTTGATTACGTTATTATTATACTGCAATTTTGAAAAGTTGTCAAGTATTTTTCTAAAAAAATTTTTAAAAAATTTTTGCTCTTGGTTAGATGCCTCTAACCGCTGCGCCGGCGAAGGAGTTAAACGTATTTAACTGGGCGATTACTCGCCCAGTTCGCGCAATACACTGATTATCTCTGTGGGGTCAAAGGCTTTGTCCTGCCATGCCTTGCGGTTGCCTTCTTCATCATCGAACAGGATACCACCACCGCATTCCATGTATTTATTGGTGCCATAATTTACAATGCGGATTTCGTCCCAGCTGACACTTGGAAGATGCTTGTGAAGCCAACACAGCTTAGAGAGAGCAACCGCGCCATTATAGAGGTCAGAGCCGTTGCGGCTTGTCCAGCTGATAATTCCGAGCTTCCAGCCGTTGCGCTGTGCCCTATGCAGCAGTTTTGCCAGCTGAGAGAAGTTCAGCATAGGCGCGGCTACGTCATAGGGCCGCGTGCGTTCAGCTCGCAGGTCTTCCAGCCATCCCTCTACGGCGTAGAGGTTGGCGATAGTGCCATCCATGTCGAACCATACCATCTTTTCCATGCGCGCGTCCCTTCTGGTTTGTGGGGTTTTCCTTCCCCTTTCTGTACTTGAATTATACCATAGGCGGGCGCGGTTGTCAAGCACTTTTTGAAAAAAATTTTTGAGTTAAACGCCTCTAACTCCCGCGCCGGCAGAATAGTTAGACGCCTTTAACTAAGCTGCCGGCGAAAAATTAATTTAAAATTTTTTTAAAAAGGGGTTGACAAGTGCCGCCCGGCATGTTATAATAAAGGCGTCCCAAGGGGATAAGAAAGGAAGGTAAACACCATGACACGTGAACAGATGATTAAGCTCTACAACCTGATGAGCGCCGCCAATGCTTATATTATCGGATTTGTTATGAATGGTATTCTGTACTATGTTATGCAAGAGCATATCAATGATGCATACCTGAAAATGGACCGGATGAGCAGTAAGCGCGGCGGCTGGGCAAAAATTCGTGTTCGCGTGTCCAGCGATGAAATGTGGAAGCTGGTGAACAGTGGCGCGGCGATTGCGCTGGGTATGGCGTCAATGCTGAACTTTGAAGATAAGTATAATGACGGTGAACATTTTGAACGGGTTATAACGGAAATGTTCACAAACAAAAAGTGGGAAAAAGATTCTGTCCCCTTTAATGTCGCTGGTGATATTAACGTTAATGGTAAAGAGATTCAGATTAAGTTTAACGGCGCGGAACTCACCAATGAAAAAACTTTAAGCCGCATGGCGGCTTAAAGTTTTTTTCAAAAAGGTATTGACAAGCGCCGAAGTGTATGGTATAATAAATACGTAAAAAGGAAACGGGAGGGCAAACAAATGACCACTATCTTGACCATCATCTTCGTCGCAATTATCGCCTTTGAACTCTTCGCGGTTACACCATTTGGTGTATATTTTGCCTTGAAAGATTTGGATAATGGCAAGCCCGCGCGCCTACTAATCGCGGCTTTCGTCCTTGCTATCCCTGCCGTAGTTATTGCAAATATTTTAGGCATAGCATAAAAATATTGAAAATATTAAAAAGGGCCGGGGCCCTTTTTAATTAATGTCATGTTAGAGTCCTTTAACCTTCGCGCCGGCACATCTGTTAGAGTCCTCTAACCTATGGTTGGACCCCTCCTGAACCTACCCGGCCTCTCTCCGGTCTCCCCGGTGTCCTCGACTGTGATTATATTATAACATGCCGGCGCGGATTTGTCAAGGGGTTTTTGAAAAAATTTTTTAAAAAGTTTTTTAAAAAACTGTTGACAACCCGGCCATTATGTGTTATACTTTAATCACGGTAAGGGAAGAACCTGCCGAAGAAATGGAGGACGAAGCAATGAAGTTTTTGAAGAAAGAAAGCAAAAAGGAAAAAGGATATAAAATTGCTTTTTGTGATACGCCTGATCTTTCGACCAAGTTTGGTGAATGGAAGGGAATCTTTGATACCTATTCTTCGGCCGACCATTGCATCAGAATGGGATGGGGAAAGGCTATCAAAGCAAAAACAACTGACGCATATGAAATTGATAGCGCTTGGTTGGTTATTGAAAAAATTTCTTGAAAATTTTTTCAAAAAAAGGATTGACAAAATACCGGATACATGTTATAATAAAGCCATCAAAGAGAGGGAGGACAAAACGATGACAAAGCGGTACGTAACTCGGCAGTATCTCTGGAATACATTCTACACTTGGGGAGTGTGGGATAAAAAAGAATGTAAATGGATTGTTAATGATAGATTGTACAGAAGGAACGTCATAGAAATCGCTGACAAATTAAACAAAGAAGAACAAAAAAAGTATTGACAAATCCTAAAACCCGTGCTATAATAAATACATCAAATGAAGGGAGCCGCAACAATGAAGAAGGAAATCACTTACACTGAACAGGAACTCAAAAATTGGTTTGAAGAAATGAAGAAGAAATATCCGCATTCAATGGCAGAAGAACATTTCCGCTTTGTTGAAATGAATATGTTTGACCATTGGAATGAAGAAAATAATTTGAAAAATGTGCTTGACAAATCTTAAAATCGGTGTTATAATAAAGTCACAAAAGGGAAAGGAAAATCCCCAACACCAGAAAGGAACTGAGATGGAAGAACTGCTGAATGAAATCGCGCGGACCTGGGGCCTGGAAGTTGAAGAAACCGTGGAAGCCTTCCGCATGGCGGAACGCGGCGAGAGCGTTGAAACCATCAAAGAATACAAGCGACTGGTGGAAGGAATGTGGGAAAATGATTACTTCGGGTTTGACCTCTAAGGTCAAACCCTTTTAAAATGAAATTGAGTTAGTTGTCTTTAACTCACGCGCCGGCATATTAGTTAGAGTCATCTAACTATAATTTATGGGTACCAATTCCATTATATCACTTTCGGGATACTTTGTCAATACCTTTTTAAAAAAATTTTTTGAAATTATGGGATTAAAATTATGAACTAAAAAAGTGATTGGATTATTCCAATCACCTTGAAATTGCGCAAATTTGTTTAACTTCCCACGGCTGGCCACTAATCGCGCGTCGTATGGCCGCGGCCTTTTGGGCCTCTTCATATGTACCATAGTGCATGTTGCCGATAAACCCGTGGCATGAAATTACATAGTAGACAGTCATTGGAACGTCCTCCTTCATTTGATGACTATATTATAACATGGTTTCGGGATTTTGTCAATAGTATTTTGAAATTATTTTCCGTTTGAGATTCGCCGGCGAATTAGTTAGACCGCTCTAATCGTGATATAATAAAAAGAGTTGACTTGCGTCAACTCTTCGTAAAAGTCGCTATTTCCTCTCCTGTGGCGAGATTCGTAATATGTGCAGTAAAGAAGTCTGGTTCTTCATAATAAATTGCTAACGCTCTCATAATGCTGGGCAAGTCGGCTCTTTCTGTTTTAGTGGTCTGGTCATTCCATGCGGTGATAAGTTCGTACATGGTAGTTACTCCCTTCTTTTGATGCCTTTATTATACCATATCTGTTCTACTATGTCAATACTTTATTTCAATTATTCCATCATCTACTATTGTGGTAGTGTTCATGCTATCCATTGTCATGATGACTGATGTGCCTTGTGGCCGCACTTCGGTGCCCTTCATACCCCACACATGACCGTTCTCATCACGTATTAGTGTTATATTTTCTGTATAATCTACCTTATAGATTTCGCCCTGTAAGGTATAAGTCTTATGTTGTGGTTGATGCAGACAGAGAAAAGCAACAAGAAGAGAGACGATTGCGGCAATGATAAGACCAAGAGTGTTGTTCTTCATGATGATTACTTCCTTTCTGCCCTTTGGACGTGTTTATTATAACATGTTTTTTCTATCGTGTCAAGTATATTTATAAAAATTTTCTGGTTAGATGCATTGAACTTCTGCGCCGGCACGATGGTTAGACACTTCTAACTGACACAGAAAAAATAAGCGGTTAAAACCGCTTAGATTGCAGACCTTTTATTTGCACCTTTGAGAACCCTTGTGTCTGCGCCCTTAAAGAGCGGGTTCGGCGGGAGTATCTGCCTCTCTCCCCGTGACTATATAATAACATAAAGCCTGATAAATGTCAAGCATTTTTTCAAAAAAAATAAAAAAACTTTTTTTAAAAAAACCCTTGACAACCGTATTTTTATATGGTATTATATACACGTAAAGAGGAAGGAAAACCTCAACAAACCAGAAAGGTAAAGATTATGAAGACCACTCGTTATGAAGACATGTTTTCTGCTGTGACCAAAGCCAAGTGGACAACTGAAAAACTGGACGAAGTTATTGAGTATCTTCACGCGAATCCGCGTAGTAGTGTTGCTGATATTCGCAAGGCAGTGTATAGTGATAGTGCGGACTATTTGAAGCAGTCTAACGCAACTCACATCGCGGCCATGCTGCGGACTCTGCGCAATTATAATATTGTTACTGTTGATACCAAACAGGGTGAACCGATTCAGATTGAAGTTGAAGAGTATGGTCCGTTTGAGGATGAAGGTTATCCTTTGCAAATTGAAGTAACTGATGCAAAAGGTAACAAGTATATTATTGATAATCCTTATTATAAAACTCGTCAGTTTCGATATGGATATAGAAAAATCAAGAAGTGGATTACTCCCGTAATTAGCATCTATTCGCTGTGTGCGTAAAAAGAGGGCAATGCCCTCTTTTTTAATGCCATTCGGTTAGTATCATCTAACTGCGCCGGCGAAAAAATTTTTCAAAACCCCTTGACAATATCATAGTTATCTGCTATAATGATTACACAAAGGACAAGGAAAAGTCCTAAAAACCAGAAAGGATTCACTATGAACGCTGCTGAGATTAAGTCTGTTGCCCGCGCGAACACCGTTGCTTATTTTACTGATGTGCTGAACGCGCATGATGCTGTACAGTTTGGCGAAGCGTCTTGGGCGATTCTGCAAGAGGTCGATGGACAGGAAGTCTGGTGTGAAGTCACTGTGAAAACCAAAGCGTATAAAGCTACGAAAGTAACGCCCGTGTTCGACCCGTTTGAAGTCGCGGAAGTATGGAAGGCTGAGAAGGCACAGAAGGAAGCCGAAAAGGCTGAGAAGGAAGCTGAAAAGGCCCGCAAGGCAGAAGAGAAAAAGAAGGCTGAGTAAGCCTTCTTTTTTCGTTGGTGGTTAGATGCCTCTAACTCTTACGCCGGCATACAAGTTAAAGGGGTCTAATCAAGCATAAAAAATTATGTGGGCTATTAGCCCACATAATCCCACATTGCGAATTTGTCCATATCTTTTACTTTACCATCTACTAAATATAGGCATAAACCATATTCTGAATCCATCTGGATGTCAATTTCTTTCCACTGGTAACCGTCTTCTTCTTTATCCTGCTCGTCCAGCATCTGCCAACCATATTCCCGCGCCAGCTCCATTACCTGCTCATAAGTCATGCCCTTCTTCATTGTTGTAGCTCCCTTCTCTTTTGTTGGTCTTATTATATCATAGTTTGCTTAGCTTGTCAAGTACTTTTTTCTTGCTGGGCTGGCTTATTCAGCCAGTCCCAGCAGGTTGAGCACGTTGCTCAGGGTTTTTTCGTTGGTCAGCTCAGCGCCGTCGAGCTTAATCTGGATTTCTTCGCCGTTTACGTTGATGTCGCCCTTGATGTAGTAGGGAACGCTGTCCTTTTCCCACTTTTCGCTGGTCAGCTTTTCGGTGATAATCCGCTCGAAGTTTTCGCCTTTGTTGTGCTTGCTGTCGGCACTCAGGTCGCCCACGGTCCCGACTTCCACAGCTTTACCGCTTGCGATGAACATCCACGCTTGGTCGCTGTTGACGCGGACACGAATCTTGTTATATCCGCCGCGCGCGGCGCTGCACTTGTCAGCTTTCAGCAGCGCGGTCAGCTCAGCGAATGTCAGCTTGACGTAATACAGGCGGCCGGACTTGATAAAACCGACAATGTAGGAGTGCGCGCCCGCGGTCTTGTTGTACCAATAAATCATGCTCTCGTGTGTCATAGTGAAGCCCCTTCCCGGCCGGGTGTCCCGGCCCCTTGATTGACTATATATTACCATATAACCGGGCGCTTGTCAACAGTTTTTTTTGATTTTTTGAAAAAAATTTTTTGACTATATCCCCGCCGTAGTTAAATACGTTTAACCGGCGGTTAGACGCCTTAAACCGTTGTATACAAAAAAATAACAGAATGCGATAGGGTGCAATTTTTTTATACCATTGCGCGCGCAAGTTTTCGCGCGTCAGCATACCCCGGGGGGCATACATGTAGGATTTGGCCGGATTTTGACCGTATTTGACATGGGGCCTCCCATTCTTTCCCCACCCGGTAAATTTTGAAACCACCCGGTAAAACCAATAATCAAATACTTGACACGCCAAAACCCCCTATGTTATAATATAATTACCAAAGTGAGGTGAACGCCCATGAAAAAGAAATACTCACTAAACTACGACATCGAGCGAGACATCGACCGCGTAGCAGCTGTGAAAGATATTTTAGACTAGCTGGCAACTGACCCCACGCCGCTAGAATTAGAATAGATGGGGTCATATATATTGTATGGGAAAGATGAAAATGGCCTAAACGCTGTTTAGCGCGGCGAAACCACGGACGGCAACCGCCGCTACGGCTCCTTCAAAAAGAAAGACGATAAGTTACTTTCACTTGATGAAATTGTTGATAATCCGTTGGCCGACCAACAAGCATTAAAGCCCATATCATAGAAACAAAATTATACAAAAAAGAAACCCGAAATCCGTAAGCCCAAGTACGACAAAAAAACCGGCGAACTTATTGATATTGGAGATGCGGACATCCCCGGTATGTAGGAACTCTGGGACCGCATTGCACACCTAGAACATATTGTGGCACAAAATGAAGGCAAGGCCGCGATAGATGAAGATACGCGGCTACTTGATAATGGATACCGCCTTTATTAGTTGAAACATATGCTAATTGATGTGCGCCGCCACCAATACTACCTAAAAGACGCATATAAGCCCACATTGCATTTCCAAACAATAGACCATCCCAAGGCCGCATTCTATGATTGGACATCCGACGCATCATATTGGATGCCGCGCGAGTAGTGGCAAGAGCGCGTCGATAACGCCCTTCTATCTTCTATCTCCCGCGACATCAATGATTATGAGACGCGCAACAATGGGGCGGAGGTAAAATGGGTTATTAGGAAGCATACATTTGACTGGGAAAATCCGCTACATGTAAGAGCGCTTATAAATAATTATGATGCATTGCGCGACCAATTCAGAGAGAAAATAGATACCTACGGCCGCACCCTATTATTTGATTTTGAACGTTATAGAGATATGGCCAACCTAACTGAATTGCGCGCGTACATACTGCGGCTTAAAATAGAGCGTGTTCCATACTCCGACATCATAAATGAACTTCAATTAAAGTTTGGCATTAAATATAATGAAAATCATTTATGTACTATACTTTCGCGCGAAATACCCGAACGTATCGCGGAGGCCGCACGCAAGTACCACTTATTATTAGACACGCCGCGCGAAAAAACTAAACTATGTAAATATTGCGGCCGCTACCTACCAGTTGACCCATTATTCTTTGTGCGCAACCGCAGCCGCAAAGATGGCTTCTCGGGCACTTGTAAGGAATGCGAAAAAAAGAAACGTATTGAACGAGGAGGTTAGGGAGTAAATGACAGACGAACTAAAGAAGCGCAAATGTATCAAGTGTAAGTAGGAGCGACCCGAAAACTTCTTCTGCTATACACCATCACCATACTTTCCCGCGCATCGCTCTATAATATGTACACCATGCTTGGAAAAGATGGTATAGCAAGATAACTTAGGAGAAGTTGATAGATTATGCCGCTATCTAGATGTTCCTTTTGACCTTAACAAATGGACACAACTTTATAAGGTGAATGGGGAGCATACATTAACGGCCTACTTCAACCTACTTTTAGATGACCATTACGATAACTTGTAGTGGATGGATGAAAATGAAAGATGGCGTATTGCGCGCGCCGAAGGCACCATTAATGACGAAATAGAAGTTATCAATGAAGCGAAAATAAAGAAATTGAAAAAAGAGTGGTCAGCCACGTATACAAAAGATGAACTGCTTTTCCTTGATGAGTTTTATAATAATATTGTGGCGTCCCAAAATGTTTCTACTCCAATTCTTCAACACTACGCCCGCGACCTTTGTGAAATTGAGTTGAGAATTAAGAAGGGATTACGTAATGGGGCGGATATTAAAAAGGATATGGACGCCCGCGACAATATTATTAAAATCGCGAAGTTTGAAGCCAGTAATGCAAAATCCGCGGCCGACTTTGAATCCGTAGGAGAACTAATGGTCTATTACGGCAAAAAGGGCTGGCATCCTAAATGGCATGTTGAGCCACGCGATTCTATTGATTTTATGATGTAGAATATTTAGAACTATATCAAGCGCCTTGTAATTAACGAAGGTAATTTCGCTGAACAGGTTGAAGACGCGCGCGAACGTTATAACATGACGGAGCGTCTTGAAGAGATAGAGAACGAGGCGGTTGAGTTTGATGAAAATGCAGATATTGAATATGAGGGAGAAGATGAATTCGCGGGCGACCTCAATGGGGAGGGGTAATAATGGCGGATTTAATATTACGCGATGGTATACCCATTGAGAAAGGTGTTGTACTTACTAAGGAGTTTTTAGACGCGAATCAAGAATTATTCACTTCATATTTAAATCTTTGGATATTATATCCGGACTTATATTTAGATACTATATAGGATTCAGAAGATGCAAAAAACTTCCATTTAATGCCCTTCCAACGCATTGCTCTTCGCGCGAGTATGCGATACAGATATCACAGTTGGACTGCTACCCGCGCGACTTCAAAATCATTTACTGCTTATTTAAGTAGCATTGTGCGCGCGGTTCTATTACCACGCTCCAATATTATGATTGCTTCTGATGTTAAAGGCACGGTTGTTAAAATTGCCGAAGCCAAGTTTGAAGAAATCTTCCGCCATTGGCCGCTATTAGAGAAAGAACTTGCCACACGTGGTGATGATGGCAAAACCGGTATCAAATCTAGTAATAACTATTACGAACTGCGGTTTAAAAATGGCAGTATGATTACTGTTGTTGCAAAAGATACCTCTCGTGGTCTTCGTGCTACGGCGGCAATATTAGAGGAAGCCGCGCGAATTGACGAAGTGCCATATACCGAAGTTCTATTACCACAAATGAATATCAAGCGCCGCGAAGTTGATGGCACCATTAATCCAGAAGAACCTTCTTCTCCACAAACATTTATTACGACCGCGGCAGAACGTACCGTTTTCATGTACTCTAAGGTTATAGAAATTGCTATTAACATGGTATTGCGGCCGAATGAATATTTCTGCTGGGGCCTTTCTTACGAAGTGCCGCTACATTACGGGCTTGTAGATAAAGCTACAATATTAGACCAACGTTATTCTAATACAGTAAGTGAAGAGTCTTTCGCGCGTGAAAATCTGAGCATATGGACTGGTAATAATAAAGAGGCTTGGCTGAATAGTTCTAGATTAAATAAAAAGAGAACTTTATTAAAATGCGAGCGTAAAGCACAAGAGAATCCTGCTAATCCTAAAACATTTTATTTGATAGGTGTTGACGTCGCGAGATATTCTGCTAATACTGCCGTTATGGTAGCCAAGGTACTACCAAATGTAAATGGATTTAGAAAGAATATTGTATATACAGAAGTAATACATGGCGCAAACTATATTACCGAACAAGCGCCGCGGCTAAAAAAATTAATTTAGTTATATAATCCGCGCGAAATAGTCATTGATGGTAACGGCCCGGGTATTGGCTTACTTGATGCTATGGTATTACCGTCTTTTGATGCAAAAACTGGCGAGTCTTTTCCAGCATACTTTACTTTTAATAATGAGTATCATTTGCCGCCAGAATTAAAGCATGAAGAAGAAGCGCCTCGGCCAGAGTTTAATGCGATTATTTATGATATTAAAGCCGGGTCTTCTAATGACGACGCTATTCATTCTAATTTCTTTGCTCAAATAAATAATGGCTCGGTGAATTTCCTTGCAAGCGAACGTATTGTTAAAGATAAGCTAATGCTTACAAAGAAAGGGAAAAAGATGGACTTATATAATAGGCGCGCATTTTTATTACCATACGAAATGACGTCGCGGCTAATGGACGAGCTGAATAATCTGCGGCTGAAACCTACTGGTATATAGAATCAATTTAAAGTTGAACGTATTTCTAACTCAATTGAAAAAGACCGTTTCTCTGCGTTAGAGTACGCTTTATATAGAGTTAAATATTACGAAGATAAAGCCAATAAGAGAAATAAGAAACGAGATTTTAAATCTTCAATTCACTTTACTCCAAGAAGAAGGGGGTGATTTAATTGGCAGAAACACGTGATTTTACATCTTTTAAGAAACGAATGAAACCTATTGCCCGAGCACCCATTTCTTCGCGGGTTTATAGAAATAGATATGGATGGTAGATTTCCGACCCTGTGCGTTCTGATTTTACATTAGAAGAAATACAGGAAATCATTCGCTCTGGGGATATAATAGCGCTGCGGGAGCTATCACGATATTTTTATCGCACGAATAGTGAATATAGAAATAATATAGACTTTCTCGCGCATCTACCACTATATGATACAGTGGTGATTCCTAATTTTGAAGAGGGCAAAGGCTCAAAGACGCAAATCATCAAAGCATTCTATAATGCTTGCGATTTTATTGATAAATTAGATGTCCCAAATACTTTCGCAAATATAACCGCGGAATGGATTAAAAATGGTATTTACTATGGTATATTACGGATGGATGGTAATAAACCAGTAATCCAAGATTTACCAATAGAGTTTTGTCGCTCACGCTTTAAGGATTTTAATAATCTAAATATGATAGAGTTTAATGTAATGTATTTTGAATCTATTCATGATGACGATTTACGAAAAGAGGCGGTTGCTTCTTTCCCAGAAGTAATTCAAAAAGCATGGGCGGAGTGGGTTCGCGGCGGTAAGCGCACAGACCCATGGGTACTACTACCTGCGGGTTCTGGTGGGGTTTGTTTCTTTTTTCAACACGACCAGACACCACTTCTAATTGCGAGTATACCACAATTAAAAAAGCTTGATGATGCTATCGGCCGCGAAGAAAAGCGCGATGAAAATGAATTATATAAATTATTAATTCAAAAAATGCCGGTGGATAAAGATGGTGAATTAGTTTTCCAATTAGATGAAGTCGCAGATATTCATGAATCTGTTGCTGAAATGCTTCAAGATATTGATACGGTTGATGTATTAACTACATTTGGCGATACGGATTTAGAAAGCCTACAAGAATCTAGCGCCGCATCTCAATCCGCGGATAGAATAGAAAAATATCGTAAAAATGTTTGGGATGCTCTTGGCCGCGGTAATATACTATTTAATCCCGATGGTAGCTCTTCTCTTGCTTATGCAATTAAAAAAGATGAAGCGCTAATGATTGCATATTTAAATATGTACGAAACTTGGATTAAGTATCATATTAATGATAAGTTTTCGCGCACTGGACTTACATTTGATTTTGAAATAATTCCCACTACTGTTTTTAACCGCAACGATTTACAGACTGCTTATTTCCGCGGCGCACAATATGGTTATTCTAAAATGTTTGCGGGCGTTGTAATGGGCATCAAGCAAATGAGTCAATTAAGTCTAATGAACTTTGAAAATGATTTCTTAAAGATGTCAGAAAAGATGATTCCATTGCAATCTTCTTATACTACTTCTGGTAATGTAGTAGCAAGCGAAGGAAAAACTTCGCAAACTGCACAAAAAACTAGTAATAATTCATCGGGTGGCAACTTAGAAAATAAGGGAGGCCGTCCCGAGCTTCCTGATGAAGAAAAATCTGAAAAGACCTAGGCCAACATCGCGGCCGCGGGCTAAGGAGAATGACTTATGGATAGACAGATACCAATTTATTTTGATACCATCATTATTGATTCTCCAACCCAAGAAATATCTAATGAGGATTTAAATGCTTGCCGCTTACATGTGGGCGTTTTTACAAAATATAAAAATCGTAACGGCTCATATATTACCGACGATTACGCTGATTTTTTAATTAAATCCGCGACCCGCGGCAATTGCCCAGTAGTTGGCTTCTTTGACCCAGAAGGCCAAGAATGGGCTTCCCATACAGGACCTAAACTTGCTAATGGCTATGGTTATGTAGAGAGCTTTGATGGCTGGATTCCATTTGAAGATACGGATGGAGTCACCCGTGACTATGCGACTTTTTCTGTAATTCTCTTTACTGATTATTATGAAGAAGCACGCAAAATCAAGGGCCAACATCAAAGTATGGAATTAGATCCCGACACAATAGATGGCGCTTGGACTGAATTTGATGGAGAACCATACTTTGTTTACACAAAAGGAAACATGCTTGGTTTTTGTGTAATTGGGGCGCATGAACCTTGCTTTTCAGTATCATCTTTCTTTTCTAAAAATGATGATACATATAAATCACAATATGAGAAGTTCTCTTCGCTTTTGTCAGGGTTAAAAGAAAAGTTTGAAGAGACTCAAAGAACTACAAAGGGAGGAGAACAACCAATGGATGAGAATATGAATAAAGAAGTTGAAGAACCAGTGGTCAATCCTGCCGAAGAACCAACTGAATTTGATAATGCCGAGCAAGGCGAAGCGCCTGCCGCGGCGGAAGAACCAGTTGTAGAAGAACCTGTTGCCACGGAAGAACCCGCTGAACCAACAGAATTTGAAAAACTTCAACAGGCATATGACACCCTACAAGCTTCTTTCAATGAATTACAAACTAAATTTGATGAAGCAACAAATAACATTTCTGAGTTTAATGCTACTATTGAAGAATTAAAGGCAGAAAATGCAAAGCTACAAACCGCGGTTGCGAATTATCAAGCGGTTGAAGCACAAATTGAAGTGGATAAGAAAAACACTTTAATTGAAAAATATGAAAAAGTTTTAGAAGAAGAAGAAATTAATGAAATTAAGAATAAGATTAATGACTTCTCTTACGACGAATTAGAAGGTAAATTAGCGATTGTATTTGCTAATAAGCAAATGACTGGCAGTGAGGAATCCACTAAGAAAGTGCCCCTACCAGAACCTGAAAAATCTTCTTTCGCTTTACTTATTGAAAAGTATCGTAAATAATTATTTTAGGAGGGAATAAGTTATGGGTGATATGAAAAGATTTCCATGCGAACAATATGCCACCTTAGAGCTAAATCAAGTAGCTTTCCCTAAGACTGGTATGGTTGTTTCTCAGACTCCTCTCGGAGACGCTTTTACCGCGGACGCTCCTTGCGAAAACGGTATGTGGGTTGTAGCTGACAAAGCTGCTGGCAAGATTAATCCACCCGCTGCTGCTACTGATAAGCCCATTGGTATTGTATATACCACAGAAAAAGAATATGATATTATGCACTATGGTCTAAAGACCTTTGGCCGCAAGATTGCTGGCGATTATCCTCGTGTCGGTATTCTAAGCGTTGGTGAGACTTTTACCACAAATTGCTTACAGTATGATACTACTGACTATGCGAATGACGCTGCTCTAGATACTGCTCTAAAGGCAATTGATACTGCTGAAATGTATGTTGGCATTTGCGCTGGTAGTGCTGTTCCACAGCTCTTCCCAAAGGCCAAGAAACCCGCCAGTGGTCCTGTTGGCAAGGTTGTAAAATATTACACTGTACCTAACGGCGAAAAGGGCGTTAAGTATCAGATTATTAGTCTATAATAAAGGAGGTGCGGACTTATGAGTAATGATCTAAAAGTTTTAATGAACGGCGTATTTGGTCGTAAAGTACCTGCCGAGTTCGCGGCCGCCGATTATGACTATGAAGCTGCTCTACATGATGAGCTAGCTAAGCTATTATGCGATGAAAATGGTCGTCTAAATCGCTATAAGTTTGAGCGCAACAAGATTGACCTATTTGAACTACTTTCTCAGAATCTAGACGAGGTTCTTCCACAGAGCCTAACTTCTGCTCTAGATATGTTCACCGAGGTTGTTCGTGTTCCACAGGGCAGCCGTCCAGAGTTCCGTGTAACTCGCGGCAAGCAACGCGGCAAGCAGTTTGTTACCCGTGCTACCGAATCTGGTAACTATGAAACCTTCCGTCTTGACAGGGATCGTTTCGACATCTACATCTTCGCACTAGGCGGAGCTGGTCAGGTCGATTTCGAGCGTTATCTAGATGGTGTTGAGTCCATTCGTGACGTCTATGACGTAATCAATGAAGGTATGGTTGATCGTATTTTTGAACTAATTCAGGAAATGCTACTTTCTGCTTGGAAGAAGATGCTACCTGCTAATAAGGTTCTTGGCAACAACTTCAATCCTACCGCGATGAAGAAACTCTGCAATACTGTTTCTGCTTACGGTTCTCCAGTTATTTACTGCTCTGCTGCTTTCGCGGCTGATATGGTAAATGCTATTACCTATAACAACACCACAAAGATTTCTGATCAGGATGTTATTGACATTCGTGAACGTGGCTATGTTGGTAAGTTCCAGGGTGTTCCTGTTGTAATTATGCCACAGTCCTTCACTGATGAAACCAATGAGAATCTAGTTATGAATCCTTCCTTTGCTTATGTTATTCCTACTGGTAAAGAAAAGATGATTAAGCTAATCTTTGAAGGTAATTCTTATTTCCGTGAGTGGGATGATCATGAGGGCGATAATTCTATCACTCTACAGGCTTATACCAAGGTTGGTCTAGCTCTAGTTTCTCCTCTAAACTTCTGGGGTATTTATTACAACAGCGCTTTAGATACGAACACCAACTGGGCTACTTATAACTATAATCTAACTCACTAAGGATTAATATATATGGGGCGAGGATAACCTCGCCCCGCTTTTCGGAGATAAAAGGAGGATATTATCTATGGATAAAATTACAATTAAGAACATTTGCAATGCAGTGGTATCTATTAGCGTACCAGAGGCTAATTTTAGCCGCGAAATCCCATCTGGCCGCGAGATTCCGATACCACATGATACTTATGAAGCGCTAACTTTTGACCAGGGCTTTATGAATCTTGTGAACATGCATTATATTAAAATTAATGGCGTTCCACCAGAAGAAGCGATTCTTCCGCCAGAAGAAGTAGTTACTTCTAAGGATGAGATTGCTAAAATGCTGGATAATGAAGATATTACCGCATTCGCAAAATTTATTACTAATGCCGCTCCTGCAGAAAAGGAAACAGTTGTTGACCTTGCTGTAGCAAAGAAAATTACTCATTCTGGATTTGTTAGTTTGATTAAGAAATATTGCGGCAGAGACGTGATTGATCTTATTCATACTCAGCATCAAGAAGAAGATTAACAATGGCGACACCATTTATACGAGTATATGATGCGTTTTTAAGTAGCATCACCGCGGATGAATGGACATTAGAAGAAGAATTAGCCATTGTTGAGCGGGATTGGCAAGAACTTCTTCGCAAAGCTATCTTTAGATTTAAGTATCCGCGGATAGATTTAACAGTAGAACAAATAGATGACGAAGAAGATACAGAATTACATAGCTATCAATTTGTTGCTGATTTAACAAACGATGAAATACAATTACTTGCTTTATACATGAAACATGAGTGGGTTAAAAGATGCATCGCAAGTTGGGAAAATATACGCCAGTTGTACGCCGATAAGGATTTTTCACAAGCAAATCATTTAGATAAATTAAATAAATTAGAGGCCGCTCTCGCGCTTGAGGTTCATAAAGCAGAAGGGATTTATGATCGTTCGCGCGGGAAACGTCCAGCAGATTTATTTAAAAAATTGGCTGGTAAAAAAAATGTCAACTGATTTAACTTTTGACGGCTATAGAAATAAATTAAAGGGCCGTTTATATGGCTTGCTTTGTGAAAAAGAAAAAAATGGAGAATGGGAAAAGTTCTTGGATTCAATTTTAATTGAGTTGCGAGGACTTGGCTCCAATTCAATTAACTGGTGGCCGCTAATTGGTAAACTTTCTTCTTTACGGTATTTATCTTATGACTATTTTAGAAAAACCGTATTTGAATGTATGAATTTAGTTGGCGGCCTTGAGGCGCCCGATGAGTTATCTTGATGTTTACTATTCGAGAATCAATCATTTGGGTGAGACAACGGCGGAACGAATTAGAAATGGTGGCGAACGTTCATTCTATAAGTGGATGGCTGAATCACCGCATACTGTAAGATAGCTATTTGTTGATCGGGGATTACATTTTGATGCAATTATTTTAACAAGCAAAGATAAGGAATATTAGAAAATAATGTTCTTAAATGTAGCAAATAATATCCCTCTTCAAGTTGGAGATATAATGAATTGGCGGCTAGATAATGGGGATATAGAAAAATGGCTGTTGATTTCAGAAGAAAAGAAAGTAAATGGTACTTATCGTACTTTTTGGATTGTTCGGTGTAACTATTTAATTAAATGGATAGATGATGATGGGCATCTACAATCTTCTTGGAGTTATTTTGTAAGTTCTTTAGATTCTAAAATTAAGGGAAATTATAGAACCTGGAACCACTTAATTACTCCATAGCCAAACAAGTATGCTGAAATCTTAATGCCGCGGCGTGAAATTAGTCGCGCGACAAACTTCATTGTTGAAGAAGAGTCTTGGCAATTAATTGAGTATGATCATACTAGTGTGCCGGGCACAATATATTTATCTCTAACAGAAAATAAAATCAACAACATTTATGATGATGTTGAAAATAATATCGCGGACTTAGACAAGCGCGCGCGATATAGTTTGGTATTGCCGCCTACTACATAGGTATTTAAGGTTGGTGATACAATAAAGCCGGTTTATACTATTATGAAAAATGGTATACCAGTAAACTTAGAAGCTGAATTAGAAAGCTCTAATAAGTATGTAGCTAAAAAGCAAGGAACAGCGCTTGTTGCTGTTGGAGAAGGAGAAGCAACTATTAAAGTTGTTGTCAAAAATTGTACTGATATTGAACCAGATGCATTGACATTTCATATTGAAGTCGGCGCGGCTGAAACTGAATTTTCTTGTTATATTAAAGGTGATGATAAGATTCGGTTAGGTCGAGGAGTAGAGTACGAAGTTTGTACTACCAGTGGTGAGCTAGCAACGCAAGTAGAGTTTAGTATAGACAATCCGGCATTGGCGCAATTTGAGATAGAAACCGAAATTGATGGCATTAAGTAGATAGAATATACTGCTAAATGTTCTTCTAATCCTTGTAAAATTGTAGCTAATAAAAAGAATAAATTGGGCCCATTTACTTTAACCGCGGTGGTTAATGGTACATAGACCTATACTAAAACAATTCAAGTTGTTCCATTATGGTGAGGTGAAGTTAAATGGCTGAAGAAAAACAAACATAGCGACGCTTCGCTGTAATGGGTGAAAACACTTTTAGAATTGCAAATAAATTAATTAGTAATAAAACAATATGCCGCCTATTAAAATATTAGACGAGGGACCCACTTGAAAAGAAGGACCCAATTACTGGCAAAGATTAGCCAGATATAGATGGCATTGATTTATTACACAAACAAATTTTAATAGTTCCTAAAGTATTTGATGATAGCACAGAAAAAATGTCATATGTTATAGCCGTATTCCATAACTTTGTGGTTAATTAGTTAAACACAGAATTTAAAGTTTCAACAATTCGTTTTGATATTGCTTGCCCTTATGATGAGTGGATATTGAATGATCAATCATTACGCCCATATTTACTTATGCAAGAAATTGATAGCGAATTTAATGAAAAGAAAATGGCGGGTATAGGTACATTGCAGTTTTTTCGCGCGGACCCGCTAGTGTTGACTCCATGGATCGGCGGCTATTCAATGTATTATAAAATCAATGAATTTAACTGATGATGAGATTTTGAAGTTCCAACGGGGAACTCCAATTTTATTAGATGATATATGTGCTATCTATTCAGTTACTCTTGGAGAAATAGTTGATGAAGGTTATAGCAATTTTTAGTAGTATCTAAGTGTATTAACTATGACTAAGCCCCCAATTAGTTCTTCTAAAGATAAAGAATTTAAAGAACTATTAGCATAGCTAACAGATTTCTAGTATCTATTAATGATTAGTTCGATAGACAAAGAAATGAATGAATTATTAAAGAATGCTTTCAGATTTTTTACACATGAAGACATTGTAATTCTTATAGATACTGCGCAAATTGTTATAGGCCCATTGGCGGAAAAACACATTTTAACCGAAGAGAAATTTTATGAACTTTAGCATATTTTAAAGCGCATGTATTTTCTTGAACAAGAGGGCGAAGAAATCATTATCTATGATGATGACCCGCCAGCAACAAAAAAATTGAAAATGCAAATGCGCGAAAATCGTGAGAAAGTTCGCCGTGCAAAAGCGAAAAAAGCTGCGCAAGAAAAAAATGATTTAAAATTCTCTGATTTAATCGGTAGTGTGACTATTGATGATTGCGGGCTAAATATGGAAAATATTTGGCGCATTACTTATTATGCTTTTCACGACCAGCTGAAGAGAATGGGGTGGCGTGATTAGTTTAATATAAACAATCGCGCGGCTTTAGCTGGCGCAAAATTACAGAAATCGCAATTGAAACATTGGATGCGTTCAATTGCTGATGCTGACAAATCATGAACTTATTACAGGAGGTAACTACTATGGCTGTAAATATTTTTGATAAATATGGCATTAAGGAAGTTGCGAATGTTTATTTTGAAGCTCTAGAAACAGATGAAAAAGCTGGCGTCTACAAGGGCGACATCGTTCTATTCCTTGATACTCTAAAGGTTTCTACCATTGAGACAACTGCTGAGAATACTGCTGCGCAGGGCGGCTGGGGTAATCCTAAGCTAGTTCAGTGGGACTATGGTAAGGAAATCAACATTACTCTAGAAGATGCTCTAATGTCTCTTGAGTCTCTACGCTTTATGCTAGGTGGTGCTATTAAGAGAACTGTTAGTGCTGATGAACCAATTATTGTTCGTCATACTGAGGAAGTTGTACTTGGTACTGGTGGCGCTATGCCAGAAGTTCGCGACCATCTTACCGACATCGTTCTTCATCCAAAGGCCACTTATGGTCATCCAATTCGTCTAATTAATCTAACCGAAGGTACTCGTACTCAGCTAGAACCCACTTCTGCTGAAGCTGCCGCGATTGAAATTGGTAAAGGTTCTACTATTACTTTTAAGAATCCTAAGATGATTGATGGCGAAAATAGCTCTAAGGCCGGTACAGCTGGCGATCACGTTCGTATTTTCTGGGAAGAGATTCTCGATGGTAGCGAAGATCCAGAGACCGCGGTCGAAGTAACCATTTCTCCTGATACCTTCCCTGGCACTTATAAGGTTGTTGGCGACACTTTCATGCGTTCTGAAAAGACCGGTAAGGACGAGCCATTCCAGTTCATTATCAATAAGGCCAAGGTTCAGAGCAATGTTACCATTACTCTACAGGCTGAAGGCGATCCTTCTACCTTTGAAATGACTCTAAACGTTCTACGTTCTACCAACGAGCGCGGCGAGAACGAAATGATGAAGCTAGTTCGTTACAATGTTACTGGCGCGGAATCTGCTGATTCTGGCAATGACATTGGTTCTGCTACTGCTCCTGCTAGTGGTTCTGGCGGAACTAATCCATAATTTATGATATAATTAACTAGGGACAGTAAGCTGTCCCTAGTTATTTTTTTATTAGGTGGTGAGCCATTATGATTGACCAATATTTTGGCACGAAAGAGCTTTACGAAGTAGTTCTTCGCGCGAAAACACCTATGCAATTCGGCTCACGCAGAGTTGAAGCAGATGAGCCGATTTTATATTTTGAAAATATAAGTATGGCCTTGCTTTCTGAAAAAAATAATACTATTATGGCACGCGGTGGTTGGGCAAATATGCCGCATGTTATATGGGAAGATAGGTCAGAAGTTAGTTTTAGTATGTCAGAAGGCGTTATGTCTTCTATTGGTATGAGCATACTTTTAAGTGCAAATGTAACTGATAAGAGAAATGCTGAGCCATTACTGATACCAAAACGAGAAGGGCCATTTACATTAATACCTAAAGAAATAAATGGAGAAAAATATCATATATTATATCTTTCTCATTAGCCTATACATTACCCAACCAAAAAAATCTTTGTTTTTGAATATTCCCGCGATGTAGCGTAGAAAAAAGTTTATTGCAAAGATTTAGGAGCAGATGCGTTGGGTCGTATTTGTTTTGCTATTTTTGAAGATAAAGAATTAACAACAAATGCGGATATTAATAAAGAATACCTTGTGGATTACTACTATGAATATGGAGAGAAAGCGTTAATTTACACTGTGTAGAAAGAACGCTTTAACGGATTATTCACTCTTGAGGGTAAGTTTTACTCCAAGGATGAAAACGAGGGCATTAATTATACAAATGTATTGTATATGCCCAAAGTAAGAATTGTGAGCGATATTAATTTGCGCTTGGGAGAAAGGGCTGATCCAACAATGTCGGTATTTAATATTATCGGATTACCGGAAACGAATACCGATAGAAAGAGTATGATTTTAGAAATCGTTCGTTTAAACGGCGATATAGATGATGATGAAATAATTTGAGCCATCCTTTAATGCGTAATTAAAGGGTGGCTCTTTTTTTGTTTTAGAGAAAAAGGAGTGTGATTTTATGGCTGGCGGCGGAGAAGCAAGTGTACGTGTGCCGATTAATCTAGAAATAGTAAATAGTTCACTTGCAGATATTAAAAAAGTATTAGATTCGTTATCTCCTGACACAAAGAATTTTAGTGCCTTGAAAAATATAGTCGCAGATATGGAAAAATCTGCGGGAGCCTTTGCCTAGAAAATGTCAGTGCCTTTTAGAAATAAAAGTCAGTTTACTAGCGCGGGCAAAGACTTAGACAAGTTTATGGCGCAAATGGAGAAATTTAATTAGTTACGCGGTGACTTGTAGCTAGGTGATTTTAAAGTTGTAGACCCGGCATCTTTACAACAGCTTGCAGATTTAAAAAAGCAGTTAGAAGATGCATAGAAAGAAATTATTAAAATTCAAGAACAAACCTTACAGGGATTATTTAATAATGCTGACGTAAGTGGCGCATTAATAGCAATTGACCCTGACATTACTAAAAAAAGCTTTGAAGAAGTTGAAGCTATTGTTAATGATAAAGTCAATGAAATAAATGATAAAATTGCTAAGATTGGTAGCGAAAACGGCAAAGCTATTGATATTGGTAATAAGTTAAAGGATATTGTTGGTAAGAATTTTATTAGTGCTGATGTTCTTGGCGAAGATGTATTTAATCAATTCTTTAAGAAAAATGGCGCTTTTAAAGCGGGACAACAGAATCCTTTTGTTGAATATTTGACTCAAGCTTTTGCTCTAACACCAGATTAGGTAAATAAATTAAAGGATTAGAGCGCTACACAAATTAATAATATTTTAAATGATACTTTTAAGAATGGCAATAGAAGATTTTTCTAGACATAGCAAAAGAGAGCTAGCGCGGCGGAGAAAGGCTCCGCGGATTTGGTAAATAGTTAGGAAGTGCTCGCGGCTTTATAGCAAGTACAGACCGCATTTAATACCGCGGGAGCATAGAGTGAGCAATATCGCTAGGCATTGGCTAACTTGCATAGCACTATGGACAAGGTTACTCAAAGTAGTCAAAAGCAAGGATAGGCTGCATTAGGAACTAATTATAACGCCATGGCCGCAGCGGTGTAGAATTATAAAGCAAGTCTAGAGTCTGCATAGGGCTCTTTAATGAAATTAAATCGTCAATAGGCTACATTTAATTCATTAAAAACTGCGATTACTAATTTTATGGGCTTTACGCAAGTTCTTAATTTAGTAAGAAAAGGCGTTACTGATGCCGCAGCGCATATTAAAGAATTAGATACTGTTATGAACGGTATCTCAATTGTTACTGATATGTCTACGGCCGATTTGTGGGGGCAAGTTGATGCTTATACACAATTGGCGCAGAAATATGGCACTACAATTAAAGGCGCTTATGAAGTATCTCAAATTTACTATCAGCAGGGCTTAAAGTCTAATGAGGTTATGTCATTAACTGAAGAGACATTAAAGCTATCTAAGATTTCTGGTCTTGATTATGCTACAACTACTGACTATATGACAACCGCATTACGTGGTTTCCATATGGAGATGGAAGATGCATCCCGTGTTGTTGATGTTTATAGTGCATTGGCCGCCAATACAGCTGTTTCTCAACAAGAACTTGCTGAAGCTATGACCCGTACTGCCTCTTCTATGGAAGCTATTGGTACTACATTTGAAGAAGCATCGGCTATGATTGCTACTATGGTCGCCGCGACTCGTGAAAGTGCGAGCAACATTGGTAGTGCTATGAAATCTATCGGCTCTCGTTATGGTGAATTAACGAAAGATCCAACAAAACTGATGGATTCTGAGGGTGAAGAAATTAGCTTTAACAAAGTTGATTCTGCATTGAAGTCTGTTGGTATTTCTATGCAAACTGCGGACCATCAATTTAGGAGTTTCACTGAGGTTGTTCTTGAGTTATCTGATGCTTGGGATACTTTAGATAGTAGATAGCAACGTTATATTGCCACACAAATGGCTGGTAATAGACAACAGTCTCGTTTCTTAGCATTGGTTTCTAATGGTGATGAATTACGTAGAAATTTAGAAATTGCTGAAAATAGTGAAGGTACTGGTTCTCAACAAGCATTAAAATATTTAGATAGTTTAGAAGCTAAATTAAATTAGGTTCAAACTGCATGGTAGGAATTTTATACCACCATTGGTTTTTAGGATGTGTGGAAGGGGTTCTTAGATGGTGCTACTCAAGTTTTAAATACTTTAAATCATTTTGATAAAGCTTTTAATGTTATTCCAGTTGTTGCAATTAATGCTATTCATAATATTATACGTGCAATAAAAGGAGTAGCTGATCTTGCTTTATCTAATCTAGTTAAATTAATAATGCCTGCTGTTCAAGCGGCCGGAGAGGCGGCGGCGGAAGTCTCCACTATTGAGGGTGATAAGGGCGGACGTAGTTATACGCGTGCTTATCAGCGAGCATTAAATTAGCTAAAAGGTGGAATGGTTAATTAGGTTGCGGCTGGAATGGCAACTATTGGTGGGACGATTTCTTCTCTTACTTTATTAATGGATTAGAGCACAAAATAGGGAAAAGAGCTAGCAGGAACAATTTCTGCTCTTGGCGCGGGATTATAGATGGCTGGTGGTATAGGCTAGCTATTTATTCCTGGTCAAAGAGTTATGGGTATTATTAGTATTATAAGTGGTTTAGTATCTCTTTGGCAAAGTAGTAATTTATTTAATGAAGATTTAACAGAAAAAGCTGAAAGTTTAAAAAATGCTTCTGATGATTTAAAAAATTAGGCGCAACAGTTAAAATCTGACGAGCGCTCTCTAACTACTTTAAAAAAGAAATATGATGAATTAGAAGAACATCGTTATGAAAGTGAAGAGGCGGCCCAAGCATTTTAGGATGTTTAGAATGAAATTGCTGAAAAATTCCCTGAATTAGTTAGTGCTTATGATAGTGTTGGAAATGCTACTATTGAAGCAAAGAATTTAGAAGAGAGTTTAGCTCAATCAAGAATAGAAGCAGCTTCAGCTAGTGCTGCGGCTGCGGAAGCAGAATTAAATTATTCAAAAGTTAAAAATGAAATAGATAAAAGATAGTTGAAGCAACGATAGTAGGATTTGGTGTAGACAAATAATTAGTCTATGAAATATTAGTTCGGTAGCACAATTATTGAAAAAACTGATTTAGCTGGCAAATTTTTCCAAAGCAATCCATATAATAAGTTTCTCTATACTCAAGAATGGTATGATGCCGGTAAGGATATAACTGATGAATAGTGGCTATTGGAAGTTATAGCTTCTGCTTTATATAGAGGAATAGAAAATAAACAAGTTAATAATATTGATAAAGCTCAACTACATAATTTAGCACTAGCTCCGGCGGCGTATTATAATGGACAGAATATAACCTATGATGGCAGCAAAATACCAGTTGAAAATTTATAGGAATTAATAAATACATATAGATAGTCTGGTTTAAGTGGAACAGAGAATAATTGGGTAGATTATTTAATTTATCATTATGAAACTTTTAAAAATTATAATGATTTAACTAATCAATTATTAGAAATGGATTATGAAGATGAAAACTTTGGTGAGCTTTATAGTCAATGGAACGAAGCATATTATTCATTGCGTGATTCCATGGGAGAAGCTTAGGGGCAATTAGCTGATGAAATTAAATTAAATATAGAATAGGCTAATGCTGGTATAAGGAGTACGAAAAGTACTTAGAAATCTCTTTAGTTATCATAGATTCAATATAAATTATAGGAAGTTTTAGAAAATAATAAATTATTTTCTCTTGAAGAAAGTGAATTTTATAAAATAATTTCTCATAATTTAATTTCTAATTTATCGCAAAAACCAGAACAATAGACAATAACAGAGTATGTTAAAGACAGCTTATAGCAATATGTAGAATTAGAAAATTGGTTAAAATCATTAGACGCCTATACTAGATAGTAGTTAGAAACTCGTTTAAAAGATCGCAGGCATTTTAATGATTATTATAGTTTAATTAATGGTTTAGAATTTCCTAATGAACCGCCACAATCTTTGCAAAATTATCTTAAAGATTATTATAATCCGGAAGACATACGCACAAGAGCTACTTCTAATATTGAAGCTAATGCTACAGCTTTAAGAAAGCAACATCGTAGTGGTGCCGCGACGACTGCTAGTACATTAAATGGTCAATTAATAGATACAGAGATAGAAGAATAGTTTAATAACTAGTTACTTAATTATATTAATGCTGTAGCTAAGTATAATCCTGGATTTGATTATAATTTAAGTTTTTTACTTACAGGTTTTACAGCGCTTAATAATAATTTAAAAGATATAATTGTAGAAAATGGGATTCTATCACCGGAGAATATAGATAAATCTATCGCTTCGTTAAAAGAAGCTGGTTATACAGATGAAGATTCTATTATTGAAGGATTAACACATTTACGAGATAATTTAATTGATAATTTATTACTATCAATTCAAACAGAATTAGATGCTTATACTAAAGGTGCAGATACCGCGGTCAGTAATATTAAAAAATTACAATCTGGTGTCGGCTTTGAAGATTTAAGTAAAATATTAACTACTTTAAATCAATATTTGGATGATACAACTGGCAAATTAAGTATTGATGATTTTGATTTTGTTGATGGCAAATGGACAATTAAATTAAATTCTCTTGAAAAAGTTACTACTGGCTATACAAAACAAATGTCTGAATTTGATGGTAACTTTGAAGAGCGAATGAAGGCATTTGATGAAGCTAGGAAACTAATTGAGCAAATTAATAATAGAGAAGCAATTAGTGATGTATCTATTCTAGGCAAAGCTGGAATTGCAGATGTAAATAAATATTTAAAATTAAATGAACAAGAACAACAAGAATGGGTCAGCGGTAATAGTTATGAAGAGCTTTCAAAAGCCATTGATGATAATGAAAAGTTAGCTACGCAACAAAATGAACTTTATAAAGCATATAAAGAAAATTATAAAGCTAATCTATTACAATTAATTAATGATTAGAAGCGCGTAGACAAAACTTTAACTTCTGTAATAAGTAATCGCAAGGATATTCAATTAACTGATGTTACTAAATTAAGTGACCAACTTGGCTTTAAAAAAGTATAGGAGATGATAGACGAAGGTTTTATCAAATGGACCGGAGACCATTATGAAGCAACTGCATAGCAATTATAGAATATGCTTGATCGAGCAGTTACTGAAGGTAATTTAACGGATGTATCACAAATTAATACTTTGTAGGCATAGATAAATAAATTAGCATAGGAAAGTTCTATAGAAACCGCTTTCCGAAATATTGTTGCAAGTCCAGATGATATAACCGAAGAAATGCTTGCTGCGTATGCAACCGCATTAAATATAACAACTGATCAAATTCGTCATTTATTTACTCAAAAAGATAATGGTCATTATCGTATTGATAGCCTTCAAGATTTTTTTGGCACAGAAGGCGCAGGAATGGATCTTGATGAAATCGCTAGTGAATATGCTAATAAATTACGTGAAGCAACTACAAGTGTTTATAATTCTTTTGTTAATGCTTTTACTAGTGGAGAAGTACAATACATTGCTGATACTGCTGAAAATCGTGATGCGTTAAGAGCCTTGCCTGAAGGTATAGCAACATTTAGTCAGGAATATCAAAAATGGATTATCAATGCGGCAAACGTATCTACTGAAGAAATAATTAAGGCATTAGAATATAGTGATTTAACACAAGAACAGAAAACAAAAAATATTGATTCTATATTAAAGGCATAGCAATCTAAGAGTTTCAATACAGTTTTTTCTACTATTCTAAAAGATACCAATAATATTAGTTAGGATACGATGTAGAAATTAGCTGATATTTTAAAAATGTCAGTAGAAGATTTAGTTAATACAGATGCATTTGATTTTGATAAACAAAATCAAACATACAAAGTATAGGATAGGGGATATTTAAAATCTATATTAACTACTTCTGTAGGAAAAATTAGTGAATCTGCTTATCGTTCATTAGAAGCACAGCTATATGTATTAGATAATGAGTTTAATGGATAGGCGATGAGTTTCTTATCTAATACTAGCATTAAAGAGACGGATGTTGCGGATATTATTAATAAATATGAAGAGCATTATGGGAAAACAATATTAAATCTAACAGATTTTATAAATGAATATTTTATTCGTGACTTAAATGGTAATTTACAATTTAAAGATAATGCTTCTTTTAAAACAATAGCGAAAGATGTTTTACAATTAAATGATGATTAGATAGCCGCGGCTTTAAGTTCTCGTATTTCTAAAATCATTTCTAATTTTTCTTCTTTAACTACTGATGCGATTAATGGATTTGATTCATTAGATAAAGCAAATGCAGTATTATAGGATATTCGTACTGAATATAATGTTAATTTTGATGATATTTTTGAATATAGTCAAAGCTTGCATAAATTTGTTTATACTACGTCTGGAATTGCTTTACGTGTAAAGCAATTAAAAGAATAGTTAGAATCTGGCGCGTCAGAAGAAGAGTAGGAGCAAATTAATGCTCAATTAACTTCTTTAATGTCTCAATTTGGTCAAAGTATTGATATTACTGGCTATCGTAATTTAGAAATTGGCACCGTAGAGTGGAAGACAGCGCGTGAAGAATTAATACGCAATATTAATAATTATAATGCCGCTGCAGATGCTGCTGGAAAAATGACGCTTGATATTGATTTGGTAAATAGCGCTATTAATGGTAATTTATCTGATTTACAATTTATTTATGAATTATTAGGTAAAGAATTAAGTGCAAATGACTTAACGGATATTTATCGCGGGCCAGTGACCTCCGTATTAAATGCTATCAATACGTTAGAAGAAAGTAGTGTTGGCAGTTTAATTGATACTACAACCGCGACAATTTTAGAATTATCTGGTGCTATTAATACTACAAATAGTCAAATTGATGGTAAATTTTAGATAACGAATATAAACTTTGATGCTATCCCAGAAGCATATGCATTACTATATGATACTTTAAGTGCGTCTACTGCCGCGACTGCAAAAGAACTAAATGATGTCGCCGTTAAAATTGCTAAGAGTCAAATGTCTAAGCAATAGGCCGGAATTGAATTAATGAGCGGCGCAGCTGAAATGACAATTGATTAGTTTGCTGATATATTCTCTTCTCTTGGTATAATACTTGATAAAAACTTTTTATCTAATGGACGGTTTGGAGACTATGTAAAATCACTTGGCGGAGACAGCTTATAGATTACAGATATTAATGGATTAATTGAATATGCATAGACATTAGGCGCTGATTTATCTGGTGCATTTGGTACAGAAAAGGGTAAAGCTGCATTAAAATCATATGCTGACTCGATGATAGAATAGGGCAATAGTATAAACGAACGTATTATGTCCATTGCAACAGAATTAGAGAATGTAAAAAATGGTGATCTAATAAATGTTGCTGATTTGTTAAATAATACAACAGGAAGTTATTTTGCAGATATTCCAGGGTTACAAAATGGTATTATAGAAATTAATGATAATATTAATGCGCTTATTGAGGCTTTAATTAATCAATATGGTGAATATCTATCTGAATATGATAAATCTGTTTTAAGGGCTATTGGAGAAAAACGTTAGGCCGCGGATTTAGCTAAGAAGAATAGTGCTAGTAAAGCTTTAATTGAAAATTGGGATAATGCATCTTATGAAATGATTGAAGCTTTTGCCAGTGCTTTTAATTATGATATTAATCAAATTCTCAATAATTTTACTTCTAATGGCGATGGTACTTATAAAGGGACAAAAAATAAGGGCGATTTCGCACGCGCATACATGTCAGATTAGTATATTCAAGAAATGAATCGTGGAATTGATAATATTATTAAAGATACATTTTCTTCCGTAATTTCTGCTGGTATTGCTTCTATTACTGATGGAAAATAGCGTATTGCTATTACTGATGAAAATAGTAGTATTATTGATGAGTTAAAAGAAGCAGGCGCGGGCGAAATTGATTCAAATACACGAGAATTTTGTATTTAGGTCACTGAAAATAGTATTGATTCCTTTATAAATATAATCCAATCTGCTACAGGTTTAAATTAGTCTGAAAAGACTTAGTATATTGCTCAATTATATTCTAAATTACAAGAAAATACTACTGATGCTCTTGTAAATAATATGATGAGTAATTATGATAATTTAGGGTATGAGTTAGTAACCAAATTAAAAGATAATAAAATAATAAATGATATTTTAGGCACTGCAATTAAATTTAATGAAACCACTTAGACTCATTTTTTGGATATTAAGTAGGCGTATGATTCATTAATTGATATAAGTTCAGTAGAAGGATTAGATGATACTACATTTAATAATTTAAAAACACAAATAATTACGGCATATTCATCTATTACACCCCAAACATTGGTTGAGTCAATGATTTCTTCCCGTGATAATATTACAGAAGAAATGATTAATAATTTAGAATAGAATGTTGAAGGGTTGCCAGAAGATTTCAGAGCACAATTAACCTCTATCGGTCCTGGCAAATATAAGATGGGCACAACGTTGGCCGTTCAATTAGCAAAAGCCGCGGGTATAGAAAATATTGAATAGATATTTATTTCTGAATTAACTTCTAATTTAAATAATTTAAGTTCTGGTATTATTAATGGCTTTACTGATATTTCTTCTATGCAGAATATTGTTGATACTATTAATGAATATTATGGTTCTGAATTGGATATTGGACTAGCTTTTGATTATAGTGAAGTAACTAAGTCTTTCTTTTTATCTACCAATAATATGGTAAAATATGCCACAGCTATTAAGCAACAAATGATTGAGGCTGGCGTAAATCAAGAAGTTATTGATGGACAAATGTAGATGCTATTGGCTAATCTTAGAGATTCTATTGATTTTAGTGATGCATTTAACTTTAAAGATATAGACCAAAATTCACGTGTACGTTCTTAGGCCGCATTAAGTAAACAAATACGCGATTATCGTTAGATGATGGCTCAAGAGGGGAAATATACAAGTTTAAGTGATACAATAATTAATACATTATTTTCTGGTGGAGAATCAGCTGTACGGGCCGCGACTGCGGTTTACGCAGAATTAGGTAAAGAGTTATCATCAGAAGTAGCACAATAGATATATTAGTATCCATTAACAAAAATAATTGCTGGATATGAAAACTTAAATAAATCTGCTGGAAGTATTCTTACAGAAGAAGCGGCAGCCTTGGGTGAGGCCGCGGGATATTTTAAGACTCAAAATATTGGCGGTGGCTTTGTACGTATTATTAGTGTGGAAAAAGATAAATTAGAAACCGCTCTTAATATGTATTATGCCAATTTGGTTGCTAGCCTTGATGCTACTACTGAATAGATAAATGAAGCTGTATTATCAATTTGGGATGAGCGCGGTAGGAAAGAAGCATTAGGGTCTGATTTATTATCTAAGGCTTCTGGTATGACTTATCGCGAATTAGGTGAAGGATTAATTAATGCTGGTATTAATTTAACCGCGGATTTATTAGATTAGCTCATTTAGTCTAATATCATAGAAAAAATTGCCGGAACTGATTAGATACGGATTACTGATTTTAATGCATTTGCTAATTATTTAGGTGTTACAGATAAAGATTCTTAGAATTATAGAAATCTATATAAACAATATGTTGATAGTAATATTGAACTTGCTACGCAGGCTCAGGAAGATGTAGCGAATGCTATGTCTGCATTAACCGGTGCAAAAATTGGTGAAAAAATTAATTTAAGCAATGTATTTAGTGGAGAGGGCCAACGTAAATATCAAATAGCATTAGAATAGTATTTAAGTACATTGGGTGATAATTTTGAAGATGGCATTCTTACTATTACTGAATCAACTAACTTGTTTGAAATAGCCTAGCATATTGGAGCTATTGCAAATGATGCCAATATAGAAATTACACAAGCTATGCTAGAATTATCAGATGCTATATAGGATGCGATAAAGGGTTTCGTTGATGCTATAGCTAGTGGTATTAGTGGTGGTATTACTAATGCTGGAAAAGCTGATATGATAAGCTTTGCTTAGAGATTTAAAGAATTAAATGTTACATTAGATGATAATGATTTTATATCAACTCAGAATGGTTTAAAATTAACTACAGAGAAAGCAATTGAATTATATAATGCATTACGGCAATTATCAGATGTTAATACTGATGGTATTTTTGATGCTTTAAAAGAGTCATTATTTACTCGCGATAATATTAGTGATATGACTGGTGTTCTTGGTAAAATTGGAGAATTATCATAGAAAATTACTGAAAACCAGAATAAGCACGGTGATGCGGCAAACAAAACTAATAGCGCATTATAGAAAGAATTAGATTTATATGAACAAATTGCTCGCGCTTCTATGTCAAATCCGGATAGTTATAAATTTATGAGTAGAAAATTACCGGATATGCATCAAGGACCAGTTAATTTCTGGCAAGACACTTCGACCATGTTAAATACTATGTTGTCAAGCGCAAAAAGCGGCTATATGGCCATTGAAGATTTTTATGCTATTGTTACTTCAATGCAAGATATAGCTAACGCAACTGGCGAAACAATGTATTTCATGGGTTATGAAATTAAGCGGGGTACAGATGCGGCTGCAAAATTAATTGAAGCTGGTTATGGTAGTTTTGCTACATCTGCCAAACACGCGGGCGAAATTGATTTAAGTGGTTTGACTAATATTGGAGTCAACCTTAAAACAAGCGCGAATGAAATGGCAAAAGGCATCGAAGATGGTATTCATTCTTACGCAGCTTCACAAGTACAGATGTTAGACGCCGCTATTCATATTTTGGAAACTGTTGTAGCGATGGAAGGTATTTCCGATGCAATAGACAGTGAAGGCACTAATATTACATTAGAAGATCTTTATGTTAATATTAATGATAAAAATAAAGGATTAAAAAAGGATATAACTGGTGCTGTAAAGAAATTTATGCTCGCGGCGGATGGGAATGAATAGATGTAGAAATATCTTGAAAATATTAAAATATCAAATATTTCTATGAATACAATTTTAAATGACATTGCAGATAATGGCGTAATTAATAATGAACAAATTACTGATGATATTTTATTGAATGCAATGAAATTTATAAAAACCTTAAATTCTTCTGGTGGTTTTGAGCAATTATTTAATGACCCCGCGGCTGTAATGGATACTTTGCTACATCTTAATATTCCAGGACTTACCATTGATATAGAAGAAGGAGATACAACCTATCGAATGATTAATGGTAGAGAAATATGGAAAGATAAAGACGGCAAAGTTATAGGTACTGATACTAGTGATTATGCCAAAGGATATAAATAGATTCGATTAAAAGAAATTGAAAAAGAAATTAAATAGGTTAATGAATATAAAAAATCTGGGGATTAGCTAATCATCGCAAAAGGTGGAGAATATATTATAAAAGTGGGTAATGAATCAATTACTCTTGTTTACGATGATGAATCTGGCAAAATAAAAGGACCAGACGATACATTATATAATTCTGCTTATGAAAGTGTTTTAGCTTAGTATCGTAAAAAAGCTTAGCAAGATAATGGAGAGTGGAATGGGGTTAAATATAAAGATATGCAAGACTGGCAAATAGAAATTGCATATGATTTAAAACCAATTACTACAATTAATGGCGTAGATTAGTTGAAAAATTCTCCAGATATATTAGCTCGTGTTTTAAAATCTGGAAAAACAGCAAATGAAATATTGGGTATGAGTTCAGAACAATAGCAAATTACATTTGGGGCTCAATTAAATTTTGGTACTATTAATGAAAATGACTTGCAACAATTATTAGATGATTCTAAAACACTTATTAAGCCAGAAATTGCTCCAGTTAATCCTGAAGATATTAAAATTAATGGTCCTATACACGTTGATTTAATTGCGGATAGCATTAAATATGAAGACAATTCTTTAACCTTTAAAGCACCTAATGGAAAAACAGTAAGTATTTAGGGTGGCGGCAATTTATTTGAAGAAATGGCGGCATAGATGGGACGTACAGCATTGACCGATGTCGAAAAAACTGAAATATACGAGTCATTGCCAACCGCAGCACAACAACGTTATACTCCAAAAGGAGATGAATGGACTTCTACTGCAGGGGCTACTTACGCACAAGAGTTACTTTCACTTGTAAATGCGGGAAAGGAATTAAGTACTACTTAGCGTGCGGCTTATCTTGCATATGAAAAAACATTAAATAATGCGATTAACATTGCAGAAACAACAGATTGGAAAGCAGAAGCAACTGCCGCTAAAGCATAGACAGAAAAAGATCGAGAAGAGTGGGAAGCTGCCCATCCAAATTCTAGACTTGATTATAAGTATCAAGCTAGTGCTTGGTATACAAAAGCTTTTGACAAGAATGCTAATGGACAAAGTTTAGTTGATAAATTTTATTAGGCTTTTGCAAATAAAGAAGGCGACGAAGCTTTAGCTAAATGGCAAGCTGAGAGATGGAATGATGCAAAAAACACAGCTGGCTCAAAAGCGTCAAATGAAGAAATTAGTGCAATTTATCATCGTATGATAGCGAATGCCGCAATAGAATATGAAAAAACATTATCAGCAGATTCTACTAAAGCACCAACCGCCGCAGAAAGTGCATAGGCATTAAGCAACGCGGCAGCGCAGCAGACTCTCGCGGCGGCCTAGTTGAACGCGGCAGCTCAGGCTTTATTAGGCTCAACAGGTGATATAGGAGCAGCATTACAATAGGTTGGCATTGATAAAGAAAAAATTTAGGGTTGGATTAATTCTAAAGCCATTGACGAAACATATGGCCAAGCCTTAATTGCCGCTATTCAAAAGTCACAAGAATCTACTGAGACAGAAAAATCTTATGCAGATAAAAATAATGAATTATTAGCTAAAAATGATGCCTTATCTAAAGAAAACGCATCTTTATAGATGTAGTTAACCGCTGCGATATAGGATGCTAATAATTTATAGGCAAAGATAACTGAACTAAGCGCGGCTAAAGCCGTGACTGAAGAAGAAAAAGCACAATTAGCTACACAATTAGCTGCTGCAAATGAACAAATTTAGCAACTAACAGTGCAAAAAACTAATTATGAAAATTAGATTAGAGACTTATAGAGCGAGAAAGATGAGCTGACAGATAATCTAAGCAGTTTGTAGACAGCATTAGAATCTGCTCGTAGCGCTTTAGAAAACACTTTACGGCAATTACATGAGAAAAAAGAGTCTAGTAATGAAGAATAGTCGGGTCAAACAGAGCCATAGAGTTCTTCTGGATTGCCCAAGCCCGTGCTGGATTCGTAGCGAATAGTCTTTGATACGAGTTCAATTGATATAAAGAAATTTGAAGAGTTATCTAGCACCCCTGTGACTCCGCCAGTTAAACCCGATACTACTAATGCGGTTGAACCTATAAATGATTTAAGTAAAACAGTAATAAAACCAAAAGTTTAGCCAGACACAAGTGGTGGCGCAGCGAAAATTCGCTCTGATTTAACTACTGATGTCGATGTTAAAGTGCACGTAAACTATCAAACTGGAGCTGGCTTTGGCGGAAATTTAATGACTACTTAGGCCAAGGGGAATGTTGCACTTGCCGCTGGCACTCGTACTTTAATGGGCGAATTAGGGCCAGAGCTAGTTGTTTCCAATGGTCGTTATTTTGTTGTTGGTTAGAATGGCGCTGAATTTGTAGATTTAGATAAAGATGCAATTGTATTTAATCACTTACAAACCCAACGTTTACTTGCAAATGGTTCTACTGGTCGTGGCAAGGCAATAACTAATGAGCATAATGCGACATCTATGGCAACTGGCAATGTAAGTGGTCCAGCAAAAGCATCTGCTGCTGCGGTTTTAGAATAGTTGCGTCAAGTTCGTGCATTGTGGGATGCAATGGCCAATGCTTCCCTTTCTGATCTCGCTAAGAAAGGTGGCGGAGGCGGCGGAGGCGGTGGAAATAAACAAATCCCCGGCTTCATCCGCGACGTAGAGCGTTGGTATAATTGGTTACAAAAGATTGCAGACCTTGAAAAATAGATAACCTATCAAGAGCAATTAAGAAGTAAGATTCAATCTGATATGGTTTCTAGCGGCAATGCATATTTCAAGAGTCAGCGCAAAACTTATCAAGACGCTCGTGATTCTGCTTTAACCAGTGAATCACTATTCTTATCACAAAAAGAATATTTCAACAAGCGTCGTCAACAACTTAATAATTCCCCATTAAGTGAACTTTATACGTTTGATGAAAGTGGACAACTTCATTTCCAAGACGGGTCTTATGAATGGTTAGCCAATTTGTTTAAGACTGATGACTATGGAAATCTAAGCATGTCTCCAAAGCAACAATATCAAGCAATTATAAAACGTAATCGTAATTTTGCTCAATATATGCGATATGACGATTCTGGTAAAAAAATTAATAGAAAAGATTATAAGAGCGATGATGAATATTATGTTGCTATGGTAAAGGCTTTCTCCGACCGTATGGACGCCGAAAAGGAAGAAATGCAAGAGCTATTTGATTCCTGGAACGATCAACAAAAAGCGGTTCTTGAATAGATGCAAGCTATGAATGAATAGCTACAAGCTATGAAAGATAACCAGAAAGAGGTTGAAGAAGCGGTTCTTGGTGCGATTGAAGAAATGCGCGAGCGCGAAATTGAAGAAATGCAAAATACGCGCGATGCATTAGAAGAAACTAATCAAAACTTTATTGATGGATTAAGCGACTAGCTCAATAAAGAGCGCTAGATGTATCAAAATAATTAGAATGATTAGGAACTTCAACGTAATCGTAGATAGCTTGCAATTCTACAACGTTCTGGCGCGTCTGCTTCTCAAATTGCATAGATGCAACAAAAGATTGATAAGCAATCACAAGACCTATACTTTGAAAAACAACAAGAACAAATTGACGCGGTGAAAGAAGCATCTGATAATCAGATTGAAAAACTTGACATGCAGATTGAACTTGCACAAGAATAGTTAGAGTTTGAAAAAGCACATGGCTTACTTTGGGGACAAGTTTATGAAGTAATGGCAAGAACACCGCAAGAAATTACCGATTTTATTAAAGAAAATACAGAAGAGTTCTGGGGTAAATCACCATTAGCTAATTCCGAAGACTTAGATAATACATTATTCTAGGCTACCCAATGGACGGCATTCCGTGATGATGTTGAAATGCAGAACGCGGCAATGGGGCGCATTGATTAGAACTTAGATATTTTCATGGGCGCACTTGAATAGATTTATGGTAAGCAAGCTAACTGGGATAAGATTAAGAAAGAATCCGAAGCCAAGTATAAAGAATATTGGGGAATTGATGATGAAGACCCGAACGCTACTGCTTGGGATGCTTATCCTGGAAAGAATGATGATATTGCCGCGCATACTACTAATACTATGGGTGTTGATACTAGTACGACGACAGCCAGTACTAGTAGCAGTGGTGGCGGTAGAAGTGGATTGGAGAATAAGTGGTATCACAATGATAAAACACATTGGAAACGTTTATGGAATAATGGTTCTTGGAGTAAAACTCAAGAGGGAAGCCATAGTTTAGTTACTACTGGTTCTAAGAAAACAGGTAATGGAACTTATTAGGGTAAAAAAGTAGAATATTATACTGTTACTAAAAAATGTAATGTATGTGGGTATACTACTAATGTATAGGAAATTAGACCTATAACTGGCGGAGGCGGTGGCGGCGCTAGTGGCGGCACTACAATAGAAAAGCCCTATGCCGAAGGTGGTGTAAATGATTACACTGGCTTAGCTATGCTTCACGGTACTCCCGCTAAGCCCGAAGGCATCTTGAATGCCGAAGATTATAAAGCCTGGAAACAAGATATTAAAACCACCAATTTACTCTATAATGCACTCGCTACTGTTTCTACGGCTCAACGTAACGCCGCGGCGGCAGCTAATTCTATTGGTAGCCAAAACGCTGGCGTGAATATAGAAAATGCAGTGGTTAATATGAACACAACAATTGCAAATGATTATGATGCACGTCGCGCGGGTGAACAAGCATTAGAGCAAATGCTTACAATTGCTCGTAAGTCCGGTACTCGCAGTGCTCAAAGGAGGTAAAAGGAATGAGAGATTATGGATATGTAAATGGGAACGTTATAGACGTTCCCAATTATTCAGATACAAAATATACGCAAGTATATATGGCAACACATAAAGGGGAAGGCGCGGCATCGCGCCTTCCCTTCATGGAGCGTTCATTTATAAGCTTTACTTTTGGTGGAAAAAGTATAGAAGACTTTAATTTAATTGCTACTATTAGCGGCGATAGGATGGAACGTTCAGGATATTCTACTTTTGAAGATTTAACATCAGAATACGAAGTACTGGATGGCCATTTTTATTGGGGCACACATTATACTAATCATGAACTGACATTTGATTTAGCTACTGACGCGATTACATAGAATGAGTTAGATCATTTTTTACATTGGTTTCAACCAGGTAAAATTCGTGAATTAATATTATCTGAGCATCCAAATCGCGCGATTGAAGCGCGCGTTAGCGCGGCGCCAGAATTACATTTACTTCCTTTTGAAGAAAAAGTTACTAAAAAAATTGGTGATTAGGAATATAAAACCAGCACTACATTATATAAAGGTGAAATTACTTTAACATTTGTAATGGAAGAGCCATATTGGTATTCAAAGATAAATATTTTTGGTTATTATAATAAAGATACTGGCGTTTTTCATGATGTTTGGACAGACGCAAATGGTAAAGAAGTAAGTATTTTTAATGACCCCGATGCTATTAAAATTGCTTTGGAAGATAATATTCCTATTGCTAGTATGATTGATGCTTCTATGTTATTGGGTGATAATACTTTTGCTGATGCAGATACAAGTAAAGATGCGATGACAGCCGATATAGAGATTGATGAAAATATAAAATACATAGAACTTACAGACGAAAATAATGAGAAATATTATGAATTAGATTATGAGAGTATGGGCGGCACGCAGGAAGCAATTGACGCATTAATTCCACCCAATTCTCGTATAGCTATTACAAAATTTGATGGCGGTGAAGAAATTTGGCTTTACGGTGCGCGCTTGTCCGGCGCGGTTATGAGTGAAAGTTCAGGCATAGAAAATTTTGCTGAAAATGAAAGCCAATATTTTTATTATGCTGGTAATGCTCCATCTCATCCTACAATTGAATTTACTTTAACTCCTACATTTGATGAGAATGGCTATATAAATAGTCCTAAAAATAGTTATGTCGAAGGAACGCCATATAATACAATTACGTTTGAAAGTTTAACTAAGAAAGAACTTCAATTCACTACTCCAAGCGCATATACAGGATATAATCAAGCAATTAAGATTTTCCAAGATGCGGCGCCGACCGCGGCATGGGTCGATGTTCGCAAATTAATTCGTGATTATGTTAATCATCCCGCCGCGCGCGCATGGGCGAATAAGGTTATAGATAGTTTTGAAGAATTAACCGTCAGTCATTTAAATGGATATGCAGTAAATCGTATGAAGTATTTCTTACTCAATGAAAAAGGGCTGCCATTAAGTGCTACATTTGAAATAGATAGTAAGACTGGCCGTGCGATAGGTAAAATCTAGTATCGTGTTGCTGATGAAACTGAAATTACAGATTGGGCCACGTATGCAGTTCTTAAAGATGAAAATGAAGGAGTTGCAGACCCATATTATTAGATGGCTCATGAAGAAGATGTTGGAGATATGATACGCTCTAATTACTTAATTATAGAAGATTAGAACTAGCCAACGGCTGATGGTCATATTGTTGCGTGGAGCGGCGAAAATGAAGAGAATAGGTTACACGCTCACGTGATACGACATGACGTAGTTAATGGTTTACATAACGTATTTATTAAATATAATAATATGTATCTATAATGAGTAAAAGGAGGACTACTATGGTAAGCAAAAAATAGATTTTATTAAATGGTGAAAATGTTGCTGTCCGTAGTTATGAGGTTTCTGTTTGGTCCCTTCAAGACAGTTTTATAACTGTCTTGAAGTGGGCCTAGATAGATAATAAAGGATAGATTCAATAGCCCGAATTGACTATTGATGTGGATGGCACAGAAGAATTTACTTTTACTATTCCAATGTATTTAGCTATCGGCAAGGAAAATCCTATATGGCATAATACATTAAATGGTAATTTAATGATGAACATGCGAAAAATTAAAGTTATATTAAATAAAACTTTAGAGGATGAGCATGTATTTGAGTTTATGATTACAAAAGTAACCGAGCGTCATGAGCGCGATTAGCTTTATTGCGACGTCGCGTGCGAAGGTATGGCTTTCCATGAGCTTGGCAAGATTGGTTATAAAATTGCGTTATCCGCAGATGAGTATTTATTAGAGTATGAAGATTGGTTTGAAAACCGCCAAGATGAAGAAATGCCGCGGCAAACTATTTAGTATTGGAATGAAAAAACTGGTTTCTTACTTCCATATCCAGATGACCCGACAGAAGTTGTACCTAATAAATGGTACTATAAAGTAGAAATGAATTGGAGCGCGTATAATGGCCGCATGACGCGCGATAAGCATAAAGTCTATGAAGATGAATTTGTTGCTTCTTGGGACAACAATTAGAATGGTGCGCTAGTCCCAACCGCGATTGAAGCCATGAAAGAAAAAGAGCGCCCGGTTGATATATAGGATAGTAATATGTATAATATTACTCAAAAAATTGCAGAAACATTCGGCGTATTTTGTCGCTATGAATATGTTTATGATACTAATTATCATATTATCGCGCAATTAGTTATTTATTATAATAATTTTATTGAAGAACAAGACGGTCATATGGATTTAACTTATCCATATCATACTTCTGAAATTACGCGTGAAATGGACAGCACGGAATTAACTACAAAATTATTTATACGCGATTCTGATTATGAATATACAGATAGTGGAAAATTGACAATAATGAGCGCCGATGCTAATAAAAGCCGCGAAGATTATATATTAAATTTTGATTACTTACATAAATTTGATATTATTACAGATGAACAATACGATGCTATCGCTGAGTATGAAATAACGATGCATGATATTAATATAAAATTGGAACGGATAGAACCATAGATTCAAAACTTATAGAATAAAATTACAGATTATGAAGCTAAATTAAAAACAGCAGAAAATGGCGCAGAAGAGGGAGCAGACCAATTAAATTTTGCAAAAGCTCATGTTCCTGCCGTGCGTAATGATGAAGATGGTATTGTTCATATTACTCAAAACGCACCAAAATCTGTTATGGTTTTAACTGATGAAACAGATAATTCATACTATGTAAAAATGCCATTTAATGGCATTGTTCCCGCGACGGTTCAATTATTTGATGGCATAATTGATTATACTAAAACAGAAAAGCAATTGGAAAATGAATATACTGCACTTGTTTTTGGCGGTATTTTAGAGTTTGATAATATTACTGATGACTTAATTAAAATTACCCATTTACCGAAAACAGTAACCAAAAAGGTTATGCATACTACTGTTTCTGATTCAACCGCGGAAGTAGAGACGGTTGATTTAAGTAAAACGCTATGGCTTGTTTGTGATTATATCCCTACTACATATTGGACAAAAGTGCGCGACTATTGGGAATAGCAATGTGCAGATATTGAAAAACAAATAGTTTTGTATCGAGATGAGATATTGCCTGGCTTGCATGAAGATTTAGCCGCCCTTGAAGAATAGTAGCAAGTATTATTAGCAGAGAAGAAGCGGCTGGTTCGTGAATTCGAGGAAATGATGGGCCCCGCGCTTCGTGAAGGATACTGGCAGCCAGAAAATTATTAGGATTATGGGAATAAATTTTATATAGAGAATTTAGCTGAAAATCCAACTGATATTGCTCAGTATCTATTCTGTGATACATAGTATTATGATGGTAATAATAAAATTACTTTTTATGATGGGCCTACTGAGCGAATGTATTTATGTTTTGAAGTTGGTGTATATGACGAAGCCAGTGACGATTATGATACATTTCTTGATAATTTAGAATATATAAAATAGAATTATGATAATTTATATTTTATTTATAATGATATATAGGCATTACAACAAAGTCAAACGCCAGGGCTAACCACAGAATAGAGTGCCTAGTATTAGCGCAATGCGTTCCGCGCAATTCATGTCGGTGGTGAAGATTGTCGATTTGAATTCTTTAAAGCGGCCGGTGATAATATGGTACGCTTAGTTCTAGTAGTAGAAGCTACTAAACATATGTCCGAAGACCAGATGCTATATTTTATAAGCGGTGAAGACAGTAGATGCTGGGTCGGCACCATAGCTATTAACGATAAAGGATATATGCAAAAAGAAGATGGCGGCGTTGCGTTTAAACCTGATAGAATTTATGGCGTATATACGCACACAGACGATATGTCGCCAGCGAATATTGGGTCTATATTATATCCACGTATTATTATTGATTCATTAAATCTAAAAACCGCGGAAGATGTATTAAAAATTAAGTTAAATGACACATTACTAACAGATGTAGAAGATTATACTATACATGTAGAAACTGATTTAAATGATGATATCGAGCACCAGCGGCAAAAATATATGATAGATATTAAGCCACGTGCTTTATTAAAGGCGGGCGTATCGCCGCGGCTTTCAATTAGTTATGAATTATCTAATGCGGCAACATTAATATACTTAGATGCTTTACAAGTGGCAAAAGAAAACTCGGTGCCACAAGTTTCTTATACAGTAAAGTTAAGCATGTATGACCCATATATATTACATAATATATATGAAAAGCTTGCTAAAATTGTACATATTAATGACGTGCCATTAAAGTTTGAAAATATGCAAGGCTATATTTCTCATATTGAAATGCATTTAGATATGCCGTGGGAAGATAGTATTGAAGTTAAAAACTATAAGACAAAGTTTGAAGATTTATTTAGTAATATTGTCGCGCAAACAGATGCGATGCAAAAAAAGAGCCATAATTATGATATTGCCGCGACAGCATTTACACCGACTGGTGCATTATCATCTGATACAGTAATTAAAATGTTAGATGCGAATACGCCAATTTTTAGCACTTATATAGACGATTAGTTGGCAAGTAGTCCAGCATTGAGGGGTATTTTAACAAATATATTTAATGACGCGGGACAAATACTTGGTAGCGCTGGAAATGCACTAAATGATATTCGTTCTATTACTTCACGCAATTCTAGTATTTTAGCTGGATTCCAGCAAGACGCGGTTTATGGGCTATCGTAGGTATAGATAAATGAGAACGGCATTTTTATTGGTTCTGATTAGCGTGTATCGTTATTCTCAGGCGACATTACTACGCCAGATAGTGGCGTGTCTATTGATTTAAGCCCATAGCGATTGTTATTAGGCGCATCATCTGGTAGCAATAGTACCGCCGCGAAATTTACTGACAAATATTTAGTGCTTGCGGCCGGTAATGTTATTGCTGATAGTGAGACACTTGATGAAAATGGAGAAGTTGTTACTGATTTAGATACATTAAATGTTAATGGCACAACCCTCGGCGGATTGGTCGGCGCCAAATTTACAAGTAATTCTATTGGCATGGCTACACTTAATGAATAGGGTACGGTTATTAATTCTATTTTAATGAATGACCGCGGTATTACATTAGGTAGCGGAAAAGTGGATGCGGCTAATAATTAGGATGGCATTAATTTAGATTAGGATACAAATGCTTTGCGACTACTTAATATTACCGGCGCGTCGTATGTGCGTGTTTCTGGTAGCGGTATTGATATTGGTTCTGGTGGAGAATTATATGTTAATACATAGAATGTTGTTATTAATTCTGCTGCTACCACTACTAATTCAATTTTTGAATTAAAGAAAAAAGCAAGCGATTGGACAGCGGAAAATAATAAATATGATACAGCATTATCTTATACTGAAAGTGGTGGATTAACTATTAAAGGTAATATATCCGCGGACAGCCTTGTGGTTGGTGATTAGTCTACTCAAGAACAATCTCTCAGTGATTGGGTTAATGCGAAAGTAACTCCTGAAGCTATTTGGTTGGGAGTTGTAAAACATACTACTGGCGATAACAATGCTACTATTGGACAAGAAACAAGTTTATCTATTACTGATGATAGTTTTTCAATACTTTCTAGTGGTAAATTTAGTGTTAATACCTCTAACGTTATTATTAATACTGATGCTAACGCAGGAGAGTCTATTTTTAAATTAACCGATGGAGATTTATATACTCCGGTTAATTATTTAGATTTGGGTAAAGATAATAATGATAATTTATATGCTAAAATTGCAGGTTGGACATTAGAAGAGCATAAGTTATATAGCGGTAGTGATACTAATTATGTCGCACTTGATAGCGGAACATCAAATGAAGATTATGCAATTTGGGCTGGTGGAGATGCATCTAATACTGCACCATTTGCTGTTTTGCGTAATGGATAGGTTTATTTAAATAAATTAATGGTACTTGATCCAAATAAAGAATTACCCGGTTCTCATGTGCAGAAAGGTAGTGAATGGTTTACTGCCATAGATTTCTCACGTTTAAATTTTAAGCAAGCCGTTTCGGTAAATGGCAGCTGGAGCGGCAGTAATTTTAATGTCAGAGTAAGTTTATGGGGCGTATTAAATAAATCAGTGAATATGTCGGCTGGTGTAACTATTGGAGAAGTAACAAGTCCAGGATACTTAGGCCATTCTATATTACTTAATATAAAATTAACATAGTCAATAAATGGCAGTGAAAAAAGTGAATATAGAGATATTGGAACAGTTAGTGTACCTGACAGCTATAAAAATTATGTGTGGGGGTTAGCTGCTGGTAAGGTATCATATACTTCTGGAGATACATCAGTTACTGTACCCGTGTCAGGAATGGGCAACACTGGGTCTGTTGATATTACTCCAACTTATGATGCAGGCTATAATGCTGGATATAAGTCTGGTTGGAATGGAGCATTAGATAAGTGCACTGCTCATGAATGTTATACTGGCGGTGATTATTATAGTACATTATGGAAAGCTCCGTAGGTTGACGCACCATCTGTATCAAATTGTCGGGTTGGTCAATCTAAAAAAACTTATTATAGCCTACCAGGTAAAATAAAATAAAAAAACGGCCCTCTCTTTTCAGAGAGGGCCCTTTATTTTTTTACTCTTCAATAAATGCTTCCAAATTAATAATCTGCGCGGGAGTAAAATCTGCATCACCGAAATCATCAATACTAATCTTTTCCGCATTAATTTCAACTTCGGTATTTAATAGTTCTTCAAGTTTCTGATAGAACTCATTTAGTCTTTCTGGTTCAAGAGTAACATTACCGTTCTCATCACTCTTCATTTCACCAGTCTCGGCGTCTTTCTGCGCATAATCCTTAATTAGGTCCATGCGCTTTTCATTGAACAAGGTGAACTCTTTTTCAAGCTCACGTAAAAGTCTTGCAACCCTAAACGCAGCGCGGCCTTTAAGGCTCTTTGTAGACAAATCGCGCATAATATCTGCGCTTTCAACAATGTTTCTTAAATAAGTATTAATCATATTAATCTTCTCCCCATTGCACTGTATTTATTTTAATTTTATTGGCAAAATATTTCCCAATACATATGGCATCTGCTTCGTCTTGTGTGCAATTCTAATTATACCACATTTTAACTTTATCTTGTGCTAGTTTCTTTTTATTTTCGCGGTGCTAGTCGCCTTCGTTGATACCACAATATTTGCGCCATTCGGAGGCATAAACCAAATCATGGTCTATACTTGCTTCAAATAAAGTATCAAGTAAAACGCCCTATAAATTAGCAAGCACTTGAAATGTTTTTACCTGCGCCTATGAAGCGCTTGGACCAAACTTCTATAATTGAATATTTTCTATTCCTACAAAATCTGGTTCCCATGCTTCAAGCGCGGCTTTAAGCCAATTCTTGACCGCGTTAATTCTTTCCTCGGTTGGTAATGTACTATCGGGGCTATATGTTCCATAAGAAACTAGCTAACGATTATCATATATTGAGTATCCAGTTGTACCTGTCGCGGCATCTAATCCTAATACTCGTTCTGTGTCAATCTTTTTGATTGGCACCTTATTTTTTTTGATTTTATATGGGTCACCAGCCATACACTATTCGCATAGCATATGTTTACGCCACTGCCCATATGTTTGCTTTTGTAAATGCCCTTCTGGGCATTTCATTTCCAATTCTGTATTTAAGTTTTTATATTCGGTGCTAATCAGCGTCCAATTGTTTTCAGCCAAATGATTAGCAACTGAATAAATATTTATAGGCATTACTTTCCGCTACTACCGAAACCGCCTTCGTTACGTTCTGTCGCTGGTAGAATATCAACAACCTGTGGCTTAAAATGATAAGCAGGCATGACGATTAGCTGCGCGATGCGGTCTCCGGCATTAATTATATAGTCAGAATCAGAAATGTTATCATATAGAATACCAAGTTCGCCGCGATAGTCGCTATCAATTACGCCGATGCTATTGCTTAGACGCAGTGGCGTTTTTGCGCCAATAGAAGAGCGTGGCACAATATATGCAGTCCAATTTTCTGGTAGAGCAATCCGTACACCAGTTTTAATCTTATTACCAATAGAATGCGCGGGAACAACTACTGTTTCGGCCGCATATAGGTCAGCGCCGGTGTCTGTATCATGTGCATAAGTTGGAACATGAGCTTCTTTTTCAAGCGCGATAGGAAGTTCAAAATCATATGCATGATAATGTTCAATTACTTCTTTAAATAGTTCTGTAATTGGGTCAAAAATTGCATGTAGCAGCGTGCTTTTATTTGCTGAGGGTTGAAGAGTATCAAACACATCCTGTACATCATGCTCTAAATTGGCAAGATACTCATGCGCGCCAGCCTTAGTTAAACCACGAGCTTCTAGACTAGTGACAAGTTCTTTCTTAGAAGTTTCAATTATTTCAGGAGAATACATGCTATTAATTGTATCACGTAGATTTTCCGCAACTTGCGGAGTTAGCAGACGTTCATCAAAGTTCATAATCTGTGTAATTACTTCCATTAGAGGATCTAATGTTTTGTTTTCTCCTAAAATATCAGCTAATTCATTTATATCCATTTTATATTACCTCACTCATTGAATGTTTTTTCTAGTGAAACTACTGCCCAGCTATCAATAATTTCTCCCTTAGATTTCTTGGTCTTAATAGCGTATCCTGCCTTGGTAAGCGTATAGCCATATTGAAGCTGGTCATCTTTCGCGGTTGTAATCATATCGTTTGCTTCTTCTTCCGTGTCAACGCGGTAAACATCAGTTGTTTTCAGTAGTTGTCTCGCCATTTTCTTCTCTCTCCCTTTTTTCATTTAGTATTCTTAATTTTTGAATTAAATCAATGTAGTTTAATTTTTCCGCGGTATCCGCAATTGCGTTTATGTCTTGTCTATTTTTCTTGCCAACTTTTTTAGCAAGCGCGCGACGCTGCGCGCGATTTAACGGGGCGGTATTTGCTTTAATTTTTTTAGTTGTAAACTCTGTAATTTTATTTAGAATCTCATCGGTAGTTTCCGCGCCGATAAGACCTGTTGCTTCTTCTTCGCTGATGCCCTAAATATCTGCGAAGCGTTTTATTAATTCTTGTGGAGTTAAATCTTTATTCGCCATATATTACCTCTAAAAGTGAAAGTATTGTATCATATTCTTCTTTGTTATGTAGAGTGATTAAAGTAAATAAGTAGGGGCTATCATTTGCGATAAATGGAATTTCTACTTTTGCTATTTGCTCTTCTAAAATAGGGAACCAATATGGTTTATCATTTATTATTTCATTCGTCACTTTCATTTCTCCAATTAATCCATATATTAATATATATTTATCATTATCTGTTTGAGCTAGTCCTGCAAAATATTTACTATTACCATGAAACTTTATAATTTTTGTTATTGTCATACTTAACCGCCCTCTTTCCTATTATATCCAAATTCTTGTGTTTTAAAGAAATTAATATAATACTTTTCTAATTCTCCAAGCTAATCTTTATCACAATATATTATGTATTCTATTGACCAATTCCATAGCCCTTCTTTAAGTAAGGCATGATGCACGGTCTAATCAGCAATTGATTGTATTCCAACGGCGCTTTTGAAATGGTCTTGTAAACGCTTTTTAATATTTGTGCTTTTTCCTATATATGGTTTACCAGTATTTATATTTGTTATTTTATAAATACCAGGTTTATCTTCAATACCAACGCGCTTGAAAGTATCATCCATATATGGCTTTACATATTCTGCCCAAACTAATTTACTAATTATGTCTGGGTGTTGAACTTTTTCTGCGACGTCAGTTAATAAGAAATTTATATCATTATGATACTCTTCCGGAATTTGTATTGTATAAAATAACTTTTCTTGTTGTTCTTTATCATATTGTTGAAGTGGTCCAAGAAGTGCTTTAAATTTTTCTTCTTCCTAATTATAATTATTTTGAAGAATTTCAATTTTGTTATCAATATCTTTTTGAACCTACTATAAGTTTGCTTCTAGCTACGCGGCTTCCTACTTA